CATGCTCTTCATCCCCATTATCATATATCTCATCATCCGGGATAAGGTTAGCATAGGCCATTGTACGAGCAGCCACATCTTTTGGCAAGTTTGCCATAATACAACCATAGGAATAAGCTTCTATCTTTTTCATTCAACAGCCCTTTCAATCAAACAGTATCAAATTCATAAGTGTCACGGCTTACCGGGTCTTCCCAATAACCACCAAAAACATTGCTATTCTTCTTAACCCAATCAAAACCTTGCGCCTGCGCCCATCGGTTAAGAGTTGCCAACGAACCCTTCTTAATTGCCTTACGTTGACTATCACTTGTACCAAAACGATGATAAAGAACAAAACGAGCAGCAACCTTGTTCAGAGAGGCATGTCTCCCCTTACTTTGAGCCTTCATCTCCAACGTAAGAGCCCGAATAGCATTCTCCACAATAGGTCTTTCCTCATCACTACTAATCATCTTAAGGTTCTGCTCTAATCCTCGAATAGCATAACGCAAATGGTCTTCGTGAACATCTCTAAAATTCCTATCAATCAAATCTTCCAGGGTTGTTAGAGTATCATAGGAAACACGAACATCTACCCCATCCAAATCCTCATATATTTTTCGCCAATTTATCTTCCCAGAAATTCTCAATCTAGAAGCAATCTCATTAAGGTCTTTAGGACCTCTCGGATTGCCACCTAAAACCTTATTCACAACGCCAGAATCATAAGCAGTTAACATTGCCTTCATATCTTTCAGAGAAAGCCTACGCTTCTTTGCCCAGTCACGCCACATATCCCATAGCTTACTCTCGTATTTTGAATTAATAGGAGTGCCGAAATATTGAGACATCAACTTCGCATATTTGCTATCGTTAGGATACTCTTCATTGAAAAGGCCCCTAATCGTACCTCCCGCGATACGGTCTGCCATGACAATCTTGTCAGATATTAACTCAATCCTATCATCCATCACTTTAAACCTCGAAAACTTTATCTAGTCCATACATTCTGAAATTATTCTTGTCTTTATTGGAAAAATAACGATAAGGAGTCACAATCACCCTTCCCATCGTAATAGTGTCTTCTGCCTCTAAGGCACTTTCCATGGCACTCCTATCAGTCGTACCTCTAGCTTTATTGAGTTTATCAACAAAATAAGCACTCCAATTGCTTTGGTCACTTATCATGACCAAAGTATCTTTATTCAGAGCCACCCTGGAGTAATCAGCAATCCGGTCAATCATTGAAGCCTCTGTAGAAGGCTTCAAAGTCTCATCTGTATGAGAAGGCTCTCCCTCAACAGGAACCTCCTCCTTAACATCTGTAACCGCAGCGACATAACCCAATTCTTTCTCAAATTCGACACGACTAATTTGATACTCGCCTGCTCGAATTTGAGAAGCACAAACGGGACAATATTCTTCCATCTCATCCGCACTTACAAAATTCGATTCTACAATCTTATTGGCAATTTTTTCAATATTCATAACTGTTTTCCTATTCAAATCTTTATCTACTAAACAAAAATAAAAAAATAATCAACCCCAAACAGTCACAACCTTGGCATCCGCAGGGTTTTTTGTCATATCGTAATCAACCACCATAGTACCCAATCCAGGCTCTTTGAACTTAACTTTCTTCCTGTCAGGCTTCGGCAACTTCGTTCTTAACCGCTCAGTTACCAACCGATTAACCATCTCAGGGTTAACATCTCTCAAATCGCTCCGATACTCAGCATGATTACTCCAATCAATATCCAATTTCTTCCTCTTACTCAAAGAAACGTCATCTCCATAATCCACATCTCGATATATCTTACTCGAATCCGAAAGACTTAAATCCTTCGATTCATCTTTGGTCTTGTAATATTCCACCACCTTATTAATCAACGACTTCGCCAACTCATCATCTCGAATCTTACGAACTATCTTATTCAAAACATCTTTCACATTGGCTTCTCGGCAAGATGCTGATTTCAACGACCCCTTAACTGTCTTCAAAGCTTCCACTATTTCCTTCTGAACTCCTATTTCTTCCTCAGAGGCATCCTTGGTCTCCATGGCTTTCAATTGCTTAGTCTCTTCCTTGTAAATCGAATTTATAAGCAACCTAGCCTTGTCTTCACCAATTTCCCCAATCAACATGGCAACAGCCTTCATTAAATCCTCAGGAGAACCGTTGCCACTTAAAAGGGCATTTATGGCATCCTCCAACATCTGTAACGCTTCTTGAACCGCATCATTATTTAATAAACGGTCTATTTCCTTCTCCTTCTCGTCATTCTCTCCATCACCAGGGCGGTCATCCGTCCACTTCTGAGAACCCGTGCTATAAGTAATACGCCAGTCATTTCGGCTTCCAGGGGCGGTCTTTTCTACCTCTTCTGCCTTGGCCTCCTTCTGCTTCTTGGTCAAACCACGAGGGACCTCCTCAGGAGAAGGCAAATAGGAACTATCATCCCCACTTGATTCGGGGAAAATATCAGCTCCTCTTAATCTTCTACCAATTTTTAACATCAATGAACCCGACTCATTAAAAAACTCCTGCATGATAAGCATCCAAAACCTTTTCAGCTTCAGCTTGGCTCTCATATTCCTGTGGCCACAACTTACCTGTCTTCCCCGACATGATGCGCCACGCTCCTCCAATACTACGGATACAGCCCTTAGGCCCACACTTATCCCCCTCGGCGGCTACCAAATCTTTAGCAACCATTAATAATTCTTGTGCTATACGAACCTTATTCATTTTCATTTTCATTTTCCTTTTATTAAATCCCAATCTCACAACTTGGAATCCTATCTAATAATCTATTAAGCTGAACCATATCAGCTTTCTCTTTAATCAACTTTTCCTGTCCCTCGAAAACACACTTCTTCTTGTGCTTTATTTTCGCTTCATATTTATTTTTGATTAAATTGAATTTAGATAATCATAATTCTTAAACAAATGAGGACACTTATCTCCAACAATTTTTGATTCTGAATATTTTGATAGAATCAATTTGTAATAATTTAAGTATTGTTCTGAATCTGCCATAATATTGGTTTCACTGGCATCAAATAAATTGAAACGCTTTTCATTAAAATGCCCCTTACTAAGAACATTTTTATTGTACAATCTTTTAAACCGCTCCATCCCCAAGCTAATTTCAGGATGGCTAGATATCAGTTCAGTAAGTATGCTAGTACCTGAACGACCCGCCCCGGCAATAAATAGATATCTCACAATCTGACCTCATAACATATAAGCATTAACTTCATAATTCCCTGAGTCCATCTTATGCCATTGAACTTGTAAAGATGCGTTCTTGACGGTACCTCCATTATAGGCAAGCCCAATTGAAGCCCGACCATCTCTTCCCGTAAGGAATCCACTCCAGTAAGTACCATCATCATCTATGGGAGTAACCTTATGCTTTTCAAGAATTCCAAACATCTTCTTCAATGGAACCTCTCTAAAATAACTATTTGAAAGAAACTTACTCATATCACCACTTATCTTCCGACGAACCCCACTCGGTAATGTTATCTCGAAATCCCCCACCAAAATAGAGGTAGATATCCTCAATACCTCTTTAGCAATTTTTCTCATCATAACTCCTTAATTAACTGAGGAATAATCTCCTCAATTTTATCATTTTCGATATCTTCATCAAAAAAAAGCCTCATGCCAGATACAACCCTGTATTTCTCATGCCTGTCCTTATTAACCAACAATAACGAATCCTTAGATTTTCGAGCCCGTATCATAGTAGAAGTCTCCTCCTCAATGTAATAAACCTCAATATCAAACCCATCACCATCCACGCTAATGACATATACATTGTTCATAATAAATCAGGAGATTAAATCCTTAGCTATTTTCAATATTTCACTTGCTATCAAATCCTCATCTCGCAAACCATCTCCTACCATCACTTTCGCTAATTTCGCCCCAGAGGTAACAATGAATTTACTTTTAAGCTGTCGAAGACCATCCTCATCAACAATCGTTGTATTGCTATTCGCAACCTTCGATGCTGCTGACCTAGATTTTGCGATACCCCTAACAGATATCCCAATTCCATCTTTCTCTACAATATAAAAACTCATCTTTTCAAATATCTCCAAAATCGTTTCTACCTTTTAGGTAATTATAAAATAAATATCACCACAAAATGAAGTATTTTTGATGCGTTTTACACATCTTTACATATAGCGACTCTTGAAGGGTATACATAAATCATTAAAAATAAGACATATACGTCTATATTTTTACTTTTTGGAGTGTAATGCAAATTCTATAATCTGAAATGCATATTCTAATTGTATAATAACCTCATGGGCAACTTCTCTAAAATAAAACAAACTGAAAAACGTATTCGAGATAGCAAAATATACGATGACTGGGTAAAACGGAATATCGGTATTGGATGCCTGTCATGCGATACTAACGAAAACTTGGAATGTCATCACATCGTTACCCTTTATCACATCCTTCAGGGATTGTGGGGACTATATGGGGACTGGGAATCAGTATTCCAACATGCTCTTTCCATTCACCAGGAAGATAAAGTCGAACATTGTACCTTATGCACTGAATGCCACCAGAAAATACACCCCTACCAGAAAACCTCTAATCCCGAAAGTATCCACATTGCTAATTGGACGACATTCCCAAGAAATCTAGATATCCAATTTGCCCACGGCACTAAGACCACAAAAGAAGGATATTTTGGACTCATCAGCTTTCAAACCATTCTTGGTCTTGGGTGGTACATACTTAATGGACACCTTGACTCAAAAATCATCAATTTTAACAGCAGACGCTTTGCGGAGTTGTTGGGGAAAACCCCAGGAAGTGCCTTCAATAAAAGCCTCGATAAATCAATGGGGAACCTCTATCTCAAGGAATTCATCCTTTCTTACCACCGAGAAAAAAATGATGTAGAAATCCATATGTCGCCCGATTATCTTGCAGCCCTCTTAGATAATCCTTGGTTCTTTACTATGGATGATGTTGTAACCCCTAAAATGACGACCCTCACTCTGAAATGGTGGTTATCTTTCCAGAGCAATAAAAAGATTTACAAAATTGGAGACAAAAAATTGTTTACCCACCTCGGACTCCCAACCAATCGTAAAACATATTCAAGAGAATTAATAAGGAAAGCCACAAAAGAGATAAAATGGGCATCAGTAAGTTTTAATAAGGTCTTCATCTTTCAAATAAGAAAAAGAGGAGCAACCCCCATTCACTCCCTGAGAGACATTTTGGAAGACTCAATCAATCAAGATTGAAATTCGGTCTTTCTTTTACAACCTTCTTGACCGTCTCAACTTGGTACTTCACCCATGAATCCAAATCATTGCCATTTAAGACATCATAAATAGCCAATCCCATATATGCCATTGCACAGGCATCTGCCTGGTTGTCATCAGCCGCCTCAATGTGCCACTTCTTAAATACTTCCCTCACCACGATACTCTTATCACAATTTCCTTTCCCGGTCGCAAACTTCTTTATCTGATTAGCTGTAGGAATATAAAAAGAATAGCCATTCTCATATAATGCTAATCGCATGGTCGTCCCTAACATTACCAAACGCATTGCCGACCCCATCTGCAATTTTGACTGAGGAATATAAAAATCTTCCAAGCCAATCACAGATACCTTATCTGGCTCTGGCAAGCGGTCCATCACCGAATCAACAATATATCGAATCCGTAGCAACTCATTTGCACAAGTTTTTGGAGTGGTCTTAATTGTCTTAATATCAAAAGTATCTTCATTCTTTAAGAAAAAACCAGTTCCAGAATAGGACATATCTAAGCCTGCAACTATTACCCTATTTGTACCTGTATTATTTACATCCTCAACTGCTCTTCTTTCTACCATAACCTTTCCTTTTCATTCTAGCCTTAATTCCTTCCCTGGATGCATCACATTGACTGTAATAAGGACACCAAGGACATAAGCCGGATGGGGAAGGCTGAGGGTCTATTATAGACTCTATCTCATTGCCAACCTCAACAAGCCTTTCCTCAGTCCTCTTAGCATCCTCAAGCGTAAGGCTCACTCTTTGAACATAATGTCTTAAAACCCAAAATGATACCATAACCACACCAGTAACATCGGGATACATCCTACGAACTGCAAAATTATAAATATGAGCCTGCCAATTATCTGCCAATTCAGGCTCACTAAATGCCGCCTTCTGGGTCTTCAAATCCTTTATATCAAACCCATCTCCCATCCAATCCAACCTGTCAATGAATCCCTTAACCGACATACCATTTGGCAACAATTCATTAAACTCAATTTCTTCTCCCACCAACTTATCAATCTTCCTAAAATAGCCCCACTCAGAGACATTATCGAGCAGTTCTTCCATCAGTATGCGCAAATCACCTTGAACTTTATACTTCTTCATTACAGCCGATGTCAAATCTTTTGGATTCCACAGCTTTGGATGAAGTCCAAGCCTTCTGGCTCTCGTAGATATCTCTGAGGCTTTATGAACAGCAGAGCCCATCACCGTCAACGGATGAGCTTCCGATTTCAATCCTAAGTCATAAGTAGCATGATACTTTAAATGACACTGCTTGTAGGTTTTAATTCTAGATGCTGATAAATGCTCAACCTTCATTTATACCCAAGAGGGTCTCAGCCTCCAAAACATTCTTCTCAGCAAGTTCATCTAATTCTTTAATCATGCCAGGAAGTTCCTTTACCTCACAACCAAATTTCTCATTACACTCAGCCTTAATATCTTTCAATTGCTTCTTAATGGCATCCAATTCGCCCGTCAAACGAGAACGCTTCTGGCCTTCCTCCTCTGCTTTCTTTTTAGCAGCCTTCAGTCGCTTAATTTTGTCTTCAATATCGCTCATTTCCTCTCCTCTGGATAGTCACCATACATTGTCCCATCCAATAGTGGCCTTAAGTAGGAAGACTCAATAGACCTCAATTCTTTCTTTTTTCCGTGTTTGCACGTATCACACTTCAAAGGGCAGTCTCCCATGAATGCATTAAAATCATTATCAGAAACACCATCACCAGCTTTAATCAACTGTACCCCATCGCATCCAATCTTCTTATTCTCGCAATAAAGAACTTGGAACGGAATGTAATCAAACTGCTCCTCCTCTGGGGCAAACATTGCTATCTTACTTTTAGGAATACGAAATACCTTTCCCTTTTTATCAGTAGATGACTTTACATAAACCAATGATTTCTCATTCCTTAACACCTCTCCGGTAAACGGACGAGGAACACCATCAATAATAAAGGTTACCTCTCTTCCAATATATTCTTCCATCTTTAACTCCTTTAACTCCTTTCGGTTAAGCACTCATGCGACTCAATACTACCATCACATAAAGGACAAACATCAAATGCATCTCGCTCTTCAATAGCCTCAGCCAATCTGACCTCGCATGCTGCTAGCTTTTCTTCCTTTAATTCTATACTTGAAATAAGCTCATTATAAGATTTTAATACATTATTCATCCCTGAGTCCTTGGCAATGACTATAGATGCCTCATCCAATAAACCAATTACCACATCAGAATCAGGAATCGACTCCAATTCTTCCTTCTTCGCTCTTCCCGTACCAGCGATAGCCCGATAACCCGATAGCATCATCATCTTACCATCCATCTCCTTAAACAACTCATCCACTCCATTTAATAGCCCCATGGCCGAATCCACATCCATCATCTGGTCAATTTCGAACTCAATCCTCTCCCTACTCTGGTCTGATTCAAAAAATCTGCGGTAAACATCTGCCATGCTCACCAATGAATGGATATTATCATCAGACATCCCAATAAGCCTCTCCACTTTCTCAGTATCGGGAACTTCAGACAATTTCTCCTCAATTTCTTTCTTGGATAAAACTGCCTCCTTTGCCCTTAAAACCACACCCTCTATATCCCTCTTCACCTCCTTGCACTCAAGACGTTCTTCTTTCAACTCTTGAACTTTATCTAAAATTACTCTTTCCTTCTTTAATCCATCCTCATCATGCATCTCAGAAATTATTTTTTCAATACGCTCCTCATTCTCTCGAATATCAGTACCCTGCCGATGGCGGTCTAAACTCACAGATTTAATCAAACCCTCAATCCCGGACAACCCACTTATCTCATCAACCACTTGGGCTCTAATACTCCCTGATGCCTTCTTGTCGCCAAGACCCCTCAGCATAAAATGGCTTTCTTCTTGATTCATAATATTGACAGGGACCTCAACATCACCCAAGCCTATCATTCCAAAACCTAAAACCTCGCCAACCAAATCAGGAACCGCATTCTTGCCAATCTTTTTGAAAGTAACAGTCTTCGAAACCTCTGGATTCCCACATGAAGGACAATCAACCTTTTCCATGGAATTCCAGATATTCTCACAAGAGGTGCAAAACCAGACACCCCTACGCCTGATGTCCCAAATATTGTCTTTCCCCCTGGTTACTCTGACCGCTCCCTTATCTGTCGTAATCGTCACCTCACAGTTTTTACAGCCAGTACGAACAGAGGAAGGGTCGAAATCATTATAAGCCACAAGCTTAATAGCTCGAACAATAGCCGTTTTACCCGAATTGGATATTCCGCAAATCAAGGTTAAACGTTCTGATAACCCCTCAATGACAGAATGCTTATGGCTTTCAAAATTCTTAAGTTCTATACGCTTTATCATACATACATTATACCTGAATAAAGCAATTCTTAATTCCTAAAGGGCTATTTTATCACGTCAATCTCGCCGACCATAATCGGAGATTTATTACCCTCATCGCCCTCACGAGCTAAAAATACAAATTTAACATAGCGGTAACGTGCCTTGTTCAAAGCGTCTATCTTCACCCAACCCGTCTTATTTTCAACCTCAACATCTTGACCTGCCAAGACCCAAGGACCCTTATCGCTCATAGAGCCGTATGCCATTACTGCTAAAGGTGCTTTAACTCCTTTTATCGAATGAAGATAAACTTTGAATTCAGACACTGTGTAAGCTACTATCAGTGGAGCTCGTGGCTCAGAGGATGCTTGGGTCTTCAAGTTAATAACCACCTCAACCTTAGATTTCCCTGTCCATTTATGAGCATCTTCTGTATTCCCATTAGTAAGCTCACCATCATCTCTTATTCGAGGACTCAATGAATACGTACAGCCATATGCCAAAGAATTTATTGGAGTATTCAAAATATTCTTGTCAGGGGAAGCTCCATAGGCTGATGTATACAATTTCCGTTCTGCCATACGCAAATTGGTAGCAAACTTCTCTTTCTGCGCATCTGTTAAATCATCCCTTTTGCTCTTCTCTAACTTATCTGCCTCTTTCCCCATTCTATAAGCATGGGTCATGATAATCGCAATATCAGGGCGTAACCGGAAAAGAGCCCTCATCGCCTCCTCGCCTTGCTTCGGTTGCCTGCCAGTATATTCATTCAACAATAAAATCTTCTGATAATAAAACACAGGATTGCTTTTAGCATCTATCTCATCGTTATCCTTATTCTTTTTCTCCAAGGCTCTGGCTATCCGCAATAACATACTGGCAAAACTACTTGCCTCCTCCTCAATCATCTCATTATTCAATCCACGCTTCTTGTAATTACGAATTATCTTCTCACGATATATCATCGCATCAAAATAATGTCCCGTCTTCTCCAAGGTGTGGCTATACTTTGTGTTAAAATCCTCGTAGGTCTTGAATGCACCACGCTTAACCAAAGAAGCAAAAATCTTTCTAGCTTCTTCATACTTCACCAGAGCAGATTTATCTTTCCCCTCTTTATCCAATTTTCGTGCCTTTTCATAGAGATACTTTCCATTCCTGTAATCAGTTACGTCACCGGCGGAAACAACAAAACACAAACAAATAAATATCAATATCAATCTCATCATATTACTCCTCTTCAATATTTTCATCAACATTATAATAACGGTCAAGGGCTACCTTCAACTTGTCCATATCCGAAATTTCCACAACCTGCTCAGCATATCTGCGCACCTTGCGCTGAATTTTATCCTTCATTTCAGGAGCAAAATTAGCATGGCACCGAAGCCGACAAACCACATGAGACAAGAAAGGAGCATCAAACCCACTAAACCCCATCCCATTCTGCTCTACACTCACTCCGCTCGTTTTCTCAGATAAAGTCTGAAACTCATAAAGCCTCAATAATGCCTGAGATGTCCAGTTCCAATCATACCGAAGCCGGAGCCTCATATAAGATACTATCTGCTTTCTAGTGTAGCCCTCTATCTTTTGTAGCTTTCTGTACATTTTAACCTCAATATGTCATTAGATTCATTACTCTATAGCATTTTCACGGGCAAATTACGGAATTTTACAAAAAAATAACCCAAGTCAAAAGACTTGGGCTTCATAAATTATTAAAAATCTTAAGATTCACCGAAAATTGGAGGGCTAGCACCCTCTGGGAAGCCCTCTGGCCTGGGTTCATTCTTTCGATGCCAAATTAGCTCTTTCCCTTTCGTAGTCTTAAACCAATCAATAATGATAATTCTATTGGGCAAATCGGTATGAACCTCATCATGACAGGCCCCACAGATAAAGACAATATTCCACAAATGATTGGCATTTCTTACCTCACGCCCATGAATATGATGCTCAACAAGTATGCCAACTCGATTACAAATTGGACATGCCATTCCGCCGGAGCGATTTGCCTTTCTTATAGCTCTCTTGCTCATCCTGTCAATCCTTCATTTGAAGGATATCCGAGTATTAAAATATTATTACGAATTAAGCATCTCAACATATCTCTTTGAACCTAATTGTGACAAGCTATAAGCCTTTAAAGGATGGTCTAAATGATAAATCACTGACTTCATTACCCATTCCACTTTACCACCCTTCTCCAAACAACGCCTTACCAAGTTATTCTCCTCTCCGCCCCATCCTACATCAAATCCCTCATCATACCCTCCAATCTTATCAAACAGAGCAACGGGAACACTCACATTGCCTCCCCATACTCCGATAGGGTCTTTGTTTGGGTCTACCGATGCAATGTAAGAAACATTTGTTTTCGTAGAAGGATTCGTTGTCGCCAAGTCTTCTAAAACGCCCCACTCTCTTACCATCTGAATATCAACATCATGAGAATATGGCTCCTTAATGCCTTTGAAAACGCCACCACCAACAGTGTTGCTATCCAACATTCCATGAGACATAATCGAAGAAGGGCAATGCACTTGGTCGCCATTTGTAAAAAGTATCCTTCTTCCTTTTGCATGCTGAGCGGCTAAATTATTCAACGAGGCCAGACGATACCAAGTATGTTTCCTCGTAATATATCTCACGGGAAAAGGATATCGGTCGCCTACTTCATCCAACCATTCCAAGGTACCATCAGTCGAACCATCATCTGCAATAATGACCTCCAAAGGCAAATCCTCTTGGAAATACATTGCCTCAAGAGCCATCTCTAGAGTTTTTTTTTGATTGTAACTACTCATCACCACAGATACTCCATTTTCATTAGAAGACTTATCGACCGCTACCTTAATATTCCAAAACTTAGGATGATGAGCTCTTATCTTATCCAACAACCTCCAATAATTCTTGGGCTCTTGAACATATGGAGTCATTCTGCCATCATGTGTATCATCAACCAACACATAGACTCCTCGGCACTTTTCAAACTTCACTCCATGTTCAATACAGGCTATCCAAAAATCCCAATCCTCATAACCTTCACGCAATTCCTCCCAGTAACCTCCTACCTTCTCCCAGGTAGATTTCCGTATCATTGCGCAAGAAGCTATAGTATTCTCTGCCTTCAATCTCGTTAAATCTAGCGAGAAATTAGTCATGCTCCCATCAGACATCTTCTTCAAATCCAAATAAACTACCCCAATATCATCACTCATCCGAGAAAGGCACTTCTCTAAGACATCTGATGCTCCTAACGAATCATCAGCATCCAAGGTGAAAATAATATCACAGTTAGAATTCTTAAAACCTGTATTTCGAGCTCCCGGCAACCCCTTATTATCTTGCTCCACATAAACAATATCTGGATGGTCTTTTAACAACTCCATACAAATAGACTTTGTATCATCAGGACTATCGTCATTCACAATGACAATCTCAGCCTTAATTGTTTGATTTAAAACGCTCCCTACTGCTCTTTTCAAATACTGCCCCTGATTATAACATGGGATAACCACACTTACCTTGGCATTTCCCCCCGTCACAAGAGTTTCGGGGAAAAGAATATCCTTCAACCAATAATCTAAATCCGAAGAAGAGACAGGAATCTGTCTGTCCGCCATGGCTGCTAAGGTCTTTTGCCATTCTTCCGCATGAGCCCTCAAATACCCATCACCAATTACTTCAACAGGAACACCCATTAAGGCGGCCTCATAAAGGCAAGTCGTGGTTAAACAATAAACCAAGCTCGCATCCTGAGCGTAGTCTAAAAAAGAACCTGAGTCAATAAATTCAGCAGTGGTGGTAGTATAGGTGTGCATGTCTATAGGATGCTTCTTGACGATAATCCTCTCACCCTTAAACCTTTCCTCAACGTGGTCAATAAATGACTGCATCTTCTGAAACGGAGAGTGTTGAATAATATTGGTATCCCATTCTAACTGCAAAGGAACCAAAATATACTTGCCTGGATAATTCCATTTTCGACTACCAATATGTTTATCTCGAATATCTTTCAACTTATCAAACTGAGCATCTCCAACCCAACTTAAATCATCTCGCATTAAACTGGATGAAGCATTTATTCCCTCATTATCAAAATACCAATACTTCTTTTGAGGGAACCATGCGCATTCACAAATATGATACTTAATTCCCTTCTCCTCACAAATCCTGCGAAGAGGCAAATAAGCATCCTCCGTCCCATTCCACATAAATACATGATGATAGCCAGCAACAGTCGATTCCCAATATTCATCCTTATGAACACCCATTATAGCGACTGGCTCTAAACCCTTGGAAGCCAAATATCCCATTAGCCCACTCAACCAAGGTCCAATATGGTCACCATTTTTGTCATATATCAATACTTTATTTTTCATAATGTCTCCGCCATATTCTTATAAAATTCTATAAACTCTTCTCCACATGCATTTTGAAGAAATTCCAATTCATCATCTTTTCTCTCAAACCTATCATTCCCCCACTCATGCCCCTTGCCACTGCTTCTACCTATTATATTATGCTTTATACCAATTGCTTTATTAAAATGAGGAATACACCCAGAACGCCCATCTCCTAAATCTTGGCATAAACGATAATCAATAAAAGGAACTTCCTCAGATTCGGAAACAATAGACATCAATGCAGGCCGAATAACATTTGTCCTACCTACAATTGTAAATAAAGAAGCTCGATTATTATGAGTAATCTCGGTATACGCTGACCATTTCAAATGATAATAAACAGTAGGGTTCATACCCATAACGCTAACACCATAGTGATTAATATTACCAATCTGATACTCTAAATAATCCGCAGTATAAACATCATCATCTTCAATAATTGCAATAAAATCAGTCTCAACTCTAGGAAGCATCTTTCCCAATAAAGAAGACAACGTCCCACCTACCTCAACAATATGTTCTATTCGACGATAAGGATTAAATCTCCTAAACCTCTCAACATATCTAATGCACTGACCTCTAAATTCCTCTCGCTCAGGCAAACTTGGAGTTATACATGTAATGCTCTCCATCAAATATTCCTCTTCTCTAATGGCTTTCCCCATTTGCTAATATATTGACGATAATCTGCATTCCATAAAGACCTCTTATCCAAACTATACTTTGAATAACCATAGTGAGATATCAATGACTTATTATGCTGAAGGGTGATATAACCCAGGTCTCCCAACCGCTTAATCAAATCCCAATCCTGATAAGCCACAAAGAATCTGTCATCAAGCCCACCAAGCTCTTCCATTATTACCTGCCTTCTCGCTATCATAAAATGGCATGGCAAATAATACTTCTCTTCCCACTCCAATAAATCATTCTTCCCGGATTCATTTAAGGTATAAGGGACTGTGAGACCTATCATCTTATTTTGGCTCATCTTCTCACACATCGCTTGCCAATCAATATTGAGCTGCGTTACATCTAAATCAAAATCCATAAAACATACAAACTCAGAAGATGTCCGCTCTAAAAGTTTATTACGAGCCTTGGTCAAACCAATATTGTCTTCATCATTATCCCATATCTCGACATTAAGAAGAGGAGAGTCGCTCTTCAAGAAATCAACCATCCTCTCAAATTGACGCTCAATATGGGGCTTTACACAGAACTTCACTAACATTACATCAATCATTCTCCCTCCCGTGGATGATACCGATGCACATCGAAATAAGCATTCTTAAAAATATTACCAGAACGAATCCACTTCACTTCCATACCCAACTTCCATAAACAGTAATTAAAACTCAATTGGTCTCTCTTGCTCCCTCTCTGAATCTCATCCCACCACATATCATTGAACTCGCTCACTTGTGGAGTATTCCTTCTAATAAGAAAAGCACTTGCTGGAAGTCCCATCCCCTCTGGAAACCCATCTTCTCTATATCTTTTCATTTGGGTATCAATAACATCATGACTATCCTTATTGTGCTTCTTACAAGCCCGTGCCTCCTGATAGGCACAATTACGCTGGTTATGAGGATATATAGCCATGTCGAAATCTCCCAAGATAGACTTCAAAAGCTCTTCATTAAAATTCTGCTTCAGTTCTAAAGACCCATCAACCCATAAGCTATACTCCTCAGTGGGGAATAAATGATGAGATAGGGCTTTCTTATGCCTAGCAGCCCTAGTGGGGTCATCAAACGCCCTTGAGCCACAGTGAACAACTTCCCATGGAGTGGTATCATAATAAACCTCTTTACTATCAGTAAAAAGAACCTTTCTCCCCTCATTGCCTCCCTCACGAAAAATATCATATCCACCAAAAATTGCCGTATAAGTAACCATCATGCCTTCTTTGGGTGTCGAACCCAACAAAAATAATTATTACCATAAACATCACCTGGTCTAATCAGCCGAACCTTCGTACCCAACTTCCATAGACAATAATTAAAACTCAATTGGTCTCTACGGCTTCCTTTTTGAACCTCACTCCACCACATCTCATTAAACTCCTTCACCTGTTGGGTATTCCTCCTGATAAGGAAACCAGTCTCTGCAAGTCCAATCCCTGGTGGATACCCATCTTCCCTGTACCGTTTCATTTGAGCATTAATAATATTATGGTCATCCTTATTTCTATCTTTGCACGCTCGTGCCTCCTGGTAAATACAACTACGATATTTATGAGGATATAAAGCCATATCATACCTGCCTAATAAAGACTCTAAAATATCTTCATTAAAATCAATTTTCATCTCCAAAGAGCCGTCCATCCACACTACATAATCCTCATCTGGGAAGACGATATGAGATAATATCTTCTTCTGCCTAGCACTTCGAGTACTGTCTTCAAACTCCGAGGCACACCGAACAACCTCCCAAGAAGTAACTTCCTGCTCCCTATCTGTAAAAATAACTTTCCTTCCTTTATGCTCCCCCTCACGAAGAATATCATAATCGCCAAAAATCGCTGTATAGATGACCATTACAAGAGTCCCAGCACATTGTTTAAATTTAAACTATGCATACATCTTGAATATCCATCTATTTTATCATTAGGATGACATCCATGGTAAGTAGTATTCTGGCCCTTTCCCGTTCTATGGAGAAGTCCTTTCAATTGGCATGGCTGGCAGTCAAATAATTTATTTGTCTTTACGACTATACCATTATGAGGAGGTAAATTTTTCAAAGGGTCTGTCCCACCAAATAAAATCAATGTTCTGGTCCCTTGGGCACAAGACAGATGACTCATCCCCCCTTCCTCTGCAATCACTATTTTAGAATTGGCAAAAAAACTAGCTGCCTGTCCCAAAGAGAGCTTCCCTCGATAATCATGAAAGTCACCATCAAGATTCCCCCCATCTCCCTCTAATCCGACAACAGCACAACCCGGCAACTTGTAAATTAATTCCTGCCAATATGGCCACCTTTTCATTGGCCAAGAAGGCTTTCCTGTGGGAGCTAAAACCATATCAAAGCCCAATGAGAAATCACTATCTTTATTAGTTCTAGTCTCCACTGTCTCAGGGACCTCAAATTTATGCCACCTGAACCAAGCTTCCCACTCAGGCATTTTCTTTACAGCACTCTTAAAAGGACTACATAGAAGATTACCCTTATCAATAGCGCCTTCTATCATCTCTCCATCTTGAATCAACTCATCATATGCACATGACACCAATTCGCACGATTCAAGGCTATAAGAATTCTTATCAGCCTTTCCATATACTTCATGCCCTTGAGACCTCAGCCAAAGCATAAAAGGAGTAGTTTGGATTATATTACCAATCCCTCCCACTAAAGTTATTACATATTTTGCCATATCAAATATCTGCCAGTATCGTACAATGAGGTTCCTCTTTAGGGTTAATGACCTGATTCAAATTAATCCAAGTCTTGTCGCCTTCATAAACAAAGTCATTCACCCCTAACTGAATAAAACGTTGATGAATAGCCTCATTATACCAATTGGAAAAATACCTCACCAATCTCTGAATCTCTTGATTCCTAACTTTGTGGGTATTTCCGCCTTCATTGCGATATTGGATATAGCACATACGAGGTACTCGACACATTCGAGTACCTAAAAATGTCCTCACCATTATCTCGTAATCATCTGCTACATGAATCCTGGAGGAATGTCCACCAATCTCCCAATAAGATGTCGCCCTCCATGACCGAATATGATTAGGAGCTGCTACAATGTGTCGAATGGTCTTAGGATTAATATTAGGTGCATTAACCACCATATACTTCACTCCATTGTGCCTTTCCTCACGATAGCTTCCATAGCCAAACCCCCAATTGTCGCCATAAGTCACCACACTACCATCCTCAAAAGATTCTGCAAAATCCGTATATACAAAGCCGACCTCAGGATATTTTTGATATGCCTTTACAACATAGTCCAATGCATGAGGAAGCAACTCATCGTCATGGTCTAGCTCTACCAAATACTCTCCCTCAGACATTTTACATGCCAGTCTCTTAAGTTTCCCAATAACTCCACAATGAGCTTTCTCTCGAATTATACGAATACGCCCATCCTTATTAGAGAGGGCTTGAAGCATCTCCCATGTTTCCCCATCATCATCAGAATCATCAATAATAACCCACTCCCAGTTCGAATACGTCTGGGCAATAAGAGAATGATACGGACGCATTATCTTATCACCGGTTTTATAAGCAGGCGTAAAAACACTAACCAATGGAAAATCTTTTTGCTCTTCAACCGCATTCCTGATATAGCACCAAAAAGTTTTCATGCCTTTATCTGCTAGCCCTTGGGTATCTTCAAAATTAATCCACCTTTTACGAACATCATACTGAGAATTAGTCAAATTGGGGAAATCTAACATTTCTCCAAAACTCACAATCACATCAGGTCTCACCTTTGCCAGAATAGAATGGAGATTATCATCAGTGAGATAACACCGACAATCTAATTTTGTTGTCTCAAAATGAGCAACCGGTCCCAAGGACTCAAGTTCAATATTCTCCACTCCAAATATACATACTATTGGTAAATTCCCTGCCATCTATAAGCCTACTATTTCTTTTATTAGGTCAGAATATAAAGAGATTGAAGCCACTTCTTCCAATCTACCTTCTCTCCTTTCAACCTTTTCAAAATGAATGACATCATTAATGTCATAAACAACATCCACTAATTCTCCAATCACTTCCGCATCCTTAGGGCATGCCACAGCCCCACCAAGGGCCAAATGCCTTCTAACCTGAATATCATATCCATCATCCATACAAGAAGGGTAAATGCCGACTGCTCCCCCTCTCACCAAGCTGTTAAACTCCAAACTATTATAAATCTCAATATTAAGAGCACATTCCATTCCCGGAACTCTAGATTTAATATTAAATGTCTGCAAATCTATGTGATTAGAATTATCCCACAGGTTCATTTGATACACAACATCTTTAAATATTCTTGCTCCTGCATACAGCCCAAATCGGTTTTGACCTACAATACGTCTTTGCCCCATATGTAAATCAGCCAATGCAGGAGCGGCAATAACAACTTTACACTTATGGCCAAAAACCCTCATCGCATTCTTAAATGCTTTTCGGCATGTAACCACCACCAAGTCCCACTCTAGGTCATGATGCAACATAGTCTCTCCAAAAACAAAGAGAATAGATTTTTTAGCTCTTGGACGTTGCCTTACAGGTCCAAGACACACAGCCACATCATAATATTCGCAATGAGCCAATTTCTCATATTGATTGAAGACCACAGCATCTTCCAATGTCTTCTCTATGAATGAAGACTCTGGACTACTGGTCTGTTTTTGAATCACTATTTTCAATTTTAGATACTCCTCCAAATATTTTACGCTTATTCTCTTCATTAAATACCGCAAACCTCAACTTAACAAGAGGAGTTTCGACAATCCTCCCTGTAGCAAATGGCTCATCCTTATTCAGCTCAACCTGAAGATATTCCACTGCCTGAACTACAATCCCAATCTCATCGACCAATTTCACATAGTCAACTATTATCAAGTCAGGTCTTAAAGACTCAACAATAAGAGTGTGAGACCTACCAACGTCAAAAGTATAACCCACAGGGATAACCGTTGACTCGCTACCATAAATCTTTATGTCATCTAAAACATAAAACTTGAAAGGATTACCATCAGGCAAACGAGCTTCCTTATTAGAGGAGGATATTTTTATAGTGTTCATAAATACTCTTTCCTATATTTGTCATTGCCTTTCGCTAATTTCCTATATGTCCTTGGCTCGTGCTCCAAATGAAAAGACTCTGAATCCTTAGCCCATTCTACTTTGGCACCGGCAATCTTACGAGAACGCTGAATAAAATCAGCTTCCTCTCCGCCATATAGCATTTTATACCCTTCGTTGAAACCATTAATCGCCTTCCACATCCATTTTGGGACAGAATAATTTCCACCCCATACGCCATAAAACCCAGCCTCTGCCGGCCCTCTGAAATAATCAATGTTAGTCATTTTAGGAGGAAATCTCCTACTCATATCCTCCACAATACCAAAATTCTCCACATCCTTAAGCTTTACCTCATTTGACATAGGAAGAGATATGCCATTTATAAAACCCCCTCCAATATACTCTGGACCCAAGCTACCATGCGAACAAACCGAGCTTGGGGAGTGAATTATATCTGAATTAGTAAAGAGAATACGATAGCCTTTTGCCTGGGCAGACCCTCTATTATTAACCCCAACCAAATTATAACCAACATGCTTACCCAACACATAACGCAAATCAAAATTAAACTTATCATCAGGAATAGTATCCAAATAATCAATAGTCTCATCTGTCGAGCCATCGTCGCTCACAATAACCTCAATAGGTGGGCAGTATTGTCGGTTAAGAGATTCCAATACTAAGGGCAATGTTCTCACTTGATTATAAGAAGCCAAGACAACGCTGACTGAATTATACTCCCAGTCAACATTCATGTAATATCCTTTTCACCGACTCCATAACCATCTCATAAGTCACATAATTCTCACAGGCAAAAGGAGTCTCATTATCACACTTAACCCCATATACATTTTTAAACTCAATCAATCCATTCTTACGTAAACAAAATGGAGCCGACGAGCATACCTCATAAGATGGTTCTATTGCTTCAAAAAAGATATTCTTCCTAAAAGGCCTTACATACTTGGGAGACCTTTTGTCAAATATCATTATCATGGGAGTATTCGAAGTCATTGCCAGATAAGAAAGGTCATCATCATAACCTATAAAAAGGATATTATCCAAACCACTGTTATGATATTCTGCCACCTCTACTTTTCCGTACTTCTCCAAGTCAGGGACCATTTTAACAAAACGTGAATCAATAACAATATTAGGGGAAGCCACCTTTCTGAGATTATTTAAATAAGGGATATTATCAATCATCCTATTCCGAATCCGAGTATCTCCCAAAATTATACTCGCATATAAGTCCATAATATGCATATCCTCAGAAATTTCATTAAAAATATCCAACACCAAGACAGACTCATCTTTTCGGTCAATAAACACCGCTGCCTTATCTGCCTCCTCACAAGTGAACAAAGGATAGTCAGTCTCAAAATAAATCTTCTCATAAGGATTTCTAAATTTATACTCACGCAATACCGGAGCTAACATCAAAACCCTATCTAAGCCACCCGACAGTTTAATAATCATTTTTGACCTCATAGTACTCTTTTATATGAGAGCTAATCTCAATAGACCGGTCCGAAGATTGTCGAGAACCATATCCCTGTTTCCCATATCTCACTGCCAAGTCTAAAGCCTGCTCATTCCAATCATCAATTTTTGTTGAAAATAATCCACATGCCTCATAGGCCCTTCTCGCAATCATCAAACACCCAAATTTCATATGAGGAGTTTTTTTGAAAGAACGTTCAGTACCAACAATTCCTACGCTCTCATCCACAAAGCAATCTCTCATATCACTTGACCATCCAGGGGAAAGAGTAGTATTTGCATCCACAATCGCAATATAATCACCGTTCGCCAGTAAAGCTGCATTATTAATATTAGTGGCTAATGTTTTAATCGTTCCCATCGCAATAACAGACTCCTCCAAATCCCTATCTTTCTGTAAAAACTTAATCAAGTCACAATCATTAATATTTTTATCCATAAATTGAATATCATCCTCTTTACCTATCAGAGCACAAACCACAACGCTCACCAAGGGACGGTCTTTCAACTGCTGAGGGGATTTTATCCTTTCCCATAAACCGGGCTTCTGCATTACTGGCACCCTAACCTTGCTCAACTTCCAAGGATTATGACTACGAGTCTCTTTCTCAAATTCTTTCAGTTCCCTCTCTTTAACCACATAGTGATTAAGAATATTCTGAGTCAATCTTACATGTCCATTATCACTTTGAGGGTCACAGTTAGGACAAGAGATGCATACCTCTAAAACTCGATTTGCCTTCATCGCTTCTGCCAAACTATAGGGGAAAGACTGATTTCCGATAAACAGCTTCGAGGCAGCTATAATTCCTGCCATCTCTATATAACTCGAAACGGGACGATACTGAATATGAAGCCCTACATTCTTTCTAAAATCCTCCCACTCTTCCTGCATACCAATAAACACACATCTATCCTCCCATCCCTTTAATTCGCCCCAATCCAAGAAACCATGATATCTCGCACTTCGAGAAATAACGATATCCCCTTCATAAATTTTAGGAATCTTATCCATCTCCAACCAAGGCAAACTCAAATCTGCCTCTGCCTTGAAACGATTAAGATGAGACCAGCTCAACAAATTGGCATCAATATCAAAATCTCTGAAATTATCCAAATCGTATCCAACATCTCGGCCATCCCAAACTTGGACATCATCCACGTAATCATGAGATATTAAAAGCTCCTTAAACCACTTCACATCATTCTCATCAATTCCCACTCCTACATAATGATGTTTGGCATCAAGATTAATATACAGCTCTCCACCTCCAAGTGCCTTCATCGCACATAATCCATAAATCAAATCACCACGAGCCCCACTATGTTTGAACGTTCTCTCAATCTCTTTTGTCCCCACTCTCTCATAAGCCAATACCGGATTCTTCCAAAGCACCACCTCAATGAAACATTCCGCATTCGAATGGTAAGTCTGGTCATAATTCTTTCTGGAATAATCATAATTAGTATCAACAAGTTCAATCTTTTTTACCTGCATTCCCGGAACCTGAGAAACAAGCTCAGAAATATTCATAGACTTATCACACCAAGAATCATTCTTCCATATCGTAAAGCTTACTTTATGGTCTCCATTCCATCTCGAAGGGAAAATACCCTGCTCGTATAAATCTTCATCAGGAACTGTAAAAACCAAATATCCATTTGGCTTAAGAACCTCGCACCATTCCGAAAGAGCTCCCACAGGGTCATGCATATGCTCTAAACAATTCGAACTATGTACGAAGTCAAAGGATTCAGAACCTACATACCGAGATAAGAATTGAGCATCCCCATCCTCTAAGTCAAAAGGCTTGATAGATTTAATACCAGTAAACCATTCTTCTTTAAACGGGTCATCTCCAGAGCCTATGTCAATACCATTACCCTTGAAAACTCTGTCCCAAAATTTATCATTCTTACGTCTCAGGTAAGCCTTTGTCGTTTCCTGCATTCTGCTTCTCTCTTATTGAAGTTGTAGACCAGTCGCCAACTCGTGGAATAAATACGAGTTCTATACCCAACTCATCACATACTTGGGTCTCTGCACAGTTTTCACTATATTCTACACCTGTACAGTGAATATTAGGACGAATTCTACGAATAAACTCTATTGGAGAATCCTCCTCAAAAATCTCTACAGTCTTTATAAAGCCCAAACTTAAGAGATTTTCCCGACGAATTTCTTGAGGAATAAAATCAAGACGCTTAGTTCGACGAATATAATCATCAGAATTGATACCCACAACAAGAGATGTACCTCGACTCAATGCATACCCAAGAAAAAATAAATGCCCCGAATGCAACACATCAAAACAACCATTACAAGTAACCACCATTTATGGAGCCTTTACCGTCAATGAATCCGACGAATATTTCTTTATACCAATACTTTCTAAATAGAACACCTTCCTCAGAGTTCCATTTCCATACACATCTCTTTTCCCTTGCGAAGCCATACCACTATTCGCACGACCTCCCAATAACATTCTCAGCTTAGATGAATTCTTTATGTGGTCAAATAATCGGTCTCCTCTTACCTCACTCCAATTAATTTCATTTACAAAATCAGTTCGATATAAACCCACCCCATTATGCTTCTCTGGAGTGAAAAGAATTGAATCATAATTCAATCCGACATCTATCAAAGAAGACTTCTCCTTAAAATCACCCATTACCTCACAGGTATCATGCAACAGCATCCAATATGGATAAGAATCATCCAACCCACTCAATCCGCTAAATCCAAAATGATTACCCTCTATGTGAAGGTGTCCAGGCTGTTCCTCTTCGCTATCATCCCTGCTTCCTGCCACCACCACTCGAATACGTTCTTCAGATATACCATGGCGAATCAATGATGTAATCAATAAATCTACCGGCCCATTCTGGTAATAGTCGGCATGAGAGCTAACCAATACTCCAAAATTATCCCCAACTGAAACAAAAGGATACATAATCGTCCGAGTGAAACCATTCAAGCTCGCATCCCTCAGAGAATCCCCACTCAAAAATAGACTTCCATTAGAAGCCAGAGCTCCACTAAATCGGTAAATTACCTTACCTCTCTCATCCTGAAGCTCCAAAACGCTATCTGTCACCTCCCATTTGGAAGCCACGTCAGATTCCATAGAACCCCCATCACCAAGAATCGCAAAACCCATTATCTCCACATCAGGAGTGGGAAGATTATTGATGCCAACACTTAATTTTTTGCCAACCATCTCAGCAACAACCCATTCTTCCGTTAAAGGCAACAACACGGCATTCATAAAAACCTCCTAAAAATCCAAATTAAACTTTCTTCTTAACATATTTTCAACATAATCGTGATAATCAACCTCAAATTCATCACCAGCCAATCCAGGAATAGATTTGGAACGACCTCCCCACCAAGTATGCCAAACCCATCCATTATAGTTATTCGGTTTATTTGATTTAAATTTATCCCCCCAGTCGGTACAACTATATTTCCACAGCTTCTGGTGCTTTCCCTCTTCAACGCATGCCTTACCCATCAATTCTCCAGTATCAGCCGTCGGCCACGTATCAGCGAACGTATGCTTCTTTATCCAATCAGTCCATCCAAACAGATAAGAAGGGCACACATAATGATGGAACTGCCTGCCCCATCCTCTATCAATACCAGCAAGCACACAATCATCATCCAAGAAAAAAGCAGGCGTGAGCCAATCTGGACTCATAGGGAAAGCATCAGAATCTAAAGTACACGTAATAGGATATTTAGACTCTTTTGCCAATACATCAAGTGCCTCACCATGCCTCAGTGAATTATTCGTACCCTTAATAAGCCTCACATCTTCCTGAGACTCCAGATATTCAACCGACCCATCAGTGCTGCCATTATCATAAAATATCAACTCATAAGGCATTAAGCGAGTAAGCTCACGCACTTGTTTAAGTTGCAACTTGTTATAAAACAATACATTATATGTAAGAACGCATATGCTTATACCATTCATTGTAAAATAATCTTCCTATAAGTTAATTTTACTTGCTTTCTAGTGCATCACGCTCTTCTTTCAAATCACGATTGTAGGCATCTTCCTGATTAAAACCATCCTTAAAGCGAACCTTCGTAAGCTTATAAGTAACCTTGTCAATCGCCTGCTCGATACTTCCATCAGCATGCTTGCATAAACAATCCATAGCTCCAATTAGATTTCCGAGTTCTCTCTTTACAGCATCCTCTTCAAGAGGCTTTCCATAAAAGATATTTCTCTTTGCCTTGTCAATAATTTGGTCTGCCGATATAATCATCCTGCTAATCGCAATATTTTTATCAATCCATGCACTTTGAACATCCAAGCCTACAAAAGATAACCCAAGCGAATCTACAACGATAGCCAGATACCAAATCACGTCACCACATTCCTCTATGACATTCACGGTGTCCCATTTTTCCTTGTTCCATTTCGCTTTATATATTGACTCCTCAAGCTCTCCCGTTTCTGTAACAAGCCCAATTGCTCCATGTAAGAAACGTGCATTAACATCCTCTTTCTTCCAATCACCGATATTACCATCTTCACCCTTAACAGGACGCTCCAATTGCATTCTGACAACGCTCTCTGTGCTCGTAGCAGTGGGCACATAATCATCTAATAACTTTAATATTTCCATTTTCATTTTCCTCTTATTAGTTCATTTGCCTTAGCATAACTCTCATGAGTTCCTGCATCCGTCCACCACCCATTAAACTTCATAAAATTAACTCTTCCATCTTTGACGTACATATTATTAACATCCGTTATCTCCAACTCGTTTCTTTCACTTGGAGTCAGACCATCAATATAGTCAAAAACATTATCGTCATAACAATAAATACCCGTCACCGCCATATTACTCTTAGGACTATCTGGCTTTTCCTCAATAGAAAGAACATGGTTCTTGCCATCAATCTCAGCTACTCCAAAACGCTCAGGGTCATCCACCTCCTTCAACATCAAGGTAGCCCCTCCATTCAATTCATGGAACATAACAAAATCTGAAAGCTCATCCTCAAAGACGTTATCACCCAATAAAACTATCATGCTTTCGCCCTTAGAGATAAACCCTCTCGCCAACCCTAAAGCCTCCGCAATACCGCCTGCCCTATCCTGAATGCGATAAGTCACATTGCAATCAAAATCCTTACCACTTCCAAGGAACTCAGCAATATGACCGATGTGCTCGCCCCCTGTAACAACCATTATCTCGTCAACATTTGCTCCAACAAGTTTATCTACACAATGTTGCAACATAGGCTTGCCACCAATCGGCAATAAGTGCTTATTCGTAACCTTGGTCAATGGCATTAAACGAGACCCTGTACCACCCGCTAAAATTATTCCCTTCATGGACTTATCCTCTCTTTTGCTATCTTAAAATATTCATCATCTAATTCTATACCAATAAAGCTTCTATTATTCCCCACAGCAGCAACTCCCGTAGAACCGCTACCCATTGCAAAATCTAAAACAACATCCCCTTCATTGGTATAGGTCTTAATCATATATTCCAACAAGGGAACTGGTTTCTCAACCGGATGTAATTTCCCCTTTCTATTCGGAACACAATTGAAAAGCAACACTGTACCAGGATTAACAAAGTCTGGGTCATAATGTTTCTTCACTTTATCCATCTTTACATGATTGTTCTCACCACAATAATGCTCATAACGATAACAATCCTTACGTTCCCCCTCACGCTCAATCATCTGCTTGTTAAAAGTAGGCTTCCCAGACTGAACAAACACTAATAATTCTTCATGATACTTCATAGGCTGATAAGATGCCTGCGCCATTCCCGTAGGAACATTCTTGAGCCATATCCATCCATATTTGAACATCTCCTTATTAGAACCCACCAAAGTCGTTGTAAAAGGCTGTGAAGCATGTAAAACAATCGCCCCACTCGGCTTAACCACTCTTTTTAGTTCTCTCCACATTGGGGCCAACGGTATAACCGAATCCCACTTGCAACTAGTCACCCCATAAGGAGGGTCGCATAAGACCATATCTATTTTACCGTCAGGGATACCTTTCATCTTCTCTAGGCAATCGCCCCGTGCCAACTTTATCATTTAAATAAACTCTGATTATTAGTTAAATAGTTAATTATCTGAGGCTTCATTAACTCCATCTTATAATCTGCCACAGCTTCTTCATTCTCAAAAGTATACCAATGAGAACTTTCCTTCTCATCATGCAGCCAAGCAGCCCCACGTCTCTTAACTACCTGCTCCAGAGCATTCGAGAATACAGTCTCCATATCAACAGTACAATCATTCACCTTCCTGGTAACCCCACCATGGTGATAAATATAGTCACCCCAAATTATACCAACATGACGATTAAGCTCTGGATTGAATCTTTTCACATATTCCCCATTAGGCAGAACACAATTTGTTGGCAGCATTATACCCACATCAAAACCCATCTCACGAGCCTTCATGGGAATTTCCAAACCAGTATCATCGCCAGCACAATACTTTAACCCATTATCCTCTAAGAAAGACCTTAGAACCAATTGGCAAGCCACATGAGTATTAAGCCAACAATGTCCTGACCGAATACGCCATTCAATATGACTTTTCTTTAATTCTTCAGGAGGAGGAGCCCAAGGATGGCAGATACCAGACACTGGCGTATCTCCCATACTCTCACAGATAAAACTATGCAAACAATCCAACCACCCCGTAGCAATAGGGAAACAGTCAGAGTCCAATGTAAGTATGTAAGCATTAGAAGTATCAGCCACCGCAGCATCTATAAGGGTTCCATGAGCCTTCGCCCCACTTAAACCCCTTTCAGATACAGGATAGCTTTTTACAGATACCGAATAATCATCCACTAAAGCATCAAAATCTTCTCTCTCATCATGAACGATTACAACCTCAATCTCTTCTTCATCGGTATATTTAAATAGGTTAGACAAGCAAATATCCAACATATCTGCCGTTCCATTGCTATAAGCTATTATTACATCAGTTTTGTCTTTCATTATTCGTCACCAATAGGCACCCTGGAGGCACTCTCCTTTTCAATTCTTTTATTATATCGCTCTTCCTGCTTACAAATGGATGCCTGCTCGAATTAATTGCTTTAAGCATCTCCATCAAATATTCCGTTTTATGATTCGTGAAATTCATCCCTTCATTAATTGAGACCGTAACCCAAACAACCTATCCATCTTTTCCTTTGCTACCTCCTCCTCCTTGTCAAACTGGAACTCATAACCATCCTCTAAAATCCACTCAGCCCCATCTTCTTCTATAATCCTATCCTTAACCCATCCATAATTTTGTTCCCAAACAGGAGAATCTCCAAAAACACTAACTCTTGTCCACCCACCATGATGATAAATCATATCCCCAAACACCAACCCCATATAACGATTAAACTCAGGGTCTAATTCAGCCAACGGATAAGGACATCTGCTTATTTTCAAACCCCCAATCTTCAAACCTTTAGACAAAACCTTATTAGGAATCATCAATCCCGTATCATCTCCGCCATTAAAGGGCACATACAACTCATTAAACAAATCTACTGACAACATCTGACACGCCACATGGGTCATATTAAAAGAATGCTGATACCGCACTCGATATTCAATAGTACTCTTATCTAAAGAGTCAGGAGGAGGCTCCCACGGATGAAGAATACCAACACAATCCTTTTTCAGACTGAATAGATAATCAAGCCACCCATCAGCCACAGGGAAACAATCAGAATCCAAAGTAATAAAATAAGGAGTATCTATCTCGCTAGGAATAGCCATATCAAGCATCTTGCCGTGAACCTTGGAGCCACTTTCAGGAGCTTCTCCAATGTCCAATTCCATAATTCTTATATCATCATAACCCTTAACTAGGTTATACAAGTCCTCAAGCTCTTTATCTCGTGTAATAACCAGAATCTTATGAGGCATGACTGTATGGCGCTTAATACTATTCAAGCAGATACCGAGAATGTCCTCAGTACCTGCCTGGAAAGAAATGACTATCGTGATATTACTTTTTCTTGTCAAGGCAGTCGCTGAGCCAATTTTGAATTCCTCCATGAAGGATAGCGATATTATCAAACCGAACATCAATCTCATCATGGTCTAAAAACACCTGAAGCTCTCGATTATTATGACCAATCCTTCCTCGCTCTTGCCAGTCCTTTCTATTCAGAAGATAAATAGTAATACTGCCTCCATCGTAATGGGCAATAATGCAACTATCCCACTCCAATGCGAATAAACTGTAGCTCATGCCGAAAGAATTATTAATCTCATTTTTATAATTCTTAAAGCTGCAAAGAGTATTACCCAAATCGGTCTTGTTTAAATAATAAAAAGGATAACGAATCACCATCTCGTTAAAGCGATTTTTGGCCTCCATCGTAAAAGCAATACGCCCTTCAGCATCAACCGATTGACTCTTTACATACCCCCTCACATCCTCAAACTCTTCAAAAGTACCATCAAAACGTTTTGCAGTAACTTTATAATGGGGACCATAGGCAATATTCCAAATATCCAACCAATCAGAACTTACCAATTTCTTATCTAAAATCATATCCATGAGATACCCCCTTAATAGTCCACTTCTATGCCACTTCCTCCGGCAATCTGGTTCGGCTTAGAATCGTCTCCATAATATTCTTCAAACTTTTTCCCCTCAGACTCTGAGATTATCTCTGTCGTACCATTAGAAATATCAATATTTATCTTCCAGACGCTATCCCTTAGAGATAGTCCCCTTTTAAGACGAGCAGCAGGTCCAGTCCCACCAATCAAAATACATTTAACCCCATCGCTATGGGCCTCTCGACGCTCTTCTTCAGGAGGCATCAAGCCATCTTCTACCACCCTCCAGATACAGTCTCCGAACACATCATCCTTTGTCGTAGTCTTTGCCTTAAAATAGACACCAGTCTTAATCATATTTTTCTCCTTTATTTATTTTTTTACCACAATTACTTCACGCCTATCATCATAAAAATAGGTATCACTGTCTTCAAAGCTTTTCATTGGTATAGCCACAATATAACCACTCTTAACATTATGCCTCCAACTATCCATAGCCGCCGTAAAGACATAGAAATTAAGCGTATCCATACCATCAGACACTTCACAATTATACATCTGATTACCACTTCTTTTTGAAGTTTGTGGCCTAATATTTGTAATACGCCCAAATACCATTGGACGGGTAACATCGCCTCTTCGCTCAATCGTCTGCCACTTCTTCTCCTCAATCATCTCCGCATAATCCATCCGCAATGAAGGAATTGATAAACATATTCCACAAGCCTCTTCCTCTAAGGCCATCCATTTATCCTCATCATACTCTGGAGCTTCCTCATTCTTCTTATTACGCAATTTGAAATATTCATTCATCATCTCATTTCGAGTTCCCCAACAATCAAAAGCACCTGCTGTACATAAAGCCAAAACCACTTTCTTGTTTAGCTTCTGATAGCGAACCTTATCCTTCACCTTTCTCTCAACCTGGGCTCTCTCAAAAAAGTCCTCCATAGACTCGTAAGGCTGAGCAGCAACAATCGCACTAGCAGAAGTCCCCACATTCTTAATATGACCAAAACTATACACTATCTTATGGTCTTGAATCGTGAAACCTTGCTTGCTATTATTAATATCAGGAGGCAAAACCTCTATATGATTCTTACGACAATAATTGATATAATAAGTCAGCAAATTCTTCGCATACCCCTTCTTCGCCCCCTGCTTGGTATTACATAAAAGAGACGTTAAATATTGAGTAGGGTAATGATATTTCAACCATAGCTCGATGGTGGTAATAACACTGTAAGCTAAAGCATGCGATTTGTTGAAACCATATCCTGCAAAACTTTCTAAAATATCCCAAATATCCTCAACCTCTTGCTGAGTTATCTCGCCCTTATCAACCCTTTCCTTAGCCCCTTTAATAAATTTCTCTTTCATCTCTGCCATTAAGGTTGGTATCTTCTTACCGATAGCCTTCCTTAATTTGTTAGACTCTGAAGGAGTAAATCCGGCTAAGACTTGAGAGACACGCATACATTGTTCTTGATATGTGACAACACCATAAGTCTCCTTCAACTGCTCTCGGAGAAATTCTGGCATTTCATAAGGCTCCCCCTTCTTACGATTTGCATATATCATGTCCATTCCCATATCTTTCGGACCTGGGCGAATAAGGGAAGTGATAGCAGACACATCATTCAACGACTCCATGCCCACCTCCCTTACAATTTCCATAGTTGCAGGGTTCTCAAACTGGAAAATGCCAACCATATCACGATGAGAACCCTGCTTAATCGCTCTATAATCATCCGTAGGAATATCTTCTCGCTTAATCTTATCTCCGGTGGTCTCTTCAATTAGTCGAATACAGTCACTAATAATTGGAAGATTCTTCAAACCAAGAATATCAAATTTAACCAAACCAACAGCACTCAACTCTGCCACATTCCCCGACTCACACCAGGCCGACAATGTATCACCATTCTTATCCATCAAGACAGGTATACGGTCTCGAAGGTCAAGGTCGCTAATAATTACCCCTCCAGCATGTTTGCCCATATTCTTAATCTGATTACGAATGACCTCAGAATGAAACCTCACTTCAGGATACTTTTCAAAATAATCCTTTAAGTCGGGATAATGATAGCAGATATCATCAAAAGACATATCGTCAACAATCTCACCATCTCCGCTTTCCTCTTCATTAAAAGACCTCAAAGGGTCTAGCTTCTTGGTTACAGCATTTGCCTCATAAACATCCAATCCGAGAGTCCTCGCCACATCCAAGACAACAGCACGGGTCTTATAAGTGCTGTAAGTCCCAATACTACAAGTATTAGTCGCCCCAAATGAATCAATAATATTCTTCTTAACATCATCCCTAATATCAGGATGAAAATCCGTATCAATATCAGGAGGGTCAGAACGCCCTTCATCCAAAAACCTTTCAAAAAGTAACCCATGCTCAATAGGGTCAACATCAGTCAGCCCGATACAGTAGGATAATAAACTACCTGCCGCAGACCCACGCCCATAACCAATAGACCACTCTCCAACCCTGTCTGAGAAATCCCTATCAGCATCCGAGATGATTTTCTCCATTACTAGGAAATAATCCGCCCAACCTAATTTGCAAATTGTCTTATATTCATGCTTTAGTCGAGAAAGATACTCAGACTTATTTTCTTTTAGATGAAGCCCCCTCTTTTTAAATCCCTTATTCGTTTTATCACGTAATATCTTCTCACTATCGTCATAGAGACGGGGTAACTTAATAGAGTCATCTAAAGAAATATCCTCCGCTGCTAGAGCTATCTTCCGAGTATTAAACATTCCCCTTCTAAATACCTTCTCGGTAAAAACATCATCTTTAAATGGAGGTTGCTCATTACCATCAATATCCGTATACCCATTATAAAAAACATCTTCCATCTGCTTTGAATTCCGATAATACAGATTACGAACATCAAAGTTCCAGACATCTTCCTCTTTCTCTCTTTTATCCAATACAGTCTTGCCCTGTCGCATCATCAATAAAAGGTCATGAGTTTCCGAATGCTCTGGCTCCAAGTAATGACTATCACATGCCAGAACCACTGGAGCATCAATTCTTTCAGCTAATTGAATCAAACGCCTATTGCTCTCCCTCTGCATCTCAAACTCAATAATCTGAAGCTCTATGTAAAAATCATCAAACGCCTCATTATAAAACTTATATATCTCCTCAGCCTTATCCCAGTCATCATCCATAAGAGCCCTTGGAATTTCCCCCGCCAAACAAGCTGAAGTACCGCAAATACCATCTCCCCATTGCTCAAAAGCTCCCCAGTTTGCCCTGGGTGAATAATAAAAGCCATTCTGCTGAGCATCATTATGAATACGAATAATATTGTAGAACCCAGCCTCGGTTTTAGCAGTCAACAAGAGATGGTTATTTGAACGATGCTTCTTCTTCATCTCAGGGTCATCACCACGATAATTATTTACATATGCCTCCATCCCAAATAAAGGCTTTATCCCGGCCTTACGACATGCGTTGTATTGCTTAATCCAACCACCAACACTTCCATGATTTGTCACACAGCAAAAACTTCTTCGCTGAGACTTCAATAAATCTATAAGGTCGTGAACAGTACCAAGACCATCTCTTATACTAAACTCATCATGATGATGCAAGCCCACATACATATCAGCCAACGCACCTTTTAACTTCTTCCTCAATTCCCTGTCTTCGCAATCTCCATCTCCATTAATATAAGAGAACTTCTTAAAAAACTTCCGACCCACTTGAAGGACAAACAATGGACTAACAGCACATATCTCAGCCAACATATTGACATCCTTCTTTGGCCAAGTTACGGCAACCTCATACGGAGATAGGCGCAATCTTAATAAAACAGGAGTTAAATCAAAGTCACAATCAGGAACTGTAATAACTATATTTTTAGAAAGAAGAATCTGGTCTTCCCTTGGTACTCCATTTTCAAAATAAAACTTCTCAAGATTGCTCATTTCCCACCCAATTTTTTTAAACTTTTCGCATTTACTCTATATCCTTTATTATATCGAAAAACAGGTACTGTTTTTCTCCCTTTTATCAATTCGGACTCATTTATTGCCACAAAACCAGTCTTCGCAATCAATACATAAAATTTAATGAAAGTTGGCAAATCATAGATATAATCAGAAATATTCAAAATAGACAAAGTTTCTCCCTCATATCCTGACACTTCCTTAAACTTTTCAGTATTTTTAACTTCAACAAATGCAGTAGCAGAGGCATAATACTTCAAGCTCACTGGCTCATAAGGAAAGTATAAATCAATCAAATCTCCCTTTATAGCATAAAAGCCCATCTCTCCAAGCGGACGGTCTGAAATTATCTTTCCGTAAAAAGGAGAACATCCTACGGGAATACGTATCTCATTCAAAACCGGCACCCCGTTCCCCACAATATGAGCCATTCTACCCAAAGCATCACCCTCTAAGCCATCATCGAATTCCATATCTTCAATACTATCAGGAATCTCATCATAATTCGGATGATACAAATTTGCTCGGAATGGCTTATGTCCATCTTTATTCAGATGAGTAGCACAAACCCCAAAAGAATCCAATTCGTGAACAAGGGGGCATACATAAATTGTTGAACTAGGATAACTCTCACAAAAATATGATAATAAAGAAGGAGATTCAATAATTGGACCAGATAAACAAATCCTCTCTGAGTACTTATCCATCTCTGAAACCAAAATCCCCCTGTGATAGATTTCACCCCCAGGTGTAATTCCGGTCACGACAAATTTTGCCTCATTTCCGTCACCCCATATATTTAATGCCTCATCCGAATAGCCAGATAAAAAATAACTCCCCAGTAAGGAATCCATATGATGTAAGATGGGAGCTGTTGAGCCATCTCTATCAAAACTAAACTCTCCTTCATCAAAACGCCATAACCCTTCATACATAAACAAAATCCTAATTTAAAAAGCCCCCAACATGCCTGAAGGGGGCTTTTCGCACAACTCTGAGAAAACTACCTACTTCATCATTGAAGCCAAGGCTTCATAAGTAACCTCATGCTTCTGGCGACCAATCTCACCCATAGCAATGATTGAAGTAGCAACATTACCAACAAGACTCATTGAATCGCCAACCATGGATTGACGCTCTCGATAATACTTGCCAATAGCACTTAAAGTCATCGTAGCCATATGTTGGTCAGATTCAAAAGCACCATCCTTCTGGAAAGCCTCCACTAAAGCATTCAAAAACTCAATACTTTGTTTCAGCTTGCCATCAAACTCGATTCTTTCCATACCCTTATTCCATTCCAAGGCAGAGCCCCAATAAGCTTCCAAAGCCTTCAAAGTAGTAAGCCCACCACCCTTACGGGAACTTGTCATACTCACTGGGAAAGCAAACTTCAGAGGAAGTCCACGCTCGAATACGCTATAAACGCAATACTTCTTAACCGTTGTCTTATTCGTAATGGTCTTTAGATATATCTCATCCTGCTCAGCTTCAATGTTACCACCAATAGCTTGTAGAACAGCATGTTCCGCCTGCTCCAATGCCTTCGTCTTACGACCCTGATTTGCATAAACAACAGCATCACGAGCCTCATTTAGAGTCATGTCCTCAATATACACAGGAACACTCTCATCCACGCCATAAGCCATTGCTAAAAAGATTAAACGATGACGACCACTAGTACATTCCAACGCACCACCATCAGAAATATTAGCTACCTGAATAGGCTGATACATTCGACCAGAACCCAATATCTTAGCTCCAACACTTTCAATTTGAGCCAACTCGACCTCGGCACTCAAATTTACTCGATTTCGATGAGGACACTTCTTAGCAAACTCGCTTAAAACATCATCCTCCACATCACTAATAAAAATAGCAATGTCAGAAATCTTTACCTTCTTACCCTGCTTCCCTGCAAGTAATTCCTCAATCGGAGGCAAACCGCCCTCTTCATCCAATCCTGCACGACGCAACATCTTACGGAGGGACTTCTCTTTCTTAGATAAAGGCTTAAATGCCTTCTTTCCTTCATTCTTCTTAGGCTTCGGCTTAGATTTTTCAATAGGGGCTTCAGGAGCTTTTTCCTCAGCTTTCTCAGCTTTCTCAACAGGAACTTCAGGAACCTTTTCCTCAACCTTCTCAGGAGAATTGTCTTCATCCACTAAATCATCCAATGAGACATCAGGCTCATCATTCGATACTACCGTTTCAGTCTTTACTACCTCATCCGCAGGTTCAGCCTTGGCTGAAACTTCAGTTGGAGCATCATCAAAAGATATTTCATCATCAAAACCGCCCCAATCATCATCATCACTCATCTTTGAACTCCTTCAGTTGTTCATTTTTGTTTAGTCAATCTAATCAATGAATCATTATACCTAATCAAAGCATGTTTGTGAAAAACTTTTGAAAATTTTTCACGATTTTTTTTCAAATAAATAATCCAAAACATCCTTTTCAATCCCTTCACTACGGCCAACGTTCTGCACAAGCTCATGGACATCAACAGATTCCATCTCAAACTTTTCAATATTCTCAATAAATTTGGTCGGGTCAAATCCATCATGCGCCCTGGCAATCTCCGCAATGGTCTCGCCAAACGCCTCATCGCCAGATGTAACACATTTGATGATAACTTCCTTTATCTTACACTCTGATGAACTCACCACATCAATCACAGCATACTTTGGAATACGTTTGGTTTCATTAATTGCCTGTCGAGCCACAGCCCCAGGGTTAACAAACCAAGTCCCTTCAACCTCATGAGGAGCATAACCCGTGTGCAAGTCTCCCGTAAGAACCAAATTGTAAGGAGAAGGAGCATACTCAAATGTCTTCACCACCTCAAAAAAGAAATCTTGGTCAGTAAATAAATGATGGGCAACCAAAATATTAAACTTACTCTCATCCACTTCTCTTTCCTTACTCTCGTAAGGGTCTTCCCAAACATGACTCGCATGCAATACCACATCGCCTAAATCAACTGGCTCCCAAATAATATTCATATTGACCCAATGCTTAACTGCAAACGCCAATGCACTGCTCTTATAAGTTCCCTTATTATACCCAAACAAATCATGCTGTCCGATAATCATATAAGTGGGAATATCTACCCCATCAATAATATCCTTCAATGCATTGAATAATTCATAGCTGTAAATACGATGAGAATTGAAGAAATCACCACCACAAATAAGATAATCACACTTCTCATCCACCGCTGCTTGATATATCTCAGCTATCTTGTTCACCAAGGCCTGAGGATAGTTATCAACTCGATGGGACGGAGTCTGCCCCGAAAGTTGGGGGTCTGTATAAAAAATGAATCTACCCATCAATCAAGAGCCAAGTCTATTTTGCGAGAAACATCTGAATTCTTAACAAAAACATCCAACGCCTCTTTAAATTTTCCATAAAGACTCATTCCACACATATAATCTACATATTTGGGGTCTTTTTGAAGAATATCCCACAAATTCTTTCCAGAATATTTACCAAAAGGTATCTCAGTTTGGCACGCAGTATCAAAATCCATAAATCATCTCCTTTACCCCATTATATACGGGAAAGAGATAATGCGTATTCGCTTTTATGAAAAACTAAGCCTTACCAGGAGTCGCAAAACTACTAATATTATCATTATGACTTCCAATAGTACTGCCATTTAATGATTTTACAGTGTCATTCGGGCTTCCATTATCATTAGTGGAATTTTGATTATCGTAAGCCTTAATAAGCTTGGTTTCACCCTCTTGCACTTTCTTGCCATTAAACCACTGAAGACGAATCGCAGAATCATCCGCTGCTGCTTCTATATCAGCTTGTTCTTTATCTGTAACGTTTGGTCTATAAGTACCCATAATTATTCTCCTGAATTAATTCTGCCTATTTTAGCAATCTCGCTCATCCGTTCCTCAGGACGACCTAAGCCTCCCATCATCGTATATACAACAATCCCTTCTCTACCACCGGGGTAAATACCACGATGAACAACACTGTCATCAGCCATTGTACGGGAAAGCATTTCAAAACCATGTTCTAAGAAATTTTGAGGGATATTGCCCAACACATCTGGATGACCAATAAAAACACAAGCAGCTTTTTGAGCCTTCTTAAAATCAAAACCAGCAACCAAAACATTTCTGGTCAGGTTATCACGAATAGAAAAACTAATATCCGTTAGCTTCTGCCACTGCTTGATTGGACAAGCTCCAAAACTTAAAGTGCCTCCATCCAATATATCTTTCAGGTCTGCTCTATCAAAAGTAGTATAAGGACTATCCTTAGTTGCAATCGTATTAAACAGATTAAACAAACTAGCCAAATTACGGTTAGCCACATCCCAAAACTTATTAACAGTCACATTCGGGAAAACCTCTCCAATCTTCTCATTATCCAAGATAACCAATGGACTGATAGTCTTTGCATCAGCTTGAGCAAATAAACTCTCCATAACAACGTGAGCATTTGCATTAACCTTTACTCCTTCAGCAGTCTTTGGAAGCGAGGCAATCACCCCAACCGCTGATGTTCCACCTTCTTCCTCTATCTTGGAAGACTGAGCTATATCATGAGCAATATTGATAACTGTATCACCTGTTCCGCTGCCAGTCCCACCACCAGCCCCGATACAAACAAAAATCCTATCAAACTTCTTTCCGAAACAGCGTTTCATCAAATCATAAATATTCTCATAATTTGTCCTTGCAGCTTCTTCGCCTTTTGCCATTTCCTTACCAGCTCCCCCATCACCAATAACAAGTTTATTAGCTTCCGGGATATCAATAGCAGTAAGGTCTTGATTTGTTGTATTGATACAGCAAACTCGACGATACCCTAACTTCCAGAAAGATTCAGCAACACGGCTACCACCCTGCCCTGTTCCAATAAAACAAAAATCAAAAGCAGTATCACACTCATCTTCAACGATTCCAGTTGGCTCAGATGAATCATCAATCTCAGGGATATCTGGCATATCAATCATAAAATCATCCATCCCACTATCATTAATAATATCTTCAACTACAGGCTCAACTACAGGCTCAACTACAGGCTCAACTACAGGCTCAGATTCAGTTCCTGGTTTAGAGGTAGCCCATTGACTACGAGGCAAGTTTTTATCATCACTCATTTCATACTCCTACATTAAAATTATGCTCATTGGCAATAATACTCTTCGCCAATGCCACAAGCTCATAAGCCTGCCTTACATTAGCCTCACTTGATTTAATAAATGGACCTGGGACTACCGTCCTCCAAGCATCCAAGGCTTCTTCCATTTCCGCCTTCTCATGCTTATTTTTGGTCTTTTTAATGTCTCTATTTAACTTAGTAGGAGGAGTGTTTAAGTAATCATTTGAAGCCATAATATCCCCCTGAGGAAGCCGCCAACCTGCGGGGACTACCCCAGTGGTCTCTTTTGCCTTTTCCATAAGTTCTTCTTGTGTATAGTCTTGCGGCTTATTGGTCTGGTCTTCTTTGGCATAATCTCTACGAGACCGCAAAGGTAAATTTCCAGTTTTATCAAACACAAATATTTTCCTCCTATATCAAGGGGAAAATTATAAATAAATTGTTAAAATCTTGGATTACAGAAAAGCAACGACTTCCTGAACTCGCTTCTCACCATCTTCTTCCAATACATGACATTCCACACCCCACTGGCGAACTAAAGAAACCACCATTGAATGTATTTGAAATTGATACCATGGATTCAACGTCCGCTTCTGATTTTGATTAGGCGTCACATCCGTCCAAGGTGCCAAAAATAAATGGGTATAAATCCCAATATTTTGCTCACACCTATCATATATCTTCCTCAAAAGCTTAGTGTCGCTATAAGCCAACTCCAATACCGCATAAGATGCCAAATCCAATAATGTTCTATCAGTAATCCAATCCTTATCAGCCTCTTGAACTTCCAATGTTCTCTCCATAATCTCAATTTGGCGTCCTCCGGCTGCTAAAAACTTCTCAACCTGGATGCCTCCCCCATAATCATAACCATCTCTCTCTAATATTTCTTTAGTAATATCCTTCGAAGCATAAAAAGGAATATCGAGTTTTGTAGCCAATGCCTCGCCTACCGTTGACTTACCCGTTCCTGCGCATCCAAATATTCCAATCCTATAACCCATTATTTCTCCAATATTAATACAACATCTGGCTCACTCAGCCATACATCCACCAAATTAAAAGACTTATTCTCAAACAACTCCAAAAACCACTCATCCAATCTTATACGCTTACCATGATTTCTATAATCACGAGCGACTGCGCAGACTAATCCACCTTTTTGAAGATATTCTCTACAAAAATTAACAGTCTTACCCAACTTCTTTATGTATTCATACTTATCATAATTTCGAGAAACTTCTCCATCCTTTTCTGAAAACACCGAACCAAAATAAGGAGGGTGAAAGATAACCCCTCCACAAAGCTGCTCTGGGCCAATCTCGGTACTATCCCGACACAAAACTCTATTATCGGAAGGCTCCAAATCATAACTAATTAAACGAACCCCTACATCTTCAGCCATATTTTGAGCATTGCTCTCACCAGTATGTCCCGCGAATGGTTCCCAAATTACCGGATGCAATTCCCTTTCTAAAACCTCTTCAGAAAACTCATCCACAATCACAGGATTCATTTCTCCCAATTCTAAGCTATATCCACCATCCTCGACCCGAATAATTGTTGCATCTCTTTTCAGAGAGATATACTTAGAATTCACACAAGCCTCCATGCTTCCTTCAACAAACTTGCAAAACCGTATTGAAGAAAAAACTTCTTCAGGGCATCCTCATCTGTGTTATGAGAAATTCGCAATTTGGGTACTCCAGGTGCGATATCCATCTGCTTTAACGACCTTGCCAGCCTTAGACGTTCTTTGCTTTTTATAAAAACTTCCTCACGCTTCTTACGATGCCCCTTCCTAGTCTTTCCCTCGATGTGGGGCTCTAAGGCATTCAATGCATTTTCTATTCCCTCAATGCTCCCATGCTCGCTCATGTATTTAACAGCCGTCTTTATCCCCCACCCATCAACTCCAAAAATATTATCCTTAGATGGCCCTATCTCCCCTTCAATGGCACCAACCTCAACCCACAACTTGGGTGAAAATCCAAAATCCAATTCAAAACGCTCTTCTGTCCACATCTCTTTCGTTCGAGCATCATATACTTTTACATTAGGGCTAAGACATTGAAAAAAATCCTTATCACTACTTATAATAATGGCCTCCCCTCCACGCTTTTCAGCCCACTTCGCATAAGTATAAATAACATCATCTGCCTCATACCCCCTAACTCTCGCCTGAAGAATATTGGTCAAAGGGAAGGCATCTTCTTTTAATTGGTCCATTTGCTCAAAAAGCGACTCAAGCTCATCATCTGTCCTTTCCTCCGCTGCCTTTCTCCTATTCTCCTTATAAGACTCTGGGACAATACCCTTCTCTTTGGCAAGCTCAGATTCTTCCAGTCTCCTGGCATACCCTCCCTCCCACGCTATCACTCGAAAGTAATCTTCCCATTCTTTGTGATAGCTTATAAGGCTCTTAAATGTACCAAAAAGGACATCCACAGACTTACCCTTATGGGAAAGATTCTTTTTAGAAAAGAACTCTCTAAAACAAAGGTTACTACCGTCAATTAATAATAACTTGGGAGGTTTAGACATCATCAACCTCGACATCATCATCTAGAAGGTCATCAAAGTCATCATCCTCTACTGCTACTTTCTCAACAACAGAATCGCTGGCCTTGGTTCCTTCCTTAGACTTAGAAATAGATGGTTTCTTAATAGGAGCCTTTGGCTTTTCCTCAGGAGATTCAGGCTCTTCCGTTTCCGTTTCCGTTTCCGTTTCCGTTTCCGCTTCCTCGTCAGTGCAAGACAAGACCGCATTTTTTATTGACTCCCACAGAATCTCGTTATTCCTAACAGCCTCAATTGAAGCAACCTGACCTTGTCCAAGATTCTCTCCATCGTAGCTAAACCAAGCACCTTTCTTGTCAATAATTCCCTTTGTAATAGCTGATGTAAAAAAGGCACCAACCTCATCAATCCCAATACCAAAAGTAATATGAAAATCGGCACTACGAAATGGAGGAGCAGTCTTGTTCTTTTTAACCTCAGCCCGAACTCTATTACTAATACGAACCTTTTGCCCATTAACAGTCTCAGTCTCGGAATCCATCCTTCTAAGATTAATTCGAACACTAGCATAGAACTTTAAAGCATTACCCCCTGGAGTCGTACTCTTGTCTCCATAAGTCACCCCAATCTTGTCACGCATCTGATTGGTAAAAATGATTGTGGTCTCGGTTCTTCCAGCCGCTTGCGCCAATTTCTTTAACGAATTGCTCATCAATCGAGCCAATTGAGCGACATGAGAAGCCCCATACTCCCCTTCCATCTCGGCCTTAGTTGTTAAACCTGCTACAGAATCAACAATAATCAGCCGAGTCCCTAAAGTTATCAACTGCCCCATTACATTCATCGCCTGCTCACCATGTTCGGGCTGATTAACAATAAGATATTTTGTATTTAACCCTATCTGCTCAGCATACACCTCATCAAAGGCATATTCACTATCAATCAAAGCAATCTCATCCTCAGGATAAGCTTTTTGAAATTCTTTCATGATGTGATAACACAAGGTGGTCTTACCTGAAGATTCTGCTCCAAATAATTCAATAAACCTACCCACAGGAAGACCGCCCCCAAGGGCAGCATCCAAATCTGGAGACCCGGTACAAAAACGACCAATCTTCTTAACTTCCCTGGAACCCAAGTAAGTTACCGCATCTTTATTCTCACCCCCAAACTGACCCTTATTGACAGTTTCACAAATCTTCTGAATGCGTTCTTCACGAGTTAATTTTTTTAATTCTTTTTTTGCCATCTTAAACCTCCAAATACATTAAAGTGGAACACCAGCCTCTTTGGAACAATCTGCCTTGAAAGGGCACTCCTTACACTCGGAATCAGAGGAATCATACTCAGTCCAACATGGCCAGTCTTCAGCAGGATTAACATTTTCCCAGTTGAATTCGGACTTTTCTTGATTCTCAGGAAGCTCAACAGAAACGTCAGCCCTGGGTAGAGGCTCCGATACTTCTTTCTTCGGAACCTCCACCCTAGACTTAGGCTGTTGAGTTAATTTTTTTTTTCGTCATCACCATCAAGGAAGTCATCGAATTCGTCATCTTCTTCGACGTCATCAACAGAAACTTCCTTGGACTTTTCAGCCACAGCTTTCTTAGGAGTAGCCTCAACTTTAGTCTCAACTTTAGGTTCTTCCTTAGCAGCAACTTCAGCAACTTCAGCAACTTCAGCAACTTCAGCAACTTCAGCAACTTCAGCCCCCTCATCATTAAGGTCCAAAAGCTCACGGTAATCACCATGAAGCCCATCAAGAACCAAACCAGCATCAGTCTGCTTGCCACAAATGGCTAAAATATTATGCTCTTCCAACGCCCTCTCCTCAGCCGTAAAAGGAGTAGTCTTCAAGCCAGTTCCTTCAATCACAGCCTGAGCACTGTAAGCTACACGAGCACCGTTATGCCCTTTCTTGACACAAATATCAATACCATCATCAGGGTCAGTAATGTCGATACCACATTGGTCAAAAATGCCTTCAATATCCCCCCAAGCTTCAGAGCCAACTGTTGCAATCTTCAAACCAAGCTTTTTCTCTTCCTTCCCATCCTCGGATGTTATCTTAATCTCTGGATTATCACGGTCGATAACGTTCCACTTCAAATATGTACGAGCACGAGCAAGAGAAGCCAAAGCCTTATAATTATCATACTGCTTTTTAAGCTCTGCATTGTCAATATCATCTAGCTTATCCTTACCACCAACTTCTTCTTCTATTTCATCCATTATCTTGTAAGAAATTTTATTAAGTTTGCAAATAGGGCAAACCTTAACCTTACGCTTTTCTTCCTTCTCCAAATCCCAATCAAGACAATTGATTACTTTTGGAATCTTATTGTCACCCTGAAAAGCATCTTCCTGACACAGTCCACGCTCCTTCCGCTTAGGTACCGGAGCAATAAAATGGGTGCTAACCTCTACAAAATTTCCCACTAATCGGAGGATATTATCCCCATCTTCATAATCATGGAAAATACCGCTCATTCTAGAATTGTTCCTCTTGGGAGCCCGTTCTTTCAACTTCGCAATTTTGTCAAGTACTGACATGTTTGTTACCTCTCTACTTTACTTTGCCTAGTTCGTCGCCTAGTTCTGTTTGCCTAATTCTCGACCCCACCATGAGGACGCTTTTTCTTATTACCTATTATATCCCGTATCTTCTTTTTCTTTTCAGGAGTAATCGCATTTCCCACATTTTTTTCCTTAAGACTAGCATTCACGCTATATCGCTCATTCTCGCCAATATCAACATACTCTTTGATACTGAAACCCTTCTGCTTCCATGCTTCAAACCATACAGAAAGAAGGTCATATTGCTTCTGAAGACCATCCAGAGTCTTATCTCTATGGGCAATCTCTTTTTCATTATCAACATAAAATCTTGCCTCCACTTCTTCCTTGACCGGTTTCGTAGATGAGGATGCCGTCAAATTAGCTTTTGCTACCGCAAATTGTTTCTTTTCCCACCTTTCCGTATCCTTCTTATAAGTACCAAGACTTCGACCAGACTCTTTTAACAAAGAACCATAATAAGCCATTGCGGATGGTTGCATGGCAACATGCCGGTCAATATCTAACTCTCCCACATCCAGAAGACGAGGGTCCGCACTTTCAAGCTTTATACCTGACAAATCAATAGTGCCCATCGAGTCACAAGAATTTTCAATATTATTTATCACATCACTCATTTATATTCTCCTTCCCAAGTTTCAACTTTTTTACGCAAATCCTCTAAAAATATTTTTCCATCTTTATAATCAGAGACTACCTTACGAATCTCATCCTTAATCTTCTGTGCAGGACCACGAACCAAGGCTCTACACCTATTAGCCAAATCCTCAGATTCTGATTGTTTCAACTTGGTCGTCTTCCGCTCTTTCGCTTCGTCTTTATATTCAAAGAAAAATTTGTCAACATAAAATCTGGCACATATCTGCTTAATAGATGGAGGACACAGTCTCTTATTATCGGGTAAAAAATCCTCAAAAAGCCACCTTAAATAATCATTACAATCAAAATCTCTCTCTCGGAGGCTTTTATTTATTTGATTTATAAGTTTGCCTTCGGCGGCCGTTATGATTCGGGTATACTCACAATCTGTAAGCTGTAAATACCTCTTCTTAAATATAGCAATAAACGTCGCCCTGGAACGACTCACCTTCTTCTGAGGAGAAATAGGAAGATTCCTTTCAACAATGTGTCTTTCCACACTCTTTCCCAAAAGCTCAACATTATGATAAACATCTTTGTGGTCTTCAATACCCATCTCTTGAGCAAACATAAGCACCAAAACCCAAAATCTCTCCACCTTATCTTCAGGTATTTCTATCTTATCAATCTCGTTCATTAATATAACTCTTTATCCTATTCGCTAATTCTTCATCATGGCTAAAGACCAAAGCCAATAACATGTCTTCTCTTCCGATTCGACGGTACATAGATATCGCCCCCTCACGTAAGTGAGTATCTTCAGACTTCAAAAACTTAACCAAATGAGTCACAGCATCATCACTATTAGTTATTAGCTTCAGCACCTCTAATAAAGTATTTCGATTCTCCTCAATCATTGCCATATTCATCAGGCCTTCCATATCTCCCTTAGCCGCCACCACTCTCGCAGCACAAAGGCGAATATATGGGTCTCCATCCTGCAAGAATGGAACAACCGACTCAACATTCATTGGCTTATCGCATTTGCTAATCCTTGTTACGTGCAAGTCCGAGACTCTTCCATCCCGCATCGCTCTCACGCAATCCTTTATCAACCTTTCCTGATAATTCACTGGCTCTCTTCAATTTTTCATAAAATTCATCATCAATTTCGCCTTCTAATCCATCCATATTATATACCAAATCCTCTACTGAGCGGATGCCTCTATTATATAAAAAAGATGCCCTCCCCTTACTGAGACCAATATCTTTACATAACTGGAACAAACTTATAGGAATAGAGCGACGAATCCTATAATCTAAGTCATCAAAAAAGTCTTCCATACCCCATTTCCCAACCTTCTTATTTAATGCCCTAAGCACTTTCCCCAATCGGCCATAATCCTCCCTCAATGCCAACATAGAAGACCGCATCTTCCCCATCGAAGCACCACCCAAAGCCCCCCACCAACAAGTAATGGTAGAAGCACATCCTGAATGCATATACAAGCCAGGCGGCATCCTTCCCTTACAGTCCTCTACCACATCCGAGTCCTGACCATAATTACCATAAGTAGAGCTGAATAAAACATTTCCCAATGCCCAAGAAATGGCTAAGTCATTATCCTCTAAGGAACTCTCAAACAATTCCGTAAAATTATTCTTCCAACTTATAATATCATCAGGATGGTAGTAATACTGAGCCGACAAATTTCCCACCTCGGTAGCTGTAAGATATCCATTCTCTAAATATATTGCTCCCATCTTCTCCAAAGCATCCAAGGAATCTTCAATATCCAACCTTTCACCCTTCTGGTAATAGAAAAAACTTCTTTTAAACCATTCCTTAGCAGTTTTTACATCCCTCACTTTTCCAGAATTAATATCCGGTAAAATATGAAACAGCAAAGATTCATCAGTCAGAGAAGAATTTACCAGAAAGCTATTTTTATCATCTATCTGAGAAACAACTCTTTGGAAATCACACCTTTCAAGGAAAATATCTACATATGCATCACCACCAAATTGGTCCCTACCTGCTCGACCTATCATCTGTCCAAGCTCTATCAATGTTACCTCCTCGTTTCCCCTCCGAGAACCAGTAATAATAACTCGGTCAGCCATCTAGACTCTCCAAATATGATTTGACCTTCTCTAAATCATCATAGAACATTCCTAAACAGTCACCCTTTTGAATATTCAAAGGACTTGGATGTAACAAGGGAATAACATTAACTTTGTATCGAATAGAGAATACCAATTCTCCATGATGCTTCATAATACCGCTCATTCCAGTTAATTGCTTAAAAGCAAAACTTCCAAGACCTATAATGAACTTGGGCTTAACTAATTCAATCTCTTTATCAAGGAAATCCCTACAGGAATCTATCTCATTTTGATAAGGCTTCCTATTTCCAGGAGTGTAGCATCTTACTACATTAGAAATATAAAAATCATCTCTTGAAAGGCCACAAACTTCCAACATTACTTTATCAAAAAACTTACCACTATCACCAATAAAAGGTTCAGCACCTTTAACCTCATCAGAACCTGGATTCTGACCCACTACCATAATATCAGCATCAATATTCATATTGGAAAAAACATTAGAAAGACCATTATCCAAATGAACACCCCCAATTGCACATTTAGTACAACCCAAACATTCTTTTTTTAATATGTCTAAATCATTCATCCTATATTAACTCCTGCTCCAAGAGTGCTCGTACTAACCAGTACATTCAATTCTGAATACGCATCATCAAATTCTTTTTCAATTTCGGCTCGCTTTCTCTTATTTAAACCAGAATTATGAAAAGCCGATTTTATTCTTTCTTTACTTAACCTATTCACAATCTCTTTTCCAACTGCCTTAGAATGAACAAAAACAATCGTCTTTCCTGTAAAATTGCTCTTTTTAAGATGAGCGACAACGGCTCTTATCTTTGACTCGTTACCATCCGGTATTTCATAAAACTCCCGGTTTATCTTCACCGGTCGCCAGTCACTCTTAATATGCTTTGTTTCTTTGCCATTAAGAGATTTTATCCATTTAGCAATCTCCATTGAGTTACTCATAGTAGCTGATAATAAAATTAATCGTGCAGTAGTATTTATGGAAGTAAAACGCATTAAAGCATTCTCAACAGCACCTCCCCTCTTCTCATGTCCTATCAAATGAGCCTCATCAATAACCACACATGCAACACCCTTTAACCATTCACGATATGTTTTTACTCTGGTTTTTGAATCAAAAGACTCACTCGTAAGTAAAGATATTCTGGAATTTTCAAAGTCTTTCATGGGAGCAGGGTCTTCTCCAGTACTCTGCATTACTCCATAATCACAAAACTGTGACTCAGAACTCCAATTCTCATATTTTTCAGAAGTAAGCCTTCGAAGAGGAGAGACATATACTACTCGACTATCCTTCTCTGTAGATAAATGGTATCCAAAACAACATTCTGCGATAACAGTCTTGCCCACCGCAGTGGGAAAAGACACAACCAAATTAACATCCTCATCAAAATAAGGAACAACGGCTATCTGGGCTTTATTAAAGTTTGCAAATGAAGGTTGGAAATAAGGATAATTAACAGTCCTCATAGCAATTTCTTTAAAATATTCTCCACAAATTCCAATGACTCTAACTTCTCATACTTCTCCTTGAAGCCAGATGCCATTATCATTACCCTTTCAGAACCTATCATGGAAATAACACGAATTTTGTGAGTTCCATCATCAGCTGCAAAATCATAACTGATAGCTTTATCATTTTTAGTAATTGATAAATCCAACCTACCCTGAAGGGACTTCATCAAATAATCCCATGCATCAATGTCCTCAAGGTCTTCAACACCCGCACTTTCTGCCTTTTGCCTCTTCGCAGTAGCAACATTACATGAATATGGAGAAGGGAAACTCACCCCGTTTACCACACACTTACCACAAATTTTATCATTTTCATCGTAGTGACCAAAACAACTACCCATTTTTATAGCCTGGGTTGGGCTATGCATCTTCATATCAGACATTTGTTACCTCTCTGTATTCAAAATATTCTTTAAAAATTGGACGAACGACACGCTTAAAAAACGTATAGGCTTCCACATATTCTATACCTAGCTTCCGTGCAGAATCACTAATGCACACCGAAACAGGAAATAAATGGTCATTACTATTGATATTTCCAAATAATTCCTCAACGAACTCAGCCTTCTCAGGGTATTCACGCAAAAGCTTACGTACAACTTCCCTCATCTCACCATTAAGAACTGATACTCCCTTCTCTCTGACAATACCACTCCTCATCCTTTCATTCTTTTCCTCATCCTCCCCATCAGAAATAAAACGGTCACTTCGTTTCTTATCATTATGATAACGACGAGCCAAAACACTTAAGCAGACCCGATAACTCCAAGTGGTGAATTTCCCCTTATCTTTATTAAACTGACCAATCTTTGCAAAAATGCGATGCAAACACTCATGAGCCAAATCATCAAGGTCAGTTGTACAAGTCGCCGTATATTTTCTACATAATTTGTATACCATTGCTGATATACTATGATACAAGCCATCCATAATATATTCTTCCTTGGGATAGCTCGATGACTCCATACCACACGGTAAACCATTAGCGATAATATCAGCCGCAAGCTCTTGGGTTATGGGGAATCTATGCAGGATATCTGGAACTTCTTCTACAGAAGATACTGCAACTCGTTTGACGGGGGACTCACTCGTAAAATAACTTTTTAATCGAATGAAACTTAAAGCATCAACCACTGGAAAACGCTTTATAACACGGGTATTTTGGACACAATACGCATCCAATAGAACTGAAGCCATTACACCTCTCCTTCCTCTGCCTACAGCCGAAAATCGGCAAGTTTTAATAAATAATTCCTATACGGAATTGCCACAAAAAGCCCAAAACGGGCACGCCTCAAAATACTTTAGGTAACACCATCACCGGAAGCATAATCATTCAATATTACATGTTCAAAAATCATTACAAGATAATTTAAAACTTTTTATTATCTTTTTTATTTCATCACGACAAAGCATCTTCGGGTCTGTATCGTTTAACAATTTACACGGACGAACTGGAAACAATCTCGATAGATTTTTCTCCAGTTTTTCAGTAGCTTTATATCCTGCCTTGTCACCGTCAAACATTAAAATGATTTCCTCTGGGTCCAATTTTGCCAGAAGTCTCAACTGTGAGTCCCCAACCTCCAATGGGTCACTGCTTCCCAGACCAGAACCCAACACTGCCAAGCTATTAGGGAAGCCCTCCTGGCTCAACTTCATCACCTCTCGTGCCCCCTCAGTCAATATAATCTTCGACCCTTTTTCACAATTATCATAATTAAACAGACACTCGTTTGATTTGAAATTTTGCGGATACAATACCTTCCTATAATCTGATGAGTCCTTCAATGGATGCATCTGCACCCACTCCCTCTCCCCAAGCATATCAATAGCACAAAAACCGATAATTTTTCCATGCATATAAAAAGGAATGATAGCTCGATTAGTATAATATCCCCACCTCCTCTCAAAAACCCCAAACCTATCCACGGTATTCTGTACAATATTGCTTGGAGGCTTCCCTGGAGGTTGCATGAAAAAATCATATAAATGGTCTGAAACTGGACGATTGTTCAAATCCTTTTGAATCTTATCCAACCCCCATACCTCGCCTGGCTCTTCAGCATTTCTCTTTTTTACATCTTTACGCCTAAGCTTGGATATTCTACCCTTCAAACCAGAAGCCCTTAGATTCGTCACATCGCTACCAGTCATAAAACTTACCGCAGCATCAGCCCCACAATCCAATACTCTACAAATCGTGAAAACCAAATTACTACCTCGGTCTTCAGTAAAGCAATAGGTCTTTCCCGTATCAGTATTTAAACCCCATTTAGGATGACTTGGAGAATTTCCTGTATGATGTTCATGGTCAGGGCAAAAGGCCATTATTTCGCTATTTCGCTCATGTCCATGCTCAACACCCAAGCGGTCTAGAACATCCTCCACGTCCACATGAGGCATCAACCACTCTATGTCTTTGTAACGAGCAATTTCTTGTTCGCTAAGACTCATACCTTGAGGTATCGACGCTTACTCTTTGGGTCGAAAGCGGTAAAGTCCTCTTCCTCGTTAATATCATCATCAATAAAATTCAAGGCATTTGAAACCTCTTCATCCATGCGATTTGCCATTGACAAGATAATTCCTTCTTTAGTCATTGCCTTAACCGCAGTCTCACGAGCCGATGCAACAGCATGTAAAACACGCATGCCACTGTCTTTATCTGCCTCGCCTCCTTTTACCAATTTTCTAAAGACGGATAATAGACGGGAGTTAGTATATCCCTCTACCCCTAAAAGAGCACCATAAGTCTTTTCATCAGGCATACAATCTTTCATATGGAAAACCTCTGCTGCTCCAATAGAATAAAGCAGAGCAGAGGCTACAGCGATAGCCTTATCCAAAGGAGACAACTTATAATTTCCACTTAAAAATCTCACACTCATGCCAACTCGAACCGTCCGAGCCAAGGCTCCTCCCTTGCAACCATAGAACCCATAACCGCCAGGGGCATCACAAAACTGAGCCCTGAACTTATCAGTAAATATAGACTCCACAATTATAAGTGGCGTATTATCACCAACCTCCGAACACAATTTACGAAGTTCCTCAATTAGCTTAGAAAACTTTTCAAGATTCTTATCATGGTCTTCTGACACAGGGACATACGCTGACAAATCCGAAGGAGCATCTTCCTTCTCCAAATTCTTAGCAATAATACTTGGGCCACCCATATATTCTTCTACTCTGGCACTTACAAATCCCCAGTCACCCTTGGCCAATCCACCCACAACGCCCCAGTACTTAACACTTCGGGAACCACTCTTATCTCTCAATATGAGCTCGGTAAAATCTTTTCCACCAGTAGTTTCTCTGATGTGTAATTGCTCAATATAATAAACCCCACTAAAAGAGTCACCAATATTTTGGTGTGTTATCAATACATGTTCTGACATCTTCAATCATCCTATTTTTATCATTTAAACTATCATTTTATTATACGCCAATCTTGGGCAATCTATCCAAAAAACTACTTTTTTTCTCGGATTTTTCTGGAACATTCTCATCAATTTTTACCCCACTATCAGAAACATCCTCAGCTTCCCCATCATCTTCATTATAAATTTCGGGTTCTGGAGAAGGAGAGGGTTCTGGCTCATCATCCCAATTATCAAAAGCATTATCACCTAATATCTCTTCAACCTTTCCAATCTCAACATAATGCCGAGCTTCAAAGTAGAACCCAGGGCCATCTCTATTCTTCTTCATATCGCAAAGCCAATGAACATCCCATAAATAATCTGGTTTACCAACCTCTTCAAAAGTCCCTCTCTTTGTAATCATCAAGAAAGAATTTGCCACATGTATCTGCCCCTTTGAACCATACACATCTAATCTTCCCGCCCTCTTCCCCTTTGATTGTTTTTCCTCTACTTCTGTGGCAGCTTGGGTAGGGATGACCACAGAACATTTACAATTCTTCGCCAACTGCTTGCAATCTGCCGCCGCTTTTGCCCTTTCATCGTTCTCACCCCAGACTTGACCTATAGGTTTAATATGGGGTAAATGGTCAATAATGATAACATGAATATCAATCCCCTTTTCTTTGAGCTCGTTATATGCCTGCTCAACCAGGGTGACGTCAGTAAACTGAGGAACCTCTTTTACGAAAATACGACCCACTCCCGGATTTTTAAGAGTCTTCTCCATCGTCTCAATCCACTTCTCAATATCATCCTCAGAAGTCCGAGCAAGCTTATAATCCAAATAGGGGACTTCCGTCAGGAGAGAGTCAAACTTCATTTCTACTTGGTCTTGACTCTCCTCATTCGCAATATGTAAAACATTCTTATCTATATTGTTGGTAATAATTCCATATTGTAATTGCTTCACAAAGGTAGACTTCCCCAAGCCTGTTACACCTGCTACCAATAAAAGCTCCTCTTTAAACAAACCACCAGTACACCTATCAAATGAAGGAAAGCCAGTTTTAATCCCTAAATACTTCTCCGGATGCTCCTGCTTATCCCGTAAAACCTTCAAACGATGTTGGTAATCAGTAATCTCAACAATCTCATGGTCATCTCCACCATCATTGTTAATAGAGATTGCCGACCTTTTAAGAGATTCTAAAGCTTCTTGAATATTAGCAGACTCAAGCTTCATAGCCATCTCCTCTGCCGCATCCATTATTCTACGACCAATAACAGCCTCTTTAAGCCGACTAATCAGCCCATCGGCATCCTCAAAAACCTCAGTATCTTCAACCATCTCCCATTCCGAAGCATAATAATCCCTCTCCTTTTCATCATCTATGCGTCCCTGCAACTCATATAAAAATAAACGTCTTGTAAGAATACTCTTAGAATTATCAAAAGTGCTCTTAATACATTCCCATATGAACAATCTTTCTTTTCCAGTGAACCATTCCCTCCTCACCTTAAATATATTTAACCGTGCCATCATCTTAGTCTTCATAAGAAGCTTAAGAAATGTTCTTTCCAATTCCCTAGTATCATCAAAACTTGCCATTTATAAAAGTCCTAATATATCTTTTGGTCCTAAACGTTTTAAAACATATTCATCTAAACCATCCCCCAATACTTCATTGGAGACAATTTCCTTCTCATAGAGACGCTCTCGAATACGCTCTTCTATTGTATCACGACAAATGAAATTTATTACAGTTACTGTATTCTTTTGACCAATTCTGTGAGCACGGTCTTCACGTTGACGCATAATGGCAGGAGCCCAATTATCATCATAATTAATAACGATATCGCCCCCAATAAAATTAAGCCCTGTGGACATCGCTTCCGTCCCTATAATACAGTCAATTGAATCATCCGTATTAAACTGCTCCTGCATCTGAGCTCTCTTAGCCTTAGGAACTTCTCCATGAATGTAAAGACACTTCAAACCCATTTCTTCTAATACTCTTACAAGAATATCAGTCATCTTTTTATACTGGCTGAAAATGATAACCTTGTGCATATTCTCTATAACAACTTCCTGAATTACCTCCTTAAACGACTCTAATTTGGAAGACTCACCCTCCTCTTCAATTAACTCAGGACTGTCCAGAAATTGCTTACACCTAATCGTCAGAACCATGGCCTCCGCATCTTCCGTTATCTCATGTCTCTTCTTCTTAATATCATTATATATTTTTCTCTCAGCCGGGCTTAACTCAATAATCCTATTCTCATATATCTTGTCAGGCAGGTCTTTCAAAACATTCTTCTTCAGCCTCCTAATAAAGAAAGGAGCAATCTTCTCACTAACCTCATTTATATTCTTATAGGAAACAACATCCCCACTCCAATTAGTAACAGCATGCTTCTGAAGAAAACGAGTTCGGCTTCCCAATAATCCCGGCATAATAAACTCCATAACACTATGCAACTCTTCCAACTTCCCATCCAAAGGAGTGCCCGATAAGCCAATCCTAAAATCACCCTTCAAACTCTTAATATTCTTACTTCGCTTACTTCCAGGATTCTTTATATTATGTATCTCATCTACCGATATGAAATCCCACACTTTATCCCTCAAAGGAGAAAGTATCCGTTCCCTTTTTGCTATTTTGGATTGCCTCTTCTCTCTTCGCACTCTTTGCTCTGAAGTTTCATCATCCTTTTCCTTTGGTTCCTTGCCACCAAATAAATCCTCCAAAAGTAATTCATAGTTCACCACATAAAAAAACACATCTTTCCGCAACCACTGAGCAATACGTTGCTCCGGGGTTCCATCAATCACTACGTATTTTTCATCAGTAAATTTCTCAATCTCTAAAGGCCAGTTAAACTTCAAAGAAGCAGGCGTTACCAACAATGCGCTCTTTGCCCTTCCCTGATGTTTTAACATCAATGCCAATGCTAATGCTTGAAAAGACTTCCCAAGACCCATCTCATCTGCTATCAGCATACCACTTCCACTAACAAGGCTATACATCACTCCCATTTTCTGATAGGGATACAAAATAGCCTTTAATCCAGGAATCTTCAGTCTTATCTCGATATTATCCTTGGCAGCCTTCTTAAGTTCAGTAAGCTTCCTCTCTTTCTTCTGCTGATTAATAACAAGCTCATCAATTCCGTCTGGCACAAAAAGATTAGGAATCTCATCAATAACAAATTCTAAATTCTCTATGGTAAAAGCGAGAACCCACACACTCTCATCAGCACGGAAAACCCCGCCGACCTCCTGAATCTTCCGCCTCACCTTGTATACGTCATGAAACTTAATCAAACCCTTGTCAATCTTAAAATATGCCATACAATCCCGAATTTAAATAAAAGAGCGTCTAAGGAATTATACCCCTAAACGCTCTTTAAAATTAATCAATTGGAGTAAAATTTAAGGATTAACCGGCTGAAGAAGATTGATAACACCCTCTACCGTGGTATAGACCAATCCCGTATCCAATGTAACCTGAACATCATATACATATTGACCTCCCCCAGTCAAAGAAGTGGTGTCCGAAGGGACAATATAGAAAAACATTTCCCCCTCATCTCCAGAACCAATCGCCCCCTCAGATGGAACCGCAGTACTCTTCTGAAATATGATAGCATCTTCTTTGGTATCCTTAACAGTAAAAATTCCAACAGCATTCGTTACATCAACAACATTCAGATTACCATCTTTAATGAAAACTCGTAACCTTCTATCATTGTCCTTATATAAATCAATAGGCGTATATGGCATCGGTTGCCTCCTTGAACAGTTATTTATTATTCCACAAAGTTTTGTCTCTGCTATCAAAATACCTATAAAATCACACACTGGCTGTGGCGTATTATTGTAAAACGCTAAACTAGGCATAATCCAACCTCCTTTCAATACAGTCTTTTATAGAAGAGGGAGATATAAGATTTAATTTACCATTTCTTGGATGAACCATATTCTCTTGGTCAAACCATCCATTCTGCTCTGGCATAGAATCGCCCCATAGAACCACCGTATCTACACCCATCGCTTTAGACAAATGTTGCCCCCAATCCCCCTCACACACAAACAAATGAGCATCCTCCATCTCGTGAACAACCGAACTCCCATCTCGACCAGTAACATCAACAATATTAACATCTTGCAATTCATTTCGTAATTGATTCCAATTTTCCTCCCCCCATTGAGGACCACGCTGAATTACTACCTTATTCTTAGTTGGGGCACATTTACCATTCAATGAGAATGAACCTATACCCTTCGGCACCATTCCTGCCGACCGACACATCCACTCCACACCATGTTTATCTTTCAAATCTGTAGGCAATCCGACTTTCATGCCCTCTCCTTGAGAGACCTTCACGCATGATGCCCTTTCAGCAATCTCTTTAGAAAACTCATCAGGACATACCACCTCCACCAACACCCCGTTACACGCACTCAATATCTCAAAAGCCGATAATGCCAGAAACATCTCACGCCTATCCTCAGGAAGGTCATATTTCACCACAGGGCGAGAATCAGACACTGAATTATCTTTCGGAGACACTCCATAAGGATTTGGAACATTTGGTTCAGAAGGCTTATCTCCTCGCTTTTTGTAAACCAACTCCAATTGCCCCTTGGGATAAGAATCATACATTTGACCCACAGCAAATAGCCTGGAATCAGTAGGGAATGGTGTTGCCAAGGCCATCTTATACCAGTGTTCAGCACGATTTAAATCCCCCTCCGTTAAAGAGATATCCCCCAACATGGCATAAGGCTCCGCAAAACGAAAATCCTCAATCAAACAAAGTAAATACTCCCTTCTAGCATCCACTTGCTTATTAAGAGCTCGGAAACAACCGCCCTTATAAAGTCTCGCAAAAAATCGCTCCTCTGGCCATTGGCTTATCTTCAAATACTTATCATAAAATCCAATAGCATTCTCCGGCTTACCGCTTTCCCTATAACTATTTGCCAAATAAAACAATGTTCTCTGGTCATCATACCCTCTTTTATAATAATCCTTCTCCAGAATACTAAGATTCCTTGTGGCACTATTACTATGATTTTTACCAGGTCGATGCTGAATCACAATATCCCGTCGATGGTGATGAGGATGACCCAATGTATTTAAATATTCATGACATGAATGATGCTCATCAAATCGAATATTATAACCATTCATAAAAAGACGACAATGCTCAAAAATCATCCCTTCAAACCTCATCTCAAATGTATATAAAGAAGGAGCAATTGGTGCCCCTTGAGCCAGAGACTTTATCTTAAAAGCATTCTCATCATCAATAAAATCATCAGCATCCCACCAACAAATCCAATCCTCCCTACACCTATCAATGGCTTCATTCTTAGCTACATTAAATTGGAAATCAGAAATATCAGTATCCTTATTAAAAAAATTACTATAGAAAAACCTCACTTTCGGATGAGCCTGAGCAATCTCTACGGTTCTATCAGTTGAGCCCGTATCAACGATTACTATTTCATCTGCCCATTTGCTTACACATTCCAACATTCTTGGAAGAACTTCTTCCTCATTTTTTACAATAACTGATGCAGATATACCCATTTTACCTTTTACCTTTTACCTTTTACCTTTTACCATTTACCTTTTATACAATGTTCCGTTGCCAATCTGGCTTTGAAGTTAACAAAACAACCACATGCCTCACACTTTCCACTCTTATAAAATTCACACTCTCCACAAATAGAAAGTCTTCTTCTTTTTTCTTCATCATTCACTACAGCATTTTTTCCTGTTGCAATCGCCTTAACTGTACGACCTGCTGCCTGTGCCACTCCAAATGCCATTTTAGACGTTGTTGCATAGTCATCCGCTGACTTCCCCAAAGGACATTCAAAATCAATCTCTTCAGGATTATCAAATTTCTTTATTACATCTATTCTATACTCACGAGACAATCTACATTTCTTACATTCTCGCCTACTCTTACAAATCCATGATTCAAAAAAATCCATTTAATCTCTCTTCCTCCAATCCGAAGTACTTACAGGAACATATTCAGTCCATTGAACCCCCGTAAGAGTATCATCTTGAGACAAACCTCCGATTGTGTTACCATTTCTTCCAACATTAATCGCATTAACCTTCCAACTACTTGTTGGGTCTACCATCATAAGAGGACAATCCCCAACAGCGATTGGAGTAGGCAAATTAACAGTTATTAAATTATCGGTAGAATCTACAAGCAAGTATTCGCCAAATTGAGCACTATAAGGAGAATGCCCTGCCGTAATCAACTTAGGCATATTACAAGCTGTTGGTCCCTGAACCCCATGAAATCCCTGAAATCCCTGAAAACCCTGGTTTCCATCAGAACCATCAGAACCATCAGAACCATCAGAACCTTGGCTTCCCTGCACTCCATTAGAGCCATCAGAACCGGCTAATCCTTGAGCCCCAGTGATTATAAGAGCACAGCCCGTAGCTTGAAAAACAATATCGGAGCCGGTTGAACCCAAACTTCCCTGAAAGGTAATCTGCCTGAAAGTATTGACGAATGAACCATTGCCTGAATTGAATTCACTATCAGTGACAAAAGTAATTGTCTGCTCAGATTCGCTTGCACCCTGTAATCCTTGAAACCCTTGACCACCCTGAAACCCTTGAAACCCTTGATAGCCTTGATAGCCTTGAAGTCCCTGAAAACCCTGAAAACCATGAAAACCCTGAAAACCCTGAACTCCCTGAGGACCAGTTGTTCCTGTCGCACCATCTTCACCATTAGTCCCATTAGAACCATCATCGCCTTGAGGACCTTCATCCCCATCATCCCCATCATCACCCTTATGACCTTGAAAACCCTGAAGCCCAGCCGGACCTTGAGGACCTTGAGCTCCCCCTCCCGGTCCATCATCGCAATCCTCAGCCGTAAATACAGTAGTCTCTGCTTCGGCTCCTAAGATACCATTAACAGTTACTTGTCTTTTAGTTTGCTTAAAAGTAGGGTCTGTATAATCAGTATTTGTAACAACTGTAAATGTAACTTGAGAACCAATAGCTCCGGCCCCTTGTGGCCCCTGAGGTCCTTGGCTCCCCGAAGCTCCGTCTGTTCCATCTGTCCCCTCATCGCCTTGAGACCCCTGAGGTCCTTGAAACCCTTGAGGTCCTTGAAGCCCCTGTGGTCCTTGAAACCCTTGGAAACCCTGTGGACCTTGGAAACCCTGTAGACCTTGAAAACCTTGAGGCCCTTGAAACCCCTGTGGTCCTTGAAATCCTTGGAAACCCTGTGGCCCTTGGAAACCCTGTGGACCTTGGAAACCCTGTGGACCTTGAAAACCCTGTGGACCTTGGAAGCCTTGCGGCCCTTGGAATCCCTGAACGCCCTGCCAACCCTGAGCCCCTTGGAAGCCTTGGATTCCAGTTCCTCCGACACCCCCCGTTGGACCAACCGGTCCACCAGAAGGTCCCTGCCATCCTTGATTCCCTTGAGGTCCCTGAAACCCTTGAAAACCTTGAAAACCCTGGAAGCCTTGGAAGCCTTGGAAACCCTGGAATCCCTGGAATCCCTGAAAACCCTGAAATCCCTGGAAGCCCTGGAAGCCTTGAAATCCCTGGAAACCCGTTGGACCTGCTGGAGGACAAATCCCATGACAAAAAGTCCACTTAGAGGCATCTTGTATTCCCATTGCACCATTGGCATATTCAAACTCACTAGCCCATTCAGTGCAACAATCAAATTCTACATTCCCATCAAAACTAACAATAACCCCATTATAGGGACTCCCTCCAACCGTTCTTTGTTGAAGCTCTGTGACCTTTCCTTGAAACTGCTTTGGATAACATGCCCCTGCATCAACACCCTCAGGTTTGGGAACATTTACACAAACTGGCTCATCAACTGCCCAACATCCCTCCGTTCCTCTTGAAACACCTGCCAAAAATTCAATGGTCTCTGCCCCACATGAAATCTCATACAATGGAGCATACTCGCACCCATCACATCCCGTTGCCCCACTGCTTCCTGAAGCACCCGTTGGAAGATACCACCCATCAGTTATAATCCCCTGCCCAACTGTGCCTCCGCTTGTATCTTTATTAATAATCTTGGGAAGAGTGAAAATCGGCACCAAATCATTTACAGCATTTTGTGTAGTACCCTTGTTCCCCTGCACTCCTTGAAAACCACTTACAAAACCGCCTTCCATATAGTAATGGCCAAACTGCCCTACCGCATAGCAAAGCACCCTCTTGGCCGCCTCTTCTGGAGCCGTCTTTGATTTAATCGCAGGTAAGTAATCCTGGACACCAATATAATAAATCTGGTCAGGGTCATACTCATCCCCATTATAACCATACTTAACATTCGTCCAAAACCATAAATGAATAGTATTAGAAGTCCTATCATAAACTACTCTTGGAGCATAAACCTCCCTCAGAGGAAGAAGGTCATTCTCATCTGCATCTAGGCTTGGAACATAGGGGACCCACCTCCACCCCGAAACCAAATCTCCACCCTCCCCTACACGCCCCCACATCAATGTTCTTTCACTCTCTTCGATTGTTGTTGGAGTACCCGAATATACCACTCGTGACTTAGTGGAATCACGCCAAATATTTATTCCACTCGTAGCATCAAACCACACAGTATCTGGCCAGAATGCAACAACATCCCTGTCCTTGACAATTACTGGTTCAATATGTCGAGAAACATGGAAAAATTTATTATATTCTAAATTCTTTTTGTCGGTACCATCGTTTGCCATAGATTATCCACAAATTATCATGATACGTGCTTTTTCTTTAGTGCCCCCACTATTATACACCATCACCTCATTACTCTTATCAACTTTCTCATCAGAATTTTCATAGCCAACAGTAAATTCTCCAGAAAAAGAAGGGCCCTGAGGATGAGCAAATATAACCTTCAAACCATCTTCAACCGAGAGCAGGATACCCTCCGTTCCTCCTGTCTCAAAATCCAAGAAGATTGCCCTCTGTCCCGCCAAAGAAGAAACCGCAGATGCAACCGCATCTATCGCAAACTCCCTCTTCTCTCCACCAGTAAAAATAGAAACAACTGGAGTATGCTCCTCATCCCCAAGCTGAAGATTCTTATTAATAATCAATTCATCTTGAATCAACTTACGCCCATGGGGGTTAGTATTATCCAAAGCATGTCGTGCCACATCATCAGAATAAACTTTTCCATCAGGGTACACATTTAAAACAGGACTCTCTTCTCGTAAATCAACATAAGCCATCAACAAATGAGTCTTCTTAGAACCCAAATCCCTAATTGAAGAAGTTGTCTTAATATAAGTACAGTCCTCAAAGGTCTTAGCATACCCTCTCACATAGAGCCAGTTCTGAACACCTTTCTTCAAACCTTCCCATGTAATTCTACTATGAGCGTTAAAGTAAGCACCATTAACCATCCCAATAGCACATGGCATCGTACCAGTTGCCTGGCATGACACCTTATAAGTTGTATCAGTTTCCTTCTCTAAAGAATAATCACCATCATCAAAAACCACACACTGCACACCCTGAGTTCCGGCAATTAGCATATTTTCAATTATTTGATACTTCTTCAATTCTTGGGAAGGCTCTATCCTATCTCCAAGACCGACTACGGGGATGTTCAAATATTTTGTACGTTGCTTATAAGCTTTCATCCGATAACCTCCTCTCCTCCAACTACTGTTTTACCGACCACAAAAGCATTATTTCCATTCTTGTCTTTATTGGTATTATTAGGATTGGCACCTGCGGAATGCCCTGTCATTGCTAGGGTCGGAAGCTTTGACAAATTTGCAGTCATATTCTGATTAGCATTTTTTTGAAACCATGTTCTTGATGTGCTCATAATATCACCTCTATGATGTTGATGTTCTAAATTCTAAATCTGTTGTCCAACTCTTTGCCTGGAAATCTATATTATGGCTTACACTATAAATAATGAAACTGCCCCATCTATCATAAGGTCTAATATCAGCATTTCCCGCAATCGTCGTTCTACCAATAATCGTGTAAGCCTTAGTAGCATTCTGTAACCTATCGGCAATATCGCTCATCTCCGACTGAGTTAAAAACCCAGGCAATGGTTGCACAAGGGATTTTGCCCATGGAATATCAGGAGTAGTAGTAGTTTGACGAGTCTCGAAACGAGGAATCGTTGGGATATCCTCAATCTGAGACCCCTTGCCATCAGAAATCGCTTGTAGTGCAATTACTACAATTTCATTTCTTACATCATCAAAATCAGGAGTCTGGTCTTCCAATACCATCTTTGTATCAGGATAAGCCCCCGACTGGTCTGGACCCAAAGAAGTCGGCAAACCATCCGTCCCCAAATTCCATAAAAATACTTTACCATCCCAAACCGTAAAACCCTGCTGAGTATCTACCATAATATCATCTAAGGCCGCTCTCACACTCGTACCCGACTTCCAATCAAAACGAGCCACGTTAACATCTTGAGATACAGAAAGTTGAATTGAGCCAGCGCTTGGAGAGCCACTCTGGTCATCCACAATACCTGCATAACGAGTCATGAAATCAAAAGTAGTAGAAAGCTTCTCCCCATCAAAAAATGGAACATTGATTAAAGCAATATCATCAAGCTTCTTCTCCAACCCAATAAGAGGGATAGTCCAAGTCGCCCCATCTGAGGATTTGGTTTCAGATATACCTTGTGCTAATCCTTGGAAAAGAGAACCTCCAACGGTTCCCTCCGCTCCTGAACAACTTATTGTAATTGCCCCAATATCTTGAGTAGCAATCGCATCCTGACCGGCAACCCCAAACTTATCAACAACTATTTGTCCACTACTACCATCCGTAGTAATAGAGATAGAAATGCTTTGAATGTAATCAACCCAATCACCCGTTGGGGAAGGGTCTCCCGCCGTACCTCCTGTCCATGTTAAATCAAAACTACCATTACCATTCTTAATGGGGAACTCACGAGTTTCAGCCACCTCTAAAATGCTTCCAAATATCTCACCAGCAAATCGACTATGAGCAGTCTCTGTTAAACGCCAGTTTATATAAAAATAAGAAGTATCTGGCAACGGTCCTGAAAAAGTCGATTGAGTAACCACAGGAGTAGGACTCAACACCGCCGCTGTGCCATTTGCAGTCCAAATCGGATAAACAGAATAAGCATAAGAAACCACACCACCTTGGTCATCAGACCCAACAAAAAACTCATCAAACCAACATTGATTACTGAAAAATAAAGGCTGATAAGAAAAGTCATAACGACAATTCTTTGCAGTCATCGTAAGAGTACTGCCAAAATCTACCGTCACCAATGTCGCTCCTGAACCAACACCTACCTCAACCTCGGCTGGAGCAGTAGGGTCAAAACCACTGCTATAGGGAGGATTCAAGACACTTGGAGCCTTTAACTTCGGAACATAAACACTCGCAGGCTTTACATTGGCAATACTATCCTGAACCCCACTCTGAATCACAATACCATTCCAAACTGGATACACCTGAATAATAAATGGAGACTTATCATCAATATGTTGTTGCTGAGGAGGACCTTCCTTAGTCTTACCCTCCGATAGGTTGGCAGTAATTGTATTATCCTCTAACCCACCAATAGCAGCCTTTAAAGCTCCAGTCTCAGATAAGTCCAATGTCACCTCTCCAAACTCAAGCTTGATGCTCCATGGGTTATCTTGGACATCGCTAGGGTCTGCTGTACCAGGTCTTTGAGGGACTACATTCAACATCAAGATAAACGCCCCTCCTACAACCAAATCACTGCTATCTGATGCCAACCAATCACCAACAGGTGGGTCAGTAGGATTTACCAATTCTACTGTAGTTGTATTGGCATTTGTCTCATCATCTTTCTGCTTAACGGAAACATACTGAGAACCCCAAAATGCACCAGTCTGAACGTTTTCATAGAATGCTGTACCAGGGCTTCCGCCACCATTAATATCTGTCATCGTCCAATTGAAAAGATTTTTTCCAACATTTGTACCCTTTTGAACCTCTGCCCAAAAAACACTATTTAATGCCCCACTACTATCAAAACCATTATCAACCAAAATCTCAGAAGGAACCATCAATTTGGGCATTATCGAGTTTACAGCAGTTACAAAACCACTTGCAGAATTCTGAACCGTATCATCCCAACTCTCCTGAGTCACAAAATCAGGCTTAACAGGACTATTGCCATCCAAGGCATCCAACAAAGGAACAAAAATAAAGAATCGCTCACCCAACTCGGTAGGGTCGAATGTAGTATAAGTTGGGTCAAATTCTCCTTGTGCATAGACAAAGAAATCTTGTTGGTCATACACAATACGAGTGAACTGCTTCCGAATCACCTGAGGGTCAGAAGGTCCTACAATTGAATTACCGATTGTCGCTACTGGATTGCTCATTATGTCTTAAATACCACTAATTGTTCCAGCGACTTTCTTATTTCGCCAGTATTAATTGACTCGCCAACAATCGTAACCACTTGATTGCGGAACATCTGATTATCAAATTTCACTTCCATGGTTCCTGTTATTTTTAAAGCAGGCAACTCGCCCCCTCCTCCGCCTAAATCTCCTGAAGGAGCGGCAAAACCCGGCTTTGGTTGCATGGAATTTTGAGCCACTTTCTCTTGGGACATTACCTCTCTTTTACCCTGCTCCGCATTCTGTGCGAGTTTGCTCGATTCAGGAACTACTTGCTGATTACCTTCAGCTAGAGGAGTCATCCCCAATCCAGTAGTTGTATTCTCAAGAGTTTGTAACAATGCCTTTTTATCTGAATCTTTCTTTAATGATTCTTTCTCAATCTTTCCTAATTCTTTAAACGTTTTCCCAGACATTATATCCTCACCAGGTCCACCTCCTGCTAAAGGATTTCTTATTTCAGCCATTCTCAACTCACGCTCTTTCAACTGAGCTTTTCCAAGTTGTTGCTGAATCTTCTCTCCAGGTGAGAGTTTTTTTGCTTCTTTGGCCTGCTTATCTGCAACTATCTTCTGTAGTTTGTCTCCTGGCGAGAGGCTTTTTAGCTCCTTAGACTTCAAATCTGCAACTTCCTTCTTAGCTTTTTCAGCCTCGGAGGTTGTCCCAGAACCCGATTGAGTTAAAAAGCCATATATTTTAGCAAGCCATCCCTCGCTTGTAACATCATGAGTATACAAAGAACCGGGAGTTGTACCCGCCTCAACTAATTTTTGAATTCCTGCGGCAGATACTTTATTATCCTTGTTGCCCTCTTGAAGACTCTTAGCCATCTCCTCTTCAATACTCAATCTCTTAGGAGCATCAGCTAACAACGCATCCACACCTTTACTCAAACCATCTGCCGTCTTCTTACCTCGAACACCCGCCCCTAATTGTCTTTCAGCAGCCCTTTCTTCGATAGTCTTAACCTTACCACCTTCCGCACCCGTCAGTAATCCAGAACGAGTAGAAACACGAGTCTTTGCCCTTCCTAATAAAGCAACATCCGAGAAAGCATTCTTTGAACCAGCAAAACTACCTCTCAATTGGCCAAAAGCTTTTCCAAGTAATTTCTCAGCAATATCTTTCTGAATTCCAACTTCCTTACGCCTCAGATTCAATGCTTGCTTCGCCGCCTGAATCTCTAATGCTCGAACCTTACGAGTATCCTCGCCAGTACTCCGTGCAACCGCTAACTGCTCTTCAATGATAGCCAACTTCTCACGCTCTAACCCAACACTCTTTTGCTGTATTGCTGTAAACTGGTCAAACGAACCACCAAATTCTGAAAGGAAATCTGCCTGAGCTTCTAACAACCCCTGCTCATCATCCAATGCCGCAATCTTAAGGTCTGCCTCTCGTTGAGCAGCCTCTAAAACTTTCTTCTTTTCCTTCAACTCCGCCTTAGCAAATTGAGCTCTCGATTGCGCATCTATCGTTGCAAGCCTTTCTGCCTTAAAACGTTCCTTTTGACCAGGGTCACTAATTGCCTTCGCCTGCTCATCCACCTGAGCCTTAGCCCTTTCATTGGCTCTCTTGATGGCTTCTTCCTCAAGACGGCGTTGCTCCTTTGCAGCCTTAATCGCAATATTCAATCCTTCACGAGCAGTTCCTGCCAAATCCTTAGAAAATTCAGAGAACTCAAAAAGGGTCTCGCTCAGGTCAAGCTCGGCACTTATCTTTTTTCCTGAAAGACTATTACCAACAGCATCCAATGCCTTCTCAAAATCAATACCAGCACTAAAAAGCTCTTTTGCGTTATCTGCAAGCTTTTTACTATTATCAGCCATCACATTATCAAATTGCTGAAGAGTCGTTTTAAGAACAGCTATCTTTTTTGGGTCTGATTTTGGGTCTGCCAAAGCATCCTCTAAAGCAGTCGCGGCTATTTTTCTGTTTTCTTTATCTATCGCAATCTGTTTGGTCAAAGCTTCGTTGCGAGCAGCATAAAGTTTAGTCTCTTGGTCAGTCGTAGCAACCAATGCCCCTATGATATCCCCTCCTTGAGAAGCCAAAACCTGTTGCGACTCTAGGGATGACAGCTTATTCTCCATACCACGCAATTCTTGTGTCTCAAGAACACCGGAACTAGCCGCAATCGCTGAGGCTACCTTCTTCTGAAGGTCAAATATACTATTTTGAATATCTAAATTTTTCTTAGCCGCGTTTACCTTAGCATCGTAAGCACTCTTGATACCACCCTCTAAAATAGCTTCAGCTTTACCATACTCCTTTAACTTGCTAAGGTTCTTACCTTTTATATTTACAATAGCAAGATTTTTCTCGCTCCCTTTAGCTAATTTTTTATTAATATCAAACATTTTTTTCTGGGAAAGATACACTCCCTCTTCCCCTGTCAACATCTCCTGAACATAACCCTGCGCATCTTCTCCAACAACTTTAACATCTTTAAGTTGACCCAACAATTTCTTCTTATATATATTATATTCGGCCTGCATCTTGCTTTCTGCCTTCGCTTCCTTTTTAGCAGCATCACCAGCTTTCTGTCTTGCCTCTTTAGCCCCTTCTCCTGCCGGGTTTTTCAGAAAAGCATCATTCGCCTCTTTGGCTGATTTATTCGCCTCTTCGGTAACCGCTTTCTGGGCATCTAACTCCTCTTTCATTCCCTTAAGATTTGCACCTATATTAAAGGCAGGAATATTTTTAAGAGCATCATTCGTACTCTCTATGTTCGCCTTAAATTCTTCCATCTTTTTTCTTACCGTAACCAACGCATCGGCACCCTTAGATGCATCTATTCCTGTAACTATATCTTCCTCTCTAGTCTCGCCATAAGGACCCTTTACGGTCTTCTTTCCAACCTTGGCAACACCCCCTAAATCCTTCTTGAGTTCATCCGACATACCAAACCATGCATCTGACACTACCGCCTGAGTTTTTTTACTCTGTTCTGCTAGTTTCTTATCAGCTTCTGCCAATGCATCTCCAGCTTTCGACGCCGCTTCAAAACTCTCAGTTAAATTAGTAAAAGCATTATCAAATTGACTATCTAACCCTTTAGTAAAATCATCAATACCTAAAGCTCCTGCATCAAGCTGAATATCAAATCGACCTTTCTCCAACTCATCTTTCAACCCCCTCAGTACAATAGATGGAGTTTTCATAAGAGCATCAACGACACTATTTACCCCATCCACCAATTCTCGAACAGCAGAAACTTCTTTAGCATAAAGGTCATTAAGAGCAGCCTTACGACCTGAAGCACTAAGCTCTCCATCTTTAAGAATATCAGACCTTCTCTTACCTAGAGAATCAGTAAGCTTTTTAAACTTCTCATTTAAAGCACTAGTGGTTGATTCTATAGCTCTTTCGAAATTACCAGTATCCCCTCCGATATCAGACAATAAAGACAATCTATCAGAAGCAATTTCTAAATTTCTTTCAAAGAGTCTAAACTTTATTCCTTCAAATTCAGCCTTGGTTCTTTGCAATTGTTGTTGAAGAGCCATCCCTGATTCCTGGGTATTCTTCTGCAGCTCCAGCATTGCCTTGGATACTTTATCGCTAGATTTAGCCATCTTGGACCGAGCCGATGCAATTACGGCACCATACTTATTAGATTCACCCTGAGCCTCACGAGCTTTTTTCAGAGAAGCAGCATATTCGTCGCCATAAATTGCACTCTCTCCCAAACCTTTAATCCATCCACCCAATGCTTTGACCCCATCCCAAACCTTACTAGTACCAAATTTTATCAAATCGCCCCAGTCACCAACGACAGCACCTGCCTTGCTAGTCTTCTTCCCCATCCAGTCTAATGCCTTACCAGTTGACTGAAGCCACCCTGCATATTTTTTCCCTGAGTCAACGGTAGAATTAAGTTCCTGCCCCAATCCAGAAGCAACATCGCCTAAGCTTCCAAGGGAAGATATGGCAACAACTGCTACCCCTGCTATTGCTCCAATAGCAGTCCCCACACCAGGAATAACACTACCCATGGCAGCAAAAGAGGCAATCGTTCCACCTGCCTTTAATAGCTCTCCAGAAAATCTAGCAACTGAAGCACCTCCTCGGTTCCCTGATTCTTCCAATTTATCTGCTAACGCTGTGGCTCCTATCCCCACCACAAGTGCAACTGCCCCCCAAATCCCCCCGGCTTTAGCAAATTGAGAACCCAACTTCAACATCCCTCCACCAGCAATCTTGGAAGCATTCCCAACCTTCAAGAGCCCCTTAGCCCCAATCTGAGCTACCTTCCCCAACTTGGTCGTAGCCTTCGTAAAAGCAGTTGCCTTTATCGCCCCAGATACGCCCCGTTTAACTCCGCCAATGCCTCCCCCTCCACGAGAAAATCCTTTCCTTAAAGCCCCTGCCTTACCCAACTTTCCTGCCTTACCACCCAGTCCTCCTAAAAGAACTGCCTTTGTGGTTGCATTCTGAGCCACAATCTGACTACCAAGAAATATCTTCATCGCCCCAAATAGTGCTAATGCTCCTCCTAGTAATCCAATAACCTTGGTCACCCCGGAAGCCACCTCTCCAATAACTGGACCCCAAGTCGGGAAAAGTTTCCCAACCAGAAAATCTTTGATATTCTGCACCTGTTGCTCGGTCTTCTGAGCCACGTTTAATAAATTAACCTCTTCCTTACTCGCCTCAATTTGTATGCCACCAGCAAGACCGGCTGCCTGTAAATCAATAACCGTTTGAATCTTCCCTGCTTCGGCCAATGCGAATAGGGCTGCCGCTTGGTCATCCAAATCAGCACTAATACTTAAATCTGCATCCAAAGATGGAATCTCTTTCAACAAATCAACATACTCTCTCAAGCGGTCTGTCTGGTCTCCACCAAAAGTGTTCCTCAGTTTCTCACCTGCATCCGCTAACTTATCAATGCTAGCGACACCACTTGTTGCTCCAGCTTCAAGAACCTTGAAAAACTCCGTAGCCTGTTCACGAGTCAAACCAAGTCTTTGTCGGATATCTTCTAACTCACCTGGAACTACGATTCCTCCAAGAGCGTGCTCTAACGCCTCTGTCTCACGTCTAAAAGTTGCAGCCTCAAGAGCCGCCCCTTTAAACTCATCTATCAATCCTGCCAATTTCTCAGCAAGGTAAAAGACCGCCACGCCTGCTCCAACTGCTTTCCCGCTCGTTTCCCCAAGCCCTCCTGCAAAACCTTTTGCCTCATTAGCTCCTTCTTGGAATCTTTTACGAGCCAAGTCTGTAACACTGGCCGCCTTATCAATCTCCCCAGAAAGGGTCGAGGACGACCGTGCCAACTCATCAGCCGCCTCTCTTGCCTTCATCAGATTAGCAGCGAGAACAGGAGAACTTTGAGCCAAATCCTGTACTGCTCCGTCTAATCCCTTTAGGTCTACCTGTGCTTGGAAAGCCTTCTTCTCCAAATCATCCATCTCATCAAGGAAGGAAGAAATCGCTTCTCGACCTCCAAGCTCGATACTCAATTCCAAAAACTGTTGCTTACCCAGTTTGGAGGCAGTCTTCTCCAACATTATAAGGTCGGCATTAATCGAATCAGTACCCTTCTTGAAATCCTTAACAAACTCGAAGTCAGGTTCAGGTATTTTTATCTCAACTTCTTGATTTGACAATCTCTCCAAAAGGTCAATTGCCCTACTAACATCGCTATCCATATTTGAGATAGCACTAGTAATACCAGTAATGTTTGCCTCGATTCCTGAGAGACCATTCCCTTTAATGGAAGCAAGTTTTTCAAGACCCTTATAAGCTTTCTTACTAGCCTCGCCAACTGCGAAAGTGCCAGCACTGACCTTCTCTAGAGATTTTGCATACTTATCAGCAATAGCAGTACCTGCCTTCTGCGAATCGCTCAACTTATTATGAGCCTTATCCGCATCAGCAGCCGCCTTAGAGATTCCGTCAAGGCTATTCTTTACCTTATCCGTTCCCTTACTTACGTCATCTGAAAAGTCTTCAAATTCTCTTGGCATAATTACCTTTCCTCAGGACTAAATAAGCACTTGGTCCTTTTCAAATATTGTTAAAACCACATCCAATAAAGCAGGTGGAACTTTATAAACCATCTCAGTAGAGGCATCATTTAGCCTCCCTTCTTTATCATGTTTCAGCTTAACCTTTTCACCTTTTGGATTAGTTAAACTCCAATCCTTCAAATGCCAAACTAAAAGAAAATCTCTCATCTTGTATCTATCAATTACAATCTGACCGTCCTTAGACTGAATAGAACAAGCCTTCCTATAATTACTCATTGCTTCATAATTTGGAACCTTAAAATCAAACCACTGATGGGTATACCTTAAAGAAGGGAACTCCTCTTCTCCAAGCCCAACGCTTGTTCGACCTACTGCTACTATCTTACCTTCCTTGTCTGTAAGAACATCAACCTCGACCTTGCATACATCATCGTCTTCAATAAAGAAATTTGGCAATGCCGCTATTCCATCATCCTCAGTCTCTTCAGAATCTTGAGCTTCTGCCATCACATCTTCGTTATGAGCAATCTCTTTAACACCATTGTGCTCTTTCCCCTCCTCCTTCTGAGAGACTTCTGCGACCTCTTCCGCAACAGGGGCTTCAACAGGGGTTTCAACAGGGGTTTCAACAATGGCCTCAACAAGAGTTTCCTCCACTGCTACCTTTTCACTAACTTTATTTTCTTCATTCTCTTTCACTTCTGTCTCAGACATCTCGTGTCTCCTTTTTATGTTATAATAGTGCCACCAGACCCCACCGAAATGGAGGCTGCTGTTTCAAACGCATTGGTGTACAACCCTAAGTCTGTAACACCTGCGAATTGGAAACCCTCGCTCGCCGAGTCTCCAGTTAATGTGAACGTCCTTGTCGCAATGTTTATCACACTTGTGTTAATCACTTGCTCATAGGTTGTCACACCCAAATTAAAATCAAAAAGTCCAATCTTTAGGTATCTCGGAATCGGAGTGTTCTCGTTCGTATAAACCGGCTGAACATCTTGATTCATTGAGAAAGACCACTCTCTAACATCTGTATTACCTGAATACCAATACCCTAAAGGCTCTGCATCTCCTATAAAAGCGTTCGCTACACTTGCACTGCTTGTTGGAGCCTCGGCACTGACAAAACTTATCGAACATGTCACCAAGCCACCAAACGTTCCTTGTAAACTAAGGCTCGTTATTAAACAATTATCTAATTCTTGTCCATCCTCTCCATCATCAATACCCACCTTGAACATATAACCACGGGACAAAATCCGTGAAGTAGTCAAGATATTTAAAAAACTATCAGTCACATCTAATGATAACTCGCCGCTATAAGCAGTTGCCCCATCTGCATGCTTTACCTTTGACCGACTATCTGTCACTGGCTGCAAGCCAAGCATCTGAAGATAACTAATAGATGTGGCAGAATTAAAACCACCAGAGGTGATGAGAACCTGCTCACCATCAATCTCGGCACTACCGCCATATCCTAATCTTTTAGTATCATCTGCCATAAACTTTACCTTTACCCAGTTCCAGGTACTGAAACTCCCCTACTTGGACGAATTCGTGAACTACCCATTCCTGCAATTTTTGTATGAGAGGTAGACCTAGACTGCGTTTGTTGCTGTGCCGTTGCCTTATTCTCATGATTTACCATCATCTTTAACATCAAATATTCCCTATAAGGCAACCCAATCAACGATTCTCTGTCAATTCCAAATTTCTCGCTATAATTACCATATGTACAAAATAAACTCACTGCCTCACAAGCATCGGCCACCCCACTACTATTTTTACCAAACAACACCGTAGCTTGACGACTTATCATCTGCTCATCCTTTGAAGAAACAGAACACCTCGATTCAAATTCATCCAAAAAAGCATCCATCAATGGAGCCGGAACTAGGCTTATCTTCTCATAACTCTCAGGACACATCCACCCCTCCTCTCTCTCAATCTTAATCGGAAGTGTCCATTCTAGTAAATTACGCTTAACGATTAACCTTCTCATCTCAATCACATCTACCTGATTCTTCTTTATACCACGCTCTATCTCTCCCTCATAAGTACAAACCTTCTCAATCAATGCATTGTCCCCATAGGTCAATGTCTTAAAAACAGCTTCATGCTCTTCCTTGCAGTCTTTCAAGGAACATGGAAGACATATAGAGCCAAACCATTTCACCCCAATACGGACTCTAACCCGTGTCGGGTCTTGCATGGCTTCCCATTCTTTTCTAGCTAATTCTTCAACCGTTATACTCATAAACCGCATTCATTTTTTGAATTATGTATTCCAAAATATTTGGTTGCAATTTCGAAACCGCAGCCCAAGACTCATCGGTTAACGTCTTATTATGATGATGCAACTTCAGCCTCTCATTATCCCTACCAAAAGTCCATGAAACCAAGAACTTTTGAATCTTCAGTCTATTCAAAGAATCTTGGTCAATCATGTGTAGTCGCTTCATCTGGTCATATGAGGTCGCCATCTTCCGCAATTCAACACTGTCATTATAGGTCCACATTTTCATTACTACCTCTTCATGAAAGACATCTTCTTCTTCACTTTCCTCAACCAGAATCCACCTCTTCTCTTTTATTTGAAGATAGATATCAATGGTAAAGGTATCATCAGGTGAAACCTCATATTTGCCAGGTTGCATTAAGCGGACATCAACCCTATCCTCTTCTTTGCCTCCTCGCTTATTTTTATTCTTAGATTCGATTGTCTTAGCCATTAATTTTCTCCTTTAAAACACGAAAGCACAGAAGTCCAAAGTCCAAAATACCCATAATTTTAAACGGGTATGACAAAGTACTATCCTGTGCTTATCTTTCATATAATTCTCATTTCATATTACCAAGTCTATTTATTATACAGACTTGTCACAGCTAAACTTAAGCGACTAGCTGATAAACCGCATACTCTACAGAAACTGGAGTCAATGAATCTGGCCCCTGTACTGCATCATTCGTTGTCAAACTCTCTAAATCAGCCATGGAGATGGATGCACCACCAATATTCACAACCAGTGTTGAGACATAATCAGGAAACGTCCATGTCGTTGAATCAACAAACATGAAGTCTCCTGAAAAAGTGGCTGTCATGGGTCCGACGGCAATGTACTTTGGTGCCTGAGGAGTTGTATTGTGCTCGCAAGCATAGAACTTCACAACTTCTTGGTTGAAATCTAAACTCCAACTGTTGAATTCTCGTAAAGTTCCATCCACGATAATTGAACTATTCCAGTAGGGTATGGGTGATAAATTGCTATCTGCATTTAACGGAGCTGGAATATTCAATGACCCTGGATTACAAAGGAAGCCCTGACCAATTTTATTGCCGATATAGTCACCACCAATGTCGTAATTACTTATCGTCTCGGCTACAAACCCAATAGAACCCTCAAGAACACCACCTTCTGTCGCTGATATTGAAAGGTTATTCCAATAAGATGAATTGAATAATTGCTCGTTACCGTCCCGACTTGAAAGAGTAACAACACCCTTCTTCTGTCGGTCAAACAACCATTCTTTCATCTGGTTGACTAAAAAATCTTCAGTCAATTCAAAGTTTATGCTTCCGCTGTATTCATCAAAATCATAATTCCGAGGCAAGCCAATACCAATCTCCGAAACCGGAGAATTGATTTGACCACCATAACCGGAACTACTTTCCAATCGAACACGGGTCTTCGGTACGGAGGCACCTGTGCAAAGTGCCAAATCTTCCGTAGCATCAACCTTTAACGTCACATAACCTTCATAACCAATCGCCAAAACATAACCTCTTAATTTAGATTATGGAGCAACGAAACTACCAGCACTATCAGACATGATGAATGGAGGAAGAGTAACTGTACCATTACAACGTCCACCAAGACCCTTGATACCGAATCCACGATTCGTTACCGCATCCTGTCCTGTAATACTGTAGTCATCAGACTCAATAACAACCGCAGGAACTTCCATGTAGACCGTTGGGTCTACACCACGAGCGATTGATACTCTGAACCATGTATTCTCAGCGAACATGAATGGAGAAGTCAATGTACCAGTACCACTTGGACCAATAATTGGGTCAAAAACACCATCTTCATTATAGAGAACCAAGTTCCCTGTTACGTCCATCGGACCCTGCAATAACGCCGTTGGTAAACGAGTACCATTAGCAGTATAGAGAATCACCTGATTCTGAGTTACATCAACAGACCACTCAACCGTTTCCAATCCAGTCTGAGGAACAGCACCACCAGTAAATGGAGAACTATAAGTACCTGTCAACAACTGAGCGTTTGTACGCCAGTATGGGATTGGGTCCACATTGTTACCGCCAGGGTTCAATGGGTTGGTTAAAGCTAGCTCTGTACAGTCACCGGCTACAACACCAGTTTTCTGCTGAATATAGCTGTAATCTGAGAAGTCCGTGCCACCGGCAGGGTCAGTCTCAGTACGGTCAAGAGCTACAACACCAGCAGAAACAGTCACGAATGACCCTTCTGAAGTACTGAAGGATGCAGATGTATTCCATGCACCATTCAAGTCATAATTAGCGTTATATGCACCTGTTGTCAGGTAATGATAAACACGAGCACCATCAGGTGAAATATCAATAGAGCGTGGGTAAGCACGGTCATTAACAATCCAATCACCCATCAAATCCCAAACGGCATCTGATGCTTGCATTTCGAAGTCAACATTACCTTCGAATCTAATTGCGTTATCTGCGTAATGTGCTGTTGTCGCAGCATTATACCAACCTGCACCCCAAACTGAAGTACTGTAGATTGGCTCAAGAACCAAGTTAACACTTGCTCCTGTGGTCAAAAGAACTATTGGGTCTGAACTTGGTCCAGTCTCATAGAACTTGACGAATCCTTGGTAACCCATACCCATAGGGCACCTCCTTTTTTGTTGTTATAAAGAAATTTGTCTTTCTTTTAAATTTTGAATTGTTACCTCATCCCCAAGAGTTCCAAAGGAACCAAAAGGAACAAACGAAACGTTTGTCACATCTAAGAATCTATCCGAAGATGTACCGACTGGGATTTCTGTCCCTACTGAGGACCCTCCGCTAATAGTGACATCTATGGTTGTAGGCAAGTCATTAATATCCTTAACCGACAATCTCAAATCCAAATCTGTACCGCCCATAGATGTCACTACAATTTTTAATTGAGTAGCAGCATAATATTGACCGTTGGCCGGATTATTGATTGAACCATTTCCGTAATTTATACCATTTGTAAAATCTATAGCAGGACCACCAATAAGTTCTACAGTCCCGAAAACATCCACTGATTCTGAAAACACATCATTCGCCAACATGTAATAACTTTGCGTACAAAAGAACAACTGACTAAAATACCAACTCATACGAATATCTTCATTTTGGCAATATCCATCCCAACCACCCTGCTGAAGAGGTTGTCCACCTGAATCTTTACGATTAAAATGAGCCAACATTCCAGTCACAATTCGTGATAACTGAGTTCCGTATTTTAGTGCCATACACAAAGTAAAATCCTCGTCAACAATCTCATATTCGCCTTCTGTCGGAATTTCCAAATCTGGATTATCCGTATCCGTTACTCTTGTCACATAATCTCCGCCACCTGTGGCAGTGGAATCATCTAAAGCTGTCTTTATCAATTCAACCTGAGAGGCAGCCCTATCAGCAATTCCTATTAAAACTGAAGTACTTACTAATGACATTATAAATCCTTCAAATAGCTCTTCATCTTATTTTGAACAGCCTTCAATTTATCAATGGCCAAATCCGCATTCTTTGCTCCTTCAACCGCAAAATAAGCCATATCATCCATTGCAACTTCAAGCTCTTCATCGCTCATATCATACTTTATAAAATCGGTCTCCAAATGTTTCAGTTCCGTCGATGACTTATGCATCAAGGCCATATTAGTCGCCACCTTCTTCAAAGCAGGAACCGTTTTAAGCCGAGCGTAAGGCGGCAGTTCCTTTTTTAGCGACTTCTTTTGCGGCATTTCTGTAAATCTCCAATGCTTTTATCCACTCATCTATTCCTGAGATGGCTCTTTTTAACTCTTTCTCGCCCTTCTCTGCATCATTTCGAATATCAAAATTCTTCAAGGAAGCCAAATTGGACTGATAAGGAATCTCTCCGACATCAACCGAATCAACATACTTATCATTCAAATCTTCGCCTAATAGAAGGCTTACCGCTTCATCAACTTTGACCAAATCCATAAAAACCTCTTAAATAAATAGGATATATAAAAAAAATGTGAAAATTCACTACTCGATAATCTTAGGCAAGAGAATGGTTGGCTCATTAGCATTCCCAAAACTTCCCAACCACATACTCTCTGGATAACTTTCATTAATCGTCGCAAACCAATTAAACTCAGCAGTACGCAAACTGCCATCCTTAAAGGCATCGTAGGTAACATCTTGCACTAAACTATCAAGAATAAAAGTATCCACCAAGCCGTCATTTGGAGTCCATTTGGTCTCTCCAAGAACTTTCATCTGGAGATTTTGAGGGCTCGTAAGGATTTCTACTAAAATTGTGGCAATTGTAGCAATATACTCCACCCCATATTGCTCATTTGAATTTTGAACCGTAAGCGTAAATTTGAAATTGTAAGTGGGTCGCTGCGCCCTGGTTGTTGCCCATTGATTTGAGGCATTCGTAGGCTCAATCTCCAAACTAGGGAAAGCATCCGCAGGCAATACATTACGCATCCCCTTAAATACAACCAGAGTGCGACTCGGCTGATAAACTTGAACACATTGATTTATCTGAAGCTCATTGCTTCCAAGCAATTCTAAAACTGTATTTATAATATTTGAGGGATTAGTATACATAATCTTCTCTCATTTCTACATTTAGCTTCTTTGCCATACCTTTTACATACTTATCCAATTCTCGTAAAATCGCTTCCTTATGAGGATGGTCACTGATTCCAACTCCAACAATCATAGAGTCATCTCCATCATAACGAACCAAAGTAGTCTCAAATCCCTCATTATGCTTTATTCGGGAAATATACCTATTAAAATTAGAAAATATCTCATCAAGAATTCGATAGTCTTCACCTAAAACAAACTCATATTCAATATCGGGAATAACATCTTTCGCTATGCTCAGTAGCTCTTTCGCATATCTTATCATGCTACCTCCTTAAAAATTTGCTTGAGGCAAATCAGGAGGTTGAAGCGTAGGAGGCATCGTCCGACTTATATTGCTCTTTTGACGTTGTCCTGGAATTCGGTGGGTAAAACGGATTATGTCATATATCTGCCTACGAGAGCTTTCTATATAATTTGTCGCCTGCTCTGTAGTGTTTTGAGCAAGTCCACTGAATTCTGTTAAAATTAACAGCCCAGCACTCCAATAAATTGTCGCCCTCTTCACATCACCAGGGAAAACAACCTTTGTCGTTCCATCTGGCTGTACTTGATTCATTCCCCTCAAAGGAACATGATAAAGAGGTTCTAAAAGAGCATCCGTATCTCTATCAATCGTTTCCTGATAAAAATTTACAAGAGTCTGAGTTACCTTGGCAAGCTTCCCCTCTCCGATATCAAAAGTCCTCAAAACATTCTGAATATCCGTCCAAGGACCACTGTAATACACCTGACCAGTTGTTGGTGAAATATCACTTGCCATCCTTTATCCCCTCCTGCTTTGATTGACCCCTAATATCCCCGTTGCTATACTGTCAACATCAATATTTGGCATACTACTTTTTAGACGCCTTGCCACCTTCTTATCCTCGACCCCACAACGAATAATCACTTGATAAGCAACATTATCCTGATGCTTACCATCTGTAACAATCGCCCCTTTAACGGACTTCACTTCATTACGCACAGCCATGATAAGGTCTGCCTCATCAATAAGATTAGCAATCTCTTTCATTTCTGCATTTAAATCAAAGCCCATTATCTTTCCTTATTTTGAGCGTCTTCCAATCTTTGGACCTGCCATACTACTCTCAGCATCAGACGTCCAACCAGAATCAACCTCTTCATAAAATTTCTTACGTTTCCCAGTTTCCAAATCCGCAGGACTGTCAACCTTGTACTTCTCAAGTTTCTTCTTGAAAAAACGCATATATTCTTCCTTGTCGCCGCTACCGGCAGCAACAACATCTACAGCTATCCGTTCAGCCATATTGCTCACTATATCTTTCATAACCAACCTCCAAAAAGGATTTGCTTTTTAACTATCATATATAATATAAAAAAGTTCTACATCCGCACTATCCGCCTGAGCGTAAAAAGTCACGTTCGCCAAAGGCACCATCCCCTGGTTCTCACTACTAAGCTTCGCAAATGGATAAAAAGTACCACCAACCTCTAAACCAATCTGGACAAAATTCGTGTCATCTAGATTCTTAAAAACCGCATAACCTGGGGTCGCCACATCACCTAACTCTAAAGCCTCATGTGTCGCAAAACCAATGGTTTGTACATTTCTAATCAATTTAGCATTAGACTGGTCTGCCGAACTTGAGCCAGATGAATATTGGTCTTGAAGATTGCCATTATTCAAAACTGTCTGAAATTGATATGTTATTTCATCTGCCATAATACCACCTTAAATATAACTATTTGGTTTCCATCCTCGTAATCGCCCAGATAAGAAAGGAATACCATGAATTCCTCCCCCCACACCTCCACTAATGGAGGCAAAATATGCAGCAGTAGGAGGAGCAAGATAATTACCGGATTTGAATTTTTCATTCTGCAATGTCTGCTCAGCACGTTGTTCTGCATTCTGCTTCAAGGTCTCTAGAGTGCCAGTAATGTCCCCACCACCGCCTTGATAAACCTCATTTGGACCTATCGCAAAGACTAACCGATACTTCCACAAATCATAATCAAGCAAAAGTTTCTCCATACACATAGCAAAAACCAAATCAACCAAAACACCATCCCAATATTCTGGAGCTTCAGGATTAGAACCTATCTTAAAATTCGTTGGCGGACCTACCGCAGTCGAATTAACAATCTGAACTGCAGCCTTAAACAACCCCTCCAAAACCGCCACAGGAAAATAATCAAACGCATAGCTTATTTCCATCGTATCGAGTGTCCGCCCATCAGCACCCAAATCGACAGGGTCAAACACAAAAGTGCCATACAGATAATCAATCGAATCCAACGAGGAAACATCAAACTCTTGATTGTTTTTCCAAAACCTAAATTTAAAACCTTCCAACCAATTAGCGAAAGTCCCCTCCCAAGTAGATTTATCTGGACATAAAACAGCCAATTCATCATAAATACATATCTGCCTAAAAGATGCCAAGCGTGGGGTCAACAGCTCATCAATCAAATGATTCATATGAGCACTGCTTGCCACTCCAGTGGGGATGTAAGTACCAGGAAAAACACTCATTAGTAATTTATCTCCATAACATTATTTTCAATTTCATCATTGTCTGACTTCTTAATATCAATATCAGTTAAATAAATATTCAAATTCTTACCCTTTATCTTAAGCCCCTTTGGCTTTCCTTCTAATGTGAGCTTATCCTCATAATCAGACCCATTACCCTCAAACTCAACATTGGCAGTAAAATCCAAACCCCCATAACTTTTCAGTCTCTTAAAAATATCCGGCAGACTCAATGCCAGTCTTTGAATCTCTGACCGATAATCACGCAATTTTAATTCCTTAAAAATATCTGAAATTGGCACCTCAACAACTACCGAATCATTAACAACATAAAGCTCATCAAGACCAGCATCCCAACTTGGCTCCTCAGGAACACCCATGGAATCACGGGAACCTACTTGCCCAGACTCGATGTTATATTCCACCTTAATTTCAGGGAGCTTTCTCCCATCCTCAATAATAGAAACTATCTCGTCACTTACTTGAGAGACATAATCACGAGAACTAATAAAGACCTGATAACTGGCTTCCTTGCTCTTCAAGGAATCAATCAATTGGGAAATTTCTTTATTATCCATTTTCTTTAAAGAATCTTTATTGGGTCCGTTTCCGCCAGTCTGTTCAATCAAATCTTGAGCAAATCCAACCTGCTTATCGGTCGCAAGCCCCTCCCCTTCATCACGTCTCTTTTTCATAGTATCAATAAGATTAGAAATCTCATCAGGAGACATCGCCTTTAATGCCGACTTACCAGGAGCCCCTTTCTCGCCCAACTGCTCAATCAAATCCTGGGCAAATTCAACCTGCTTATCGGTAGCTTCAGACACCAAATTCCTGGCAATAGCTAAAAGCTTTTTCGCAATCCTCTTCTTATCCATCTCAATCTACCTTACGTTATAGTCCGCAATATTATTATCCTCATCAAAGTTCTTCAGCTTATATTTTGGGCTGTATTTAGATTGTAAATAAGTGAGCAAAGCTTCTGCCGCTTTTCTATCCTTAACCTGAACCTGAAGCTTTGCCGACGTAACAAACTTACTGCCCTTATATTGACCTAAACTTACCTTTGCATCTAAAACTTTGACCTTCTTATTATTAAGGTCATTTATTAAAGTTTTATTCAAATACCCCTGAGCCTCATCCGACCACTGATTTTTCAACTTCTTAGCTTTTTCACGAATATCATAAAAAGTTCCAGCAAACAAATCATCCGGGCGTGCCTTTCCTACCACTATAAAAGCGATTCTGGTAGCTATTGCATCTTCAGCCAATCTCTGAGCTATCTTTTCCATTATCGTAAAACACCACGCCTTTTCATCTCCCTTAAATACTTTCTGCTGCTAATAGGGTCTGCCTCCCTATGGAACTTCTCCATATCATAAACAACCACAGTCTTTTTCTTAACATTCATTATAGGGAACTTATTTCTAATCCAAATAACTGGATTGCCCCCATGCATGAAAAATTTAGCTGCCTGGACTGCAAAATGATAAGAGCCTGCCACGGTACGCCCAATAGATTGCAACCAAGCCTTATCGTAAAGCTCTTTCATTTTTTCATTTGCATCGTCTACGATAACCTGCTCTTCATCAGTTAAATCTTCACGCCCCTCTATACTAGCCTGAGCTTCTATCTCTCTCACTTTTTCATACAAATCATGACCAGCGTCTTTAGCCAACAGAATAGGCTTTAAGTGAATCTGAAGCTCTCCAATATGACCATTAGGATATTCAACATTCATTAAGATGTCTCGATAGCCAGCACCTGTAGGGTTTGCAAACCTATCCTTAGGTCGCTTCGCTAATTTCATTCCAGACTTACGTAACTCATCTAAGACTACACCTATTTCATCAACCGAATCTACAGCAACGCTTGCTCGCACGACATCTGTTAATTGAGACCAATCCCCATCGTAATCTGATTCAACTTTCTCAGTTGCTCTCTTTTCTCCTTTCAATGGAGCAGTTAAAAGCAGTGGACCTGGCTTAGCTAATTCTTCAGGGTCTGGAGAAGTATGACGCAAACCTAACTTTGCATCCATTCCTTTACCCCTATTCATCCAATCCATCATCTCCTCTTGAGCTTCGGCCGCTTCTTTATATACCTCCTCCTTGGTATGCCCTCTTTGATGCGCTACCTCAGGTAAAACTTTTTCAACTGGCTCAAAGAATCCCCCGGCAGGTAAAACATCCTGACCAATGTCTACTTGCTTAGTCTCCCTTTTCGCTAAATCCTTTTCAGCCTGCTCGGCATCTTCTTTATAAGAGACCTCAAGCAAAGGAAACACCACATCATTGATAAAATTAATTACCCTCGTATTCGTCCGAACTTGGTCGTTAATTCCAAAATTCTTTAAACGCTTTCTACGCTTCCCTCGTAATGTTTTCAGCCCTTTAAGTAAAATATTTGGATTAAGAGCCCTTCCTGATGATTCACGTTCTCTGTCGGAACTCTTATATTGGGCTATGGAAACCAAAGTATCAATTATATCTTCGACCATGGAGCTTGGACGCAACGGCTTGGATACCCCAACTTGCTTCAAAGTTTTGTTCTTATTTTTAAGAACGCTTCTCATTCCCTCGCCTCTGAGAGATTGAACCTTTTGAGCAAAATTAGAATCTTCCTCTTCAGCAACTAATTGCCTAGCCAGTTTAAGGATATCATCAGCTATCCTATCCATATATCTACCTCTATACGTAACACATTGATTTCAAAGACCGCAAGTTATCCACAAACGTGCGAGCCTTAACTGTACCAGTGCCAGAAAAGTAAAGGGTCTTCATCCTTTGCTTATCAGCATCCCTCATTTCAAAAACAAAAACCTTCTTTGGTTTGCCTGAACCAATCTCATCTTCTGTAGCCTTCATAGGCACATCCAACGAGCAAAGAAAAGCAGCAAAATGAATATCCGATGTTCGATATAACGTGGACTTATCTTCGGACATAAAATCCTCCAATCATTTAATCTCTCGCACATCGCCATTGCCATAATCATGTGCTACCATTTTCATTGGTGAAGTATGCTCTTTACGCATCCTTCGTCCTGCCGCCTCGTTCCTATCAGTCATCTCTTTATTGAAGGAATTATTTCTACCAGGCCAACCGCCACCTTTCAGCACAAAGCTCATACTTCCATAATGCCTTTTGCACTCTTCCTCGCACTCAGGACACGGGACTTCCCCATCGGCTTTGCCAATGGGGAAATCCTCCTCAAATACGACTTCACATGCTTTGCAAACATACTCGAAAAGCATTATGCAAGCTCCTCTGAAGCAGTCACAGGAACACGGGACACAACAGCCTCCGCGGCCTCTACGGCGGCCTCTACTTCTGATTCTGATTCTGATTCTGATTCTGATGAAGTAGCAACATGAGCGGCTTGGGGAGCCAACGCAGCCATCTGTTTCTGCATCTCAGCCATCTGCTTCTGCAAGGTAGCATTCTCAGCCTTTAGCACCTCAGCCTCAGAGGGAGCCGCCTCTGGGGAAATATCCGCAGGAGCACTATCCACTCCATCCGAAGTAGCAACAGCAGGCGCAACCTCAAACTCGTCATCAGTTGCAAGGCCCTCATTAGACAAATGCTTTTCCCGATTCATCTCCACCTCACGCTTACGTGACTCCGTGATTAGCTTGGCCTCTTCGGTCTTCGACTCAACTGCCTCACGAGACATTACAGGGGCTCCAGCATTTAAGGCAGATGCCGAACTACCCCCCATTGCTCCAAGGCTATCATCATGAACAATCTCCATCTTAGCAGGTTGGGAATTCTTCAATTGAACCTTAGCAGCAATAACATCCATATTACCTTTTTTCTTATCTCGTCGAGCCTCGCCCTCAGCATCTAAACGAGCAATACGGTCCTCTACCGTCTCATCACCACGAATAATTTCCATCTTACCACCATTCGCATCAGCCTTTGCCTTAGCCTCTGCAGCCATCCTAGAAGCATCCGTCACCTTCGTATCACTGATGTCAATTTCATCAATTAGGTCAGAATCTGACTGAACTACTTTCATGTTGGTTCCAGGTTGCTGCTTTGGTTGTGGCAATGTAGATGGCAATGCCTCAACTCCTTTATAATGCGCAAACAGCTCATCGGTATACTCAACAATCCACGGATTATCTGGGTTTTTAATAGATTGACGCTTCAAGATTTCTAAATCCCTAAATTCATCAAACTTTCGCCCATCAACCATGAGTTGTCTTTTGTCCGAATCATATTCAAGGATAGCCCCTCTTCCAAAGGTTTCCTTTATATAACCCAGATGCATTTCTTTTTGTGTTAGGATGTACTTTTCGCTGGCCATGATACGACCCTCCTTTTTGATTAATATTAATTAATATTTTCAAGACCCCTTTGGACCTTGTTATAAACTACCAACTATTTAGCTGGCTCTTCAACCTTCTTTTCAACTGCTTCCTCTGCCTTCTTAGCAGGCTCTTCAACCTTCTTCTCAACCGCTTCCTCTGCCTTCTTTTCAACTGCCTTTTCTTCCTTACTGCAACCAGTAAAAAGAATAAATAGGCTTACCAACAACACTGTTAATATTTTCATCTTGTATTTCCTTTTTATAAAAAGAGGGTCACGATTGACCCTCCTTAAATTTTAATTATGTTACGGTAGAGCAACGATGCTACCACCAACGCCACCATAAAATAGCTTTGTACCCAAACGACGATTATCTGTCGCAGTAATAAGTGCATCCACCTGAGCCGCCTCGGCATCCGTAAGTGGAATCTCATCCAAATCACGACCAACCGAAACAATCAATTCAACCAAAACATGAGTAGGCTGAACGTCGATATTACAAACATAGTCTGTACTGGCAGTTACAGCTTTCTTGTTGAAGGTTGTAGCCAACCAAGGGCGACTTCCAGTTTGAGTTACCGCATTCCAAAACGACTTCAAAAATGTCTGGACTGCTGTTAGTTCCGCACCCGTAGGTTCAGTAATCCGGGAATTACGACCGATATTTTGTGTCCATCGGGCATATTGCCACCAACTCTTTGTTGTACTTCCACTCATTATGAGCTCCTAATGTTCGCTTTTTTGCCCTCAGAGGTTCTCCTGCGATAACCCCAACATGGTCCGATAAGGTATCTTACCGTCATGCCGACCTTATGGGCATAGGTCAATTACTATTAAAACCAATTATAAAACTATTGTGAATCTTTCTTCTTCATAAATTGCTGATTTTTCTCAAGAGCATGCTTGTTGTAGACATCCACAGCAATCTCCAATTTCTTGGAATAGTCAATCAATTTATTGAAATTTTCTGCTACCACTTTTTGAGCCAGAGGAGACATTTTCTTCACCTCGCTCCCTGGAATATTATCCAACTTTGGTTTTAAAGGCTTCTCCAAAATTGGCATTCGTTCATGGTAATAGACTGATTTACAACCAGTACTACTCAGACTTATTAAAATTATCGAAATTAAGACCGCCGTCCTCATCCTTCACCTCGCTTTTATTTTCCTCTTTATTTACATCCTTTTGCTTCTCCCTGATTTCAGCTTCTTTCTCTAGGGACTCTTCCACGCTATCCATCGACTTCTCCAATGAATCAGCCTTTGAGACATCTGCCTCTTTCTTCTTCTTGCCAACCAACTTAAGAACTATCTCAATGATTGGTTTTACAATTACCATCCAACTCATTACATTACCTCATTTCTTTTGTTGCATTTGCTCAGTAGAAGGACCATTCACATTCTTCGAAGACCACTTTTTCTGCTGTATATTTCTATAATCATCAGAACTAGTAGACTTCTTACTCTTCTTTACCTCATCCAAAATCTTCTCTAAATTCTTTTTTGTATCGGTATTTGATGGAGTCTTAGGCTTTGAAGGGGACAATAATTTTGGATGAGAAGCAATAGGTGTTTGTAAAATCCTCACAAGTCGGTCTTGCTCCATTAGCTTCTCCATCACTCCCACCTTAATCTCACTATCACGAATCTTGTCATTCTGATGAGTAAGAGTCTCCCAAATAATCTTTTCCTCTTTATCCCTAGAATCAAGCAATACATCTAAACGCTTATTTAACAAATCATTCTGCTTCTTAAGCGCCTCTTTGTCGGCACCATATTGCAACTTAACCTTTTCCAACTCAATCTTCTGATACTCAAAAGACTCTAAACGAGCTTCAATACCCTTCAACTGAGCATCATAGGCCATCCAACCCTGCTGACCCACAAAGCCAAGGGAAGTAAGAATAACCGTGATTCCGCCACCTTTTATCAGCCAACCCCTTAAGGTTGTTGGCTTCTTCTCAATCCTCGTAGATTCCGACATTACTTTCTCCTGTAAAGAATGGCAACATTACCCGGCTGACGCTTAGCCAAAGCCTCATCAGAGTTAATTACTCTTTACCGGCTGCAATTAAATCCCTGGCAACCTTCCAAGGAAATTTTTATGGTTTGCCTACGCCTTCGCTGAATGAGCCTGGACGGTCATCCCAAGGCATCACAACTCCATTATTTTTACGAATGGTCGTACCAGCATTCATGGTTTTCTGAGCTCCGCCTTGACGTTCACGCATTACAACCAACGTCTTCTCGTCACGGAAAACAGGAGCTCCTCCCTCAAATTGCGCCGCCTCAACGACCTCCTGCTCTTTATCTGTTACATTTTTTCTGTAAGTAGGGGATGTTAACATTTTAATGTCTCCATTTTTATAATTGGAAATTAGCCTTCTCATAATAGGGAATTATAAAAAAAATAATAAAAAAGCCCAATATTCGATTACGAACACTGAGCTTTACATGAAATAATTATCTAACCACTATACTGTCAACGTTTTAACTACCACCCCTGCCCTTTTGCCCAAGAATAAGTAATCCCTCCAGACAGATGGGAACCAAAAAAATCATCCGTTATGTTATAATCACCCTTTGTAGGAGTAGCCACCCCCAAAATTAAGCTCAAAGAACTAAAAACCGTACTACTTCCTGCCGCAGGCGGAGGGAAGCCTGTCCATTTTTTTAAATCCCTTACAAGAGTTCCAATCGGAGAAGGACTAATTCCAAGGAAATTACTCCATTGAGTCAGCCCAAAAGAATAATTAATCACTCTATGGAGACTCAATGATGCACCATAGTGCCAAGCCTCAGAGACCAAATATGGAGAACCCGTGCTATATGTTTGCTGAAAGATGCCACATAAACTTTTTTCTTCTCCCGCCTGCACTTGAGCAGGTGTCCAGGTGAGACCACACCAGGTAATATTCCCACCGGCATAGTCTGCATCAAAAATCTTAACCAACATCTCTGGGTCTGGTTCACAAGGATTGATGGCAGTGCTAGGGCAACATTTACCCGCAGGCTGACTGTTCGTTCCCATCAATATAACCCCATTACATGTTTGTATACTCGCCATCATAATCCTCTTTTATCCTTATTATATAAATTCCTTTATAAAATAAAAAAGCCCAACACTAAATTAATAGCATTGAGCTTTGGTGAGGATTAACAATTACTTAGCACTGTCAGAGGGAGTGGTAACCACCTTCTTGTCATCAGTCTTTGATTCAATTTTAACCTCATCAGAGCTTTCATCAAAAAATCCATCCGTACTTCCTCTTGAGACATCAGAAATAGCAAATTATTTTAAATAAAAAGAGCCCTCCCCAGTTAAGGAGAGAGCTCATCCGTCTGCCGACAAATTAATTTAGCTTACAGACCACTTTTGGCGAATCTGCTCAACGGTTGGCAATGCCTGAGCTTCTTCTGAAGCCCCTGCTACGGTTCCTTCTGATTCCAAAAGCATTGGGATAATCTTTTCAGAGAACCCAGAAACAAGGTTAACCTTGTCACTCTTGGCATCAATTGGATTGTCGCCATAACCATTAATATGAACCGAATGGAACCAAGTCTTTGAAGCCCCTTTGGAAACCTTCTTGTACTTAGCCCAAGCGTCACATACTGAGCCATCGGAATACCATCCGCCATCGCTGTCCCAACACTGCATGTCAGACAACAGAATAACACGGTCAGGAACAATGTTATTCTTAATCATCCACGCAATACCCAAATGAGCATTGGTCGAATGTCCAACATTTGCGCCAGCAACAGCACGAGCGATACCAACAACAGTATCCGTATTCTTAGAAAAACGGACCTCTTTCATAGTCTGCCCAAAAGAAATCACATAAGCATCATCAGAAGCCTTAGCAACAATACCACAAAGAGAGTTTGCAGCACCGGCACAAGTCATCTGACTTTTAGCCGAAATCTGAGAACTCATTGAACCAGAATTGTCAGCCATTACAACCGTCAAACCTGGCAAGAATACATTTTCACAAGCATGGTTGGACGCCTGAGCAATTGCATCAGTAAGCTTACCAAGACGACGGGAATCGCCACCAAGGTCTTCAATAATCTGATGAGCCATCAAAAAACGAAATGGCAACTGCCTGCTCTTACGAACTTCTTCCAAATCAGAAATCTTTGCACAAACCTTATCAACATGCTCAGCGCTGATTTCTGCTTCATGGAAGTTACGCAGGTTCCTTAACAATGCCATGTAGCCAACTTGGTCATTATCCAACAGATATTCCCAAACAGCCTTCTTGCCAGATTTAGTATGTCCGAATTGAGTCAACAGAACTTCCCAGTTAACCAAGGAAGCCTTAGCCAAATCAAATGCTTTTCCTTCGAACTTCTCACACTTTGCAAGTTCCTTACGAGCCGCAATGATAGGAGTTGCCTTCGCATCAACCACTTCACCAGTGATGAAGTACTTGGCAACAGCAGAACTCAATGGCTTACCGTTCTTACGTGGCAACCATTCCAAAACATCCTTCCAAGTTGGGAAAGAAGAACTGTCATACTTCAACAAACCTCTTTCACCAAACCCCGACAAGGCATCGCAAAGCCCCCAAGCCAAACCATTCGCCAACGACTTATAGCCGAAGAAAAAACGATGCATCATCAGACAAGTCTTAACTTCATCTGGACGCACAACAATGCTTGGAGCATAACGCCTTACAAGAGACTTGGTAGAGTCACAACGAGATGCAATAACCAAAAGAACCTGTGGGGTCAATCGGATATTTGCCTCATTACGAAGCCAGTTGGCAATAGCCAACAAGTCAGCAGGATTATCAGTTTCGGCAATACTCATAGCAGTCGCAACGATTTCACGAGCCACATCATCAAGCTCCTCACATGAGGCAAAACCGTTTAATTTTCCATCCACAATCTTCAGACGCTGTTCAAGCTTTCCGAATTTGTCCTTCATAGATGCACCTCTTGCCGAGGTAGTACGAGCAGCGACAATGGCATCACCACTGTAGTATCGAGGTTCTGCGAAAAACGAACCACCGGTCATAGCAACCAACTTCAACGCAGGGTCGTCAATATCAAAAGATACTCCACCAGCACGGTTAGTAGTTGCATTTTCAGCATTTGAAGGCTTGCTCTTAGCCTCTCTTTTCTTACGAGCAATAGAGTCCATAGTACCCATAATACTCTCCTTTTTCATTTGAAGCGTGGCTTAATTGCCACCGATAACAATTAACTCACAACATGCGAGCTATATCAATACATATTACTTAAATTGGTGGCGGAGGAAGGATTCGAACCTTCGGCCTCCAGGTTATGAGCCTAGCGAGCTGACCGGACTGCTCTACTCCGCAAACTTTAAATTTTCCTGACGTTCTTCGCACAAGCACCCTTAGGTCCCTGCCCAATCTCAAATTCGACCTTCTCATCTTCCTGTAAATCAGGGCCGTCTACCTCTGAATGATGAACGAATACATCATCCTCTCCATCTCTTCCAATGAATCCGAAACCCTTTTCAGAGTTAAACCACTTTACTGTTCCTTCTTCCATCTTTCTTATTCCTTACGTGTAATTAATAAATAACTTTCATGCTTATTATATATGTTTGAGAGTTTATTTTACAAAATTGTGAGAGAATATCAAGCTTTTCCTCAAAATTATTATTTAAACCAACCCGACACAGCCAATCTCTTCTCTATCTCCGTCTGCACAGGAGGTACAAAGTGAGGAATGCCCTTGCCATCATCGGGCAATTTAAACATCAATAATGTATTAAATCCAGGCACCATTACTTCTTTTATCGTGAGCCAGTCTTCTGTAAGAAAATGAAGGTTACCACCATACTGAGGCTTCCAATTCTTGGTCAAATAAAGGACGAACCCAATCTTTCCCTTCATTCCATCATGATGAGCATTCAAAAAATCTCCCTTACCATAGTAATTAGCAAAGACCTCTTTAGGAGACGTAACCTCTTCCCCAATCACCTTGGAGATAAAGCCCAACAATTCAGGACTTCTTAAAAATGGTAAAAATTCGCAATAGACGCAAGCACAATGCTCATAATGATTCTCAAGGGTTCGCCTGAAAGTATAGAAAAATCCTTCTTTACCACTGACTTTATCCAATCTTTCACAGGCTGTCTTTATCGAGCCCTCGTTAAAAGCCTTCTCAATATAGTATTCTGCTGTTCCCACGTAGTTAAAAGCCCTATACCACCACTGAACTTCAGACATCGTAACATTTAAAAAATGATAAAGTTCTTCTGCCACCTCATTACAAAGGATATTATCAATAACAACAAATCCATCTTTAAATGAGTCAGCATAACATTCAATATCATCAGAATTAAGAATTTTAGAATTCTCTAAAACCGTCCCATCTAACAACTTCATCTAATATAGTTTCCTCTTCTTTACTTAAAAATTGGTGGAGGTGGGGGGAATCGAACCCCCGTCCTGAGAGACTTTCAACAAAGCTCGCTACATGCTTCTCCTTTATTCCTATCTCGCTCTTCTTATTGGAAAAGGCAAACCCTCCAAAGAGCCATCCCATTCTTTACAAGGAAGGATTTATGGGAGTTATCCTAATCTCGAACCCATTGACGACACCTCATAGGGCTAAAAGGCGTAGCTTATGCAGCTAATTTTTCCTGAGCAAGCCCAGGAAATGCAAGAATATTTTTTGCAATTATGTTTTTGACAGATGTTTTACGAGGCCAACTATCATCCTCGGCATGCAACTTTGAATCCTACCAAACAGTCGAATCCTGGTCACCCCCAAAATTGGGGAAATCAGCCAACCAGGCGACAATATTAACGACCTTTGCTCTTATCATCGGGACGGTCATGCGAGGACCTAGTTAACTGAAAAATAAATTGATACCAATAATCAAAAAGAGTCTCATTTGCTTGTGAGTCGGCAATCTTCTTAACTCACGCCTTAAAAGATGACTTATATGCCACCTGCTCCTCCATGTGGAGAAGATACCGTGCCTAAGCACTTCAGCACTTCAGTATCTATTGAGCTTCTCGTTTCCTAGTGTAGAAGTATCTCCTTCTTGAAGCGTATCAAAAAATATAAAAATAGTACCAATAATCAAAAAGAGTTTATGTCTTGTGTGGTCTACGTTTACCGTGCCCCGAAGGGTTTACGGCACCGGTCTCTCCACTTTGGTTTCCCTATACATGGATGTCGCTAGCCACCCTCAACCGAATTGTTAGGGTGAGCATATTCGCTACCTTAGGTCCGTTATTCAGAAGCAACTCTCTTCCGAAGCGTACTATTAAATTTTCAAAGAACACCATTCTTAAATGTATTATAACCTATTGTACGAAAAAATCAGATACTTTTGTATCAATATTTCAAATTTTATTTATTTTATCTCTCACTTCATCAAGACCTAACACTCTCAAATTGAATACCGGGATTCCTTTATCCATAGCCATCCTCACTGCCTGACCAGTTCCTCCCTTAACGCCTCCCCCTCTATCTGGCTCAGAACAACACACCACAAAGGAAACCACTGGCCACCTATCACCATCCCCCATAATCTGATAATAATTCCTTGCCATCAAAGCTCGTCCAGGTCTTCCCAGTCGCTTGGGAGAAGGATGATATTCATCTACAGACTCCTGAGCCTTGACATTATCACCCACCACGTACCAATACTTAGCCTCAGTTGGACCATTAAAGCCCTCCCATGGAAGCCAAATCACAGCCTTATCCCTATCTGACCCATACTCAAACGCATAATCAGAACCATCGGCATGACCCGAATAAAGATACCAGCCCTCGTCACTTAACTCTGAAGCCAACTTATTCATTCTGGCTTTCTCATCAACCGTTACATCTCTACTACCAATTCCTGCATAAGCTCTAATCATCTTTCAGACCCAACTGAGACACATCATCAACCGCACTGTTCGTAATCGGCCTTCTAGAACTCTTTATATTCTTAACATCATCCAAATCATTAGCAGCAATAGACATAGGGTCAAAACGCTCTATAAATTTAACATATTTATTGGTCTTCAAGTCAATAACACGCCCATCAAAGATTCTCGTCTTTCCCTCCTTCCGGACCTTTTCAACCGAATCCACATAGGACTCCATCTCCTCCTTATTGGAGAAGAGCTCATAGGCCCTCCACTTATCATCCACAAAAGCCTCCAGTCGAAAACGATACTTCTTATTAGGGGATTTCCCCTTCTTATCCTTCTCTCTGGCCTTCCGCTTCTTAAACTTTCTCTTTTCACTATTTTTCATCAATTGCCCCCAACCAAGAAATAAAATCAGATGGCTGTACGAGATTTAAATAATTCACCCTATTGGCAGTTAAATCCCCATAAGTCAAAGGCTCTGGAAGAACTACCCGCTCCTGTAAACCCTTTCGAATAACCCCAACACCCTCATCACAATCAACTACACACATATTAAGCTCAGAATTCTCCGCACGTAAGTCCATATAAGACCTCCAAGCAGTACCATTCCACCTTTCCCCTCTCTTGCCCTTAAACTCCGATGCAGGACGCTGAGACCACTCATCTGGAGGATTGCAGTCATGCATAACGATAGCACCACCATCCATCAATACGCTCAAGGCATTATTAACATCTTTAGTAACCTGCTCCTCAGAATGGTCACCATCAATAAACACCAAATCAAACTTCTCATCATTACTGGCAAAGAACTCATCCGAGAACATTCTATGGGTGGCCCCTCTTGCATGCCGGTCAGGGTCAACCCCCACCTTATAATCACACAACACAGTACGCATATTAATCCCAGACTTAACACCAATCTCTAAAAACCTCTGGTAGCCATACCTCTCAGCCAAAATATTTAATATCTCTGTTCTATTCATCATTAACCTCTTTTATAATTGCCCATGAATCCGTCCCCTCTATATCATGGGGAATCCTCACTATTTTATTAAAATCCTCTTTGAAAAAATCCCTCAAAGCACTCTCTACTCCAAATATTGCAGTTGGAAACTCACCATCTAAAAAAGCATGTCCAGCAATCAATCCACCATTTCTCAATTTGGGATACCATGCTTTTAAATCCGCCAAGCACTCATTATAGGAATGGTCTGCATCAATATAAACAAAATCCAATGAACCATCTTCAAATTTTCCCGAAGCCTCAACACTATCCATTTTCATTATTATGCTTCTATCTCCATACTTTGATAATGTATTCTTTGCCTCTTCATATATCTTATCATGCTCCTCTTGAGGGAAATTGGCCACATCTATATAACCATCTACATACTGCCACCTGTCCACCGAATAAATAGTTCCAGAAATCCATTGCTTTAATAAAACTTCGGAATAACCCCCTCCCTGCGTTCCAACCTCTACTCCTATTCCACGGGGATGATGGCACTCCAAATATAAGCCCAAATCTTCTCTTCGACCTACGCCAGAAAGCCTTATCGGAGCTCTCCCATCTGTCCATTTTAAATATTTGTTAACCATCTCCTTATTACAATAATTTGGGTCGTTCCCTTGCGCATTCCTCCAATACGGCTTATGAAATATAACCTCTAAAGGTGAAACACTTGTTCCATCATATCCACCCTCCAAGGCAGGCATAGCATGAGACCTTGAAGCATTCCTCCAATCCCTTCCCTGATACCGATACAGCATACAATCAATATCATACCCAGAATCTAAAACCAATTTAGACATCTCAACCTCGCCCCCCATGACCGCTTGAGATGGCTCGGTAAATTCACTACTAAAAACCTCAGATATCTGCGCAAGCCCTATCCCGTCCACAACAAAGAAAAAACTTTCAACATAGGGATGACAATCATTTCTGTGATATTTGCTCATAGCAATGCTCGTTCCAACCAGCTTAACCCTGTCATTAATTTTATTAACAAAAGGCTCAAAACAATTACCCCCAATTCCAGAATGCATAAATGGACCCAACACCCCACAATTCATAAACACAAAATAATCAAAATCATCTCTTGAGTCAAAATAATCCAAAGAAGCCTTATAAGAGCCAAAATCAAAACCTTTATTCTCTCGTCTTATGATATGAATGTTTGGCAGATTAGGGATACTTACACTACACTGATACCCCTGAATAACAAAACAATAAGTTACATCCTCATAAATAGCATTCTCTAAAAAGAAACGTAAATTATCAGTAGCATCTTCCCTTTCTATATAACAATAGCAAACTAAAATCTTACCATTAATCGCCACCTCGTCAGGCTTCTTCTTGTCTAGAAAAGCTTCATGAGGAATAGCAACAAAATTACCCTCTTCTCCAAACCGCATGGAAGTTCTAAATATCACAGGCTTCCCCTCATGGGTAGACCCATCCAATCCTTCATTCTCATCCGTTACCTGCAAAAACCACTCCCACGCTTTCTCCCAGTTAAGACCAACTCCATAATTGCAGTCCGTATCACCAAGCCACACCCATTCATATCCTTCCATCTCTATCTTTGACAAAGACCAGTTCTTTTCTAGAGTGCTTGTACTCTCCCCATCATCTAGGTTAAAATCAAGGTACTCAATCAAAGAGGTGCTCGCCAAACTATTTTGTTGGCAAATCTCTTCCATCTTTTCTTCCCAGTCATCAACTGGCTCAACGCTCTTATAAATGTAGACCTTAGAAGCCATACTAAGGAAAAGCTCCATCTTCCTAATGAAGTCATCTCTAAAATTTCGAGTGGATACCAATACAGCTATTTTCCTTGAATCAATATTATGGTTATAAATACGAGGAAGACCTCTTGGCTCATTCCTCTCAGCACTCCACTTTATATATTTATCTAAATACTTCGCATCCGCCAGCCAAGAAGACTTGTGAAAAATAACTTCGAATGGACTAATATTTACTCCATCATACCCTCCCTCTCGACTAGGCATATCATACTTCCAGTTTTCCTTATTTTTCCAATCCAATCCCTGATAACGATAAAGCATACAGTCAATTCCATATCCTGCCTTCAAAATAACATCAGACAATCTCCACTCCGCCCCAATAGCCTCCTGTTTTACTTTATGATTTTTAAAAATATCTCTACTGTCTAAGGCTACATCCAACCCCACCCTATCCAGCATAAAAAAATACCCCTCAACTACAGGATGAGCCCCGTCCTCTCTTCTGATAATACTGGAACCCACCAACTTCACACTATTATTCATCTTATCAGAAAAATATACCCACCAATCCCTCGACCCATAGGCAGGCAAAAACGGACCGACAACTCCACAATTCATAAATATGAAATAATCAAAATCATCCAAATTAAATGACTCTAAAGCCACCCCATAAGCCTCATAATCATAACCCTTATTAGGACGCCTTATAATATATACATTGGGCAAATCTGGGATATCCACACTACACCTATACCCTTGAATGATAAAGCAATAAGTAATTCTATCAGATAATCCATTTTTAATAAAAAAACTTAAATTAGTCACTGAAATATCTCGTTCTACATAGGAATAACTAACCAGCGTTCTCCCACAGGCTGTATTTTCGCACAATACCTCTGAAGGGTCATCCCTATAAACCTCCCTATCTTTCCCTAAATTATTAAATATATAATCTTTAGTCTCATCAAAGCCACGCCCATCATGACTTAAACACTCATACATCTTTAAAACAAATTCAGTATCAGTATTATCAAAATTCCTTAAGCCGTCCCAGTCTACATTATGTATATATCGGACCCAATAAGTTATCTCCTCAGATTCATCAATTTCAGATATTGCTCCAGACTTCATAACACTATTAATAATCTTCCAATCATGAACATCACTGCTATCATGAGGAGGAACGTTCTTAAGAAAAGAAGTCCTCACTATCATCTCAGAATGTCCAATATCGCCTTTTTTTACAAGCGGACTACGCACCTCTCTAGGACCACCCACCATCGTCGCCTTGAAGAGTAAATCGACTCCTCTTTCTTTTATGCTGTTATAATAATTTTCAAAATGACTAGGATATAAAAAATCATCATCACCAGTAAAAATAAAATATTCACCTTGAGACTCTCTAACGGCTCGATTCGTAACCGCATAACCGTATCCACCATGATGCTCCTGATTCTCCAATACAATTCTATTACCACGACTTTCTGCCTCTTCTATCCATCTTAAGATATCCTTGTCTTCTAAAATAAGGCTTTCAAATAAATCGCATCCATCTCCAATAATAAATGCCTCCCACCCATCCATTGTTTGATGAGTAATACTATATATTTGCACCTTCTCTAAAAACGGTCTTTTCCAGCAAGGCATCACTATGGATAATTTAAAATCTCCCATATTTAACCATTCTGTTTTTCCAAATAGATTAATCTTACCTCTAAATATTTTCTATTTAAACTCTCCAGCTCATCATTTCCTATGCCGTTTTTTGACAGCCCAACCCTATTAATTTTTAAGAATTTTATAGGATTTTTTACATAAATCTTACCCGGCTCTATTTTCTTGTTCCTTCCTACCATCGCTCCCATTCCAATCATTGCATACGCCCCGATAACACTAAACTGGTGACAAGCCGAGTTTAAACCAAAATTAGCTCCACTCATAACATACGTAAACCCAGCCAGTGAAACACTACAGCTCAATACAATTCCATTTTCAAGAATGCTATCATGCCCCACATGGCTCCCCTTCAAGAATATATTGTCATCTCCAATAAGCGTGTCCTCTAAGGTCCCAGCATTAATAGTGACAAACTCCCTAAAGACATTTTCATTCCCTATCACAGTTCTTTTAGGGCTTCCTTCAAAAAAACCCCTATTCTCTGGTGGAGAACCAATCGAACAAAAACCCTCAAATCTATTCCCATTGCCAATAACAGTGTTACCACTTATATGGCAATAAGGTCCAATATAATTGTCCTCTCCAATTTCGACACTGTCTTCAACAATAGCTGAATCATGAATCTTATTCATCATTATTCTCCAATCATGCTCTCATCCCAAGAAATAAAACGCCTTGGATAACGCTGTCTCTCCTCCATCCAGCCAACCAAAAACTTAGTCTCCAGTATCGTACTCAAGCCAAACCCCAATTTGACAATCAAATTCGTAAAACGAACCTCACCCTCAATCTCATGCCTCCGATTAGCCCCACGTTCATCGGTATGAAAATAAGGCAAGTGGCCCCTACCCAAAAGCTCTGAATAATTGCTCTCCCATACCAGCTTCAATATCTCTCTTGTCGTCGTCCCACAGGCACCATGCGCATGCCATCCAAGAACATCATCTACAGCACCCACGGTAGCTACAAATCCCAAAGGCCCTCCTGATACTGACTTCATATCAATCCTCTTCAACATCTCAATAGAATCACTCAGAATATTGTCCTTTAAAATAATCTGGTCATCCTCGCAAAATAGCCAGTAATCATACTCAGCACAAAATTCCTTAAAAGCAAAATCAAATGACCCAAAAGAAAGACCAATATTAAAACGATGATGAACCATCACCTTACCATTAGCCGTAGACTCTCCGTGGAGCTCTTGAACATACTTTAAACACGCCACATAGTCCTCATGTTTGCCTATGTTATCACCAGGTAAAGGCATTGGATGAACTAATAAAATATCCATAGGGTACCCATAATCGAGTTCCTTCTCCTTCGACCACCAATACTTTAACATCTGCAAAGTCTCATTGGGGTCTTTAGTCCCCCTTCCTTCCCTCCTTCTATCCCCAAACCATAAAGAGATAACCTTAACACCTTTTTCAGTAAGATTGGCAAGAGGCTTAGTCATTGTTATCGACTTACCAAACTCTATCTCATTAGAGAAACATACCCCAAATCCCAACTTCTTATAAAGCTCCAACGCAGGATTATAATCAAACACCTCAAGATTAACAGACCTGTACATCTTAGCTTTTAATATATAAAACAATTTCTTATAGGCAGCAGTGGCATAGCCTTGGCGACGATAATCCATATGAATATCAATTCCCACCATCAACTCATAATCGGTACGCTCAGAAGTCCTCACATACCCAACTGGCTTATCAATATCTTTATCAACAATCAAAAGCCATTCTGGGGAGGTCTCCTCATGCCACTTTTTAAACTCCTCAACAGTATACTCATCACGAGTATGAAGATATTTAATAGTATCAGGATGATTCCTAATCTCTAAAATAAACCCTGCATCATCCTGAGTAACACTTACAAATTCTATATCCATTACCAACCACTTTTTATACAATCCACAATATACTTTGTGTCTTCCTCGGCTACCCACCACCCAACAGGAATAGATACCAACTTGCCAATTACAGAATCTAATTGAGGAAGCTCATCTCGATATTCACTCACACAGGTATGGATGTCATTTCGCTCATGAACTTGGCTAACCATAATATCACATTCTTTCATCTTAGCCATGAAACCATCTCGGTCTTCGACCAACATGCTGTAAATCCAATAAGAAGAATCTACCTCTGAATCTCTCTTCAAAAGGCTAACACCATCAACATCAGACAAGTTCTCATCATAAAAAGAAGCATTCCTTTGATGAACAGAGACATTCCAAACAATATGCCTCATATTGGCAATCCCTACTGATGCGCAGACATCATTCATATGAAACTTGAAACCCCACTCCTTAACGTCTGCCTCGCAGCGAAAATCCTTAGAATTGGTCTCTCGGTCAATACCATACCATCTCAATAACTTCGCACGGGAGTGATATTCCTCTGGCATCAAAAGCATTCCACCATCAATTGCAGTCAAATGCTTGATTGCCTGGAAGCTGAACGCACAGAAATTACCATGAGTAGTTCCTATCTTCTCCCCATAATATTCCCCTCCAAAAGCATGAGCACAGTCTTCAATCACAATGGGACGAAAGCCATACTTCTCCTCTGTCTCATTTTTTATCTTTTCGAGCTCATCCAGGTCAACAGGATATCCTCCCCAATGAACAACCATAATTATCTTGGTCTTGGAAGTAATCTTAGAACGAAGGTCATCCATATCCATATTCATCGTGGTTGGGTCAATATCAACCCACTTCAGGCTCAAGCCGTTGGCAAGAATAGGCCAATTGGTTGCCGTACAAGTAAGGGGAGTGGTGAGAACCTCGATATCAGGCTCATCACCTTTTGCCATATGGAGAGCCAGATGGAGGGCAGAAGTCCCTGAATTCGTGGTTACCACAGGATGCCTCATATAATCAGAGAGGACAGACTCAAACTCTTCTACCTTCTGACCTTGACCGATGTATCCGCTCTGAAGCACTTCAGAGGAGGCTTGGACTGCCTGCTCCGACATAAAAACTTTAAATAATGGTATCATTCATGAATTCCTCAAAATAATGTTGTTATAGATTATACCCCATCCATTACATTATTTTGAGTATCCATGAATTATTCGACTTATTTCAATGAAGCCATGGCTGTTTTGCCTTCCTTCAGTTTTCTTAAACTTGGGATACCAAGCATGGTAACTAGATTTCTCACCTGTTATCCATGCCGCTTTACCTTTTACCACTGTAGCCCCTATCCATGAATGAACTTGCCCCCAATTCTTATAAATAAAGTCATTCTCTCTCTTGGAGGTAATAGTCGCCAAATGACCGCCCACCGACTCGCAATAAGCCTTTGCATCAGCCCATGACATCTGAAGGGGGATACGCTTGTAATAGTTTTTGCCAAACTTAATAGCTCCTACCTTAGAGCCTTGCTCAATCTTCAAATCAGAAATATCAGCCCTCTTGCCATTTGCTACAGCAAAGGCCACAAAGACCTCATCTCCCGAATCTCCAAAATCAATAATCTTTGAACTTTTACCATCTACAAAAAAACTATATTTTCCAGAAACTCGGCTGAACTGGCACTTCTTCGAGGAACTGCCAATCTTTACCCAACCAAGATTATTTCTATCTGCTCCTGAATACGGGAAGACCCCAACAGCAATTATATTCTTTGCTGAAAGGGAAAACTTAAAATCTCCTCGGATTGGGCTCTTAATGCCAACCGCAATCTGTCCGAGACTTTGCTTGTTGCTCTTTGCAGTTGTTTTATTCTCAACCATAAAGCGATTTCGGCTCTTTTTAATTATAACCTCTTCAGACGAGGATACCCATAAACGCCCATTCCAAACTCTAGCAACTAAACCCAATTCAGGCTCAGGCTCTGACTCATCTTTTTTGGCAACCACAGTTTTAGGCTTCGCCTTAATCTCCTGATTCAGCAAGTCATTAAGCTCACCCTCAACCCCTGAGACCTTCAACTTCATAATCCCCAACAAAACCTTATCCTTATCATAATCAAAGGTCTGAAGCACTTTGTAATAAGTCAACGCCAATATCTTATCTTTGCCTGACTTCTTTCTTCGCAATTCCTCTGCCCTCTTCAGCACATAAGCAAGGAACTTCTTCTCATCCACCTTCTCTGATGCCTTGGGAGCACTACCTTTCTCTAAATATGCCATAGCCAGTAAGAATGTATTATTCTTCGGATTCAACAATCCGCCCAACCTTAACATGGCAAGCCCCTTCGCAGATTCGACATCCTTATTAAGAATGTTGCAACCCAAACGAGGAGCATACTTAGAGATAGTTTTTTCGGGTTTCTCAACCCCAAGTAAGGGAATCCCCCAAAGGGCACCCCACGTCATTACAATAAACAGCATTTTCATCATATTATCCTTTATTTTGATTAGCTTTATTAACATCTACATTAACATATAGCATTTTCTCATCAAAATTACGGAAATTTCCTTGTACTATTCCATTTTTATCCATTTTTTATTTGACCGCCTCTTCTTGGATTTTCACTACAACTCCTTGAAACAGCCTCGCTTATAGAGCCCGCAACAGTCTGGGAATCAGGAAACTGGGCATTATATCTATCCTTGGATATCTCATGGAATTTCCTCAAATGCTCTGTCAACTTCTGAAAACGCCCATTACATATCTGGCATACTACATAATCATGCCCCTCAATACATTCATCTCGATAATAATTAGCAGGACTTTCCAACCACCTATCCAAGCTCTTCTGGGTTTTAAACTTCCTACCGCTTCCAAAAGGACACTCCAAGGAAGCCTTACGCTTATCTACCTTCGAGGAAGTAGACTTCCTCCATATAGGATTCTCATTAATATCCTTGATGGCCTTACCTATCCAAGCACAGACCATTGGCTCTATTTGATTCCAACGACCCATCACATCATGCTCTACCTGAATAACATGGCAATAAAAAACCCCCTTCAAATTAATGAAGGGGGCTTAAGTCTTGTATCCTAATAGAATTTATACGTTTGTTACGTTAAACTCTAGTAATATTAAGGACCTGCAAACTGAAGGGGTTATAGGCCCCAATTCCAATTTGTTCGAACATGCTGAAACCAATCAGACGGTTCTTTGGGTCATCCGCACTAAGTACAGTCAACTCAGTACGTACCGGAATACGACCGAAGAATTCTGCTTCACCGCAAACGTATACAGTTCCTTCAGGAACGATACGACTCACCATGAGTTTAGCACCCCAAAGAGTAGCCATAAGACCAGTCTTTAGCAATACTGCTTGAGTCTCAATGTCAAGAGTATCACGGTCCCACTTACGTAGGTCAGCATAATCCTTGGCATTAAGAAATACAGTAGCAACACGAATATCGCTACGCTCAATGTTAGCGAAAGCATCCGCCAGAGCATTTGCAGTCAGGTTACCAGTAACCGGAATCGCAGGATTCGGGTTAGTTGGGTCTGCTGACAGAGCATCCATCACGGCAAAAACCTTACGGTCTTCTTCAGCCTGAATCTCAGACTTACCGAGGTCAACCGAACGCTCAATCAGGTCAAAACGACGCTGCTTGATTTCAGTCAACTGAATTTCTGGGTTAGATGCGATTTCGAAAAGAGGAAAAAGCACACGTTTTGGTTTCGCAACCGCAACGATGTTTTCGCCTTCTTCGCCTACCACATAAGCGGTAATGTTTGGGTCTTTGTCATAAATTGGCAAAGCACCATCTGGCAAGCTTTCTACATAAAAAGCTTTACGACCGACAGACGTGTAATCACGACGACGACGTAACGGCTGAATCATACTTGCAGCAAGACGGGCACGACCTGCACCTGTACGGATATGCTGAGAGATGATTTCATTTTTGGTTTGATTGTCTACCATTTGAATATCCTCCTGGTTAGATGCGCTCGTCGAGCCCAAGGGTTGGAGAAGAAGTAGAAGGAGCCTTGGTCAAAAGACCGATTTTGGTTCCATTCGTGCTTACTTCATTAGTTAAGAAACCCTGAGCAGAGCAATACAGGTCATTGCCTACAGCGTAGACTAAATCTGCACTTGCCGCAGCATTTTCGGTTTCGAACACGTCAACTTCTACTGAAGCTTGACCCTTCATGATAGCAATCTTACCGCTAGCAACTGCTGGACTGTTCTCAAATGCAGCACCGGCTGCATCGTTAACAAACAGACCCATAGGCTGAAGAACATCAGTACAAGGAACAGCAGTATAATCCAACCCTGCTGACACACCTGCGACGGACCCGCCGAGAACACCACGAGGGGTGTTGACGCTCAACGTGGTGTTAGTATTAACACCGTAGTTCTGCTTCGTGAAACACTCATCAGAGAGCACAGGAATAGAACTTAGTTGAGCACGAATTAAGATAGTTAAACTCATAACTCGTTTCCTCCTTAGTTAAAGATTTGACTTACATCTGGAGCTTGTGCCCAGATAGAACTGATGTCAGCTTTTCCACTGCTATCGCTAGCAACTTTAGGCTGTCCACCTAATTTAGTAACACCTTGCTTTTCAGACGCCTCCTTCATTTGAGGGAGTTCTGGCTCGTCAGCTCCAAAAATGGCTGCTTGCAACAAGTTGTTGGTTTCCGGGTCGATATCCACATCATCCATTGAAGCTGAAAGCTCAATGTCCATTTCATTCGGCCCGCTTAAAGCGATGGAAGCTTCCTTGGAATCACCATCATCTTCTTTTTCATCTTCATCTTCAGCCTTTTTATTGGCTGCAATTCTTTTATCAACTTCAGCTTGAACCCTTGCATCGAAGGCTTCTTTGCTTTCTGCTGCTGTCTTTTCGTCTTCTTTTTCTTCCGCCTCTTCATCCTCAGCCTTCTTCATGGCTGCGACTTTTTCAGCAACGGCAGTTTCGAAGTCAGGGTTTTTAGAAGCTTCTTTTTCTTTCTTGGCTTCTTCTTCTGTTTCTTCTTGAATAGTTTCAGCAGCCTTTTCTTCAGCCTTTTCTTCGGCTTCATCAGCAGCTTTCTTATCAGAAGCTTCAACCACTTCCTCTTCCTCTTCCACCTCTTCTTCAGCATAAAACTTTTGAGTGTCAGCGAAGCGAGCAAGAGTTCGGTCTAAAGTGTCTTGACCCATAGCCATGAAATCACGAGCTTGGTCTTCAACAACAGCTTCAGGAACTTTTTCTCCGAGAAGTAAGAAAGAAAGACGAACAGCTTTACTTGCAGCAATCTTTGCAGATGCAACAGTTGGAGCTCCTTGTCCATCACCACCATCCTGAGATGGAGCTGGGGCACGTTTCGTAATTGGGTCAACAATTACTTCGCCGCCATTATCTTTAGGAATCCCAAAACCGATTCCATCACGAGGATTATCTTGCCAATCATGACGCATATCTGGTGTTGGGTGATTTAAGGTTTCATCCCAGTTATCATACTGGTTATCACGCTTGAATTGACGGTCTGGCTGATTCACTGTGCCCGGATATGCCGGGTCACGAGTAGCAGCCTCACGTTCTGTAAGTCTTTTACGCTTACTCATTAGTTGCCCTCCTGTTTAATCCGAGCATCAACAGCATCAGCCATCTTATCCAGACGGAATGCAATTTTTACTTGCCCATTTTTTTCTAAATAGTTAGATACACGGTCAAGACGAGCAGACGCACGCTTGAGGAAATCTACAGAAGTCATACTCGCATCACGAGCCGCATCTTCCATAGAAGGTTCGGTTGCCAGGTCGCCTTTGCCCATGAGATTGACAACATCGCTCAAATAATCCTGAGTAATCTCATCTTCAACTCCCTCATCGGCTGCATGCATATAACCCATTGGCTCTTCCATTTCCATGTAAGACATCTCATCATCAAAGTCATCATCAAGGTCATCCTCAATAATAATGTCATCGTCCATGTCCATGTCCATGTCCATGTAATCCATGTAATCCATTGACTCTTCCATTTCCATGTAAGACATTGGTGCCTCCATGGGAGCTCCCATTTCGCCACACGCCAACTTCTCTTCAATCTGTGCAATTTCTGCTAAGATTACTTCTGAAGCGGTAGGACGACGGGAGGCAGAAGCTTTTTTTCTAAGGGATGCAAGACGCCTTTCGGCTGCCCGAATCTCTCTCTTTAAGCTATTTTGTGCCATCGTAAATCTCCTTTAATCTGCCATAATGCAGTACGGTTCTTATTGAATAAAAAAAATATAAAAAAATTATTACACTTTTTTATTTAAGTAATTGTTTTGCCAGACCAACCAATCGTGCTGCCACAAGCTCTCTTTTCTTCCTTTCAGAAGCAGAAAGTTGCTTTTCAGCCGTATCGGGTGGAACAGGCCAGTTTTCCATTGCCAACTCGTTCTGAGAGCCAAAGTCATCCTGGGCATCCCACTTGTCAGCATCGGTCACTGCACGCTCTTCTTCCGCCAACGCATCAGCCTCAGCCTGAAGCTCAGCATCTCCATCCATTGCTTTGATTCGACGCTCAAGAGCATCAATCTCACCAAGGATACCGGAAGCCTTACGGCTATGACGACCACCAGTCATTCGCTTACGCTTATGCATGAGTGTTCCTCCTTTTAGTAGTTAATATTAAATTACCGAGCCACATAAAGGGACCTAGCAACACGATTAATCATTTCTTCTTTCTGACGCTTTCTCAATTCATCCTGAGCAACACGCAAAACTATCATCCCATTTCGGTCTGCTACACGCATACGGAAAATATCTTCAACTGTCTCGGCTAAACGGTTAGTAGGAAATTGTAAAATTTGAGCAGCCTTCGGAACCTCACTTAAATAATGATTCAAAACAGCTCCCTCAAAAGCGGGACGGTCCACCCAAGATGCCTCAATAAAACGAACACTATCAGGGTCTCCCTCCCATTGCTGAGTTTGAGCATTGAAAACCATCCGACCACATAGCTCAGCAATAACCCTCTTAACTCCATTCTTATCAACAAAGTCCTGTCGTAATTGTGAAGCTATATGATTACAATTTGGGTCATTGTCGCCTAACACGACACCACAAGCCGAACACTGAACATGATTGGCAATACACCCCATGGACATGGAATCTAATTCGCCAGAAGCAATCTTGGTTACCAAATCACCATGCTTCCTTTCAGTAGCAACCAAAATATCAGCATAGTAAACATTCGCCGTCTGACCCACCTTATTCTCATATTCAACAGGGCGAAGAACAACATCTAAAATCTTACCTTTAGAAAGCTCAGGAATCTGAACATGCTCTAAATAATTTTCTGCCCCTATGAAGGTTCTGAATGTAGAAAGCAAAACAGGATTCGTCCAAGCATTACCATTATTATTAACCAAATCACTACAAGCTGGTTTAATATGATAAAAATTATCCTCTACGTCCACTGATGCCACAATGGTACAATGACTGAAAAGATAATTATCTTGATTGAATTGCTTCCAATCAACATGGATATTCCGAGCCACCTTTACACGACCATGACCTGCCTGAATTCGTTCCCATTCCTGCTTTGGTCTTTCTAAAATCGTGGCTAATGGCATATCTATGCTACTGCTTCGCACATTCGCCTCCACTAAACAAGTTTCTGAAGTACAACGTCTATTCATAATAATTAAGCCCGCCCCCGAAAGGACGGACTATAAAACTCTCTGTTTAGCTTACGTTGTAAGAATTAGGCAGATAAACCTCTAATACATCAGACTCAGTACCAGGCTTACCAACACCTTCATATTGAAGATAATTCTTCTGGATGGTTGGTTGAGTCTTGCCACCCTGACTCACAAAATTAGTAACACGACTAGGAACGGCAATCTTATTTTCTTTGAAGAATGGTTGTTCTTCTTCTCTCAATACCTCGAATCCCATAATAATCTCCTTAGGGTTTTTGGTTACGTTTTTACTTCCCTCTCCGAGAAGCTAATATTTCAAGTTCAGTTTCCGGCTCAACAATAGTGACAACCTTGCTTGATGGAATTTTGAACTCACAAGTCGGACAAGAATAAAGCTTCTCCTTACGAGTAAATGGATAAACCTCCAAAGACTCTTTACATTTGGGGCAACAAATTGGCTCCACGCCATTTTGCTCTTTTTGGGTCAGTCGATACTGTCGCCCAGGTCCACCCCAATACATCGCTCTGCGAGACTTAACGGAAGCAGTCCTTTCCTCAGTCTCTTCTTTTCTCAAATCTTTTTGCAAATTCTGCATAATACTGAATCCGCCACCACGAGGCTCCTCAATACCATGAACTTCTGGATTGCCTACAAAATCGGGAGGAACATCATCAGTTTCTTCAGCACCACCAACCATTACCTCAAAAGCCATTTTAGCTCTTCGGGAGGCCAAACGAGACTGCAAAGTCTCTCTATCTACAGGACCCATCCATAAAGCTATTTCATCGGGGTCATGCTGAACATAACTACCACCACTCCAAGCGACTAAGACCTTATTAGTCTTCTCACTTACATCTTTGACGATACCATACAGAACACGACTATCGGTTAGGATGGATGATACCATATCACCAACCTCAAATTGCCTAAGCATCGCGGCTAATTCTGACGTCCAATAAGTACTGCTTCTTCGACTACGCATTGTAATCCTCCTATCAAAAACATTTATATAAAAAAATTGTTAAAAAAACGATTTAGATTTCAACTGGCCATTTTGGACGAAATTTTCGGTCCGTAAGTGCCACCTTCTTAATATCCCTTAAGGCAAAACTCTTTATCTTTTTATCCTTCATGTCCCACGCATACAACATCTTACGAAGACCAACCTTCAATCTCCTAAACTTGTAGGAATAAGGAGCCACCACATACTTCTTTGTCTCACCAGTCGTGGTTTTAGTGTATGTAATGATGATTTGGGTATTACGAAGGGCACCCTCTCGAATCGCCAAACGCTTATTCCTTTTAGCAAAAAGAGTACCAGCCTTATGTTTTTGCCCTACACGCTTCGGCTTACGCTTCTGAGCCTTCGCCTCCTGGGCTTCAATAAAAGCTTGCTTCTCAAGGTCTTTCAGACCCTTATCTATAATTTCCTGGTAAGAACGACCTGCCATTACGAAGCTCCACGACGGTTACTGCCAGTTACAGGCTCTGTGATACCATTCCTACGTGCCTCCGAGCCAATCCCCTGAATAGCAATATATTCATTCTCTTCCAAATCAGGTTCATTGACCGGAGTAGGAGAATCCGCTGGATTGTCCGACCAAGAAGCACACAAAGTGCCTTGCGTCTGACCCAACTCATTCTGAGTATACCGATAAAACCAATATACTGCGGGGCAAATCGTCTGATGCACACACACCAAACATCCTTGCCCTCTAGCCCTTGCAGGTCCGGGACCATTCAAGGGATAGGGGAAAGTTAAATTATGAGGATTAGGGTCTGATATTTGATTAGACATTCAGCCCCTTAAACCAAGCCTTTCGCCCAATCATAACCAGCAATACGCTCTTGGTCTCCATCAACATCTTGTGTATCAGTTGGGGTAAACTCATATTCTGGAGTATTACCCGTCCCCCAGACAGAATCATCAGGAAGAAGATAAGTAACGGGAGTTCCTTCGACTGGAGCACCAATAACTTGGTCAGATACTGTATTCCTATGGAGTTTAATCACACGAACTCGCTCTACCTCTAAAGGTCCATTCTGCTCGAAAGCAGGCAAACCAACTGGTATACGATAAACTTCTGGCCAATTCTGGTCACCTGGACCTGCATTAACTTTCCCAGGCGTAAAATTAGTTCTATTTGCTTGCGAGGGAGCAAGCTGACCATAAGGAATATCATTAATATCCCATTGTACTCTTTCATTAGCTGCCATAATTCAGCCTCCTTTTTTAATTTTTAATTTTAAACCGTGGTTGCTCTTGCCAACATTAATAATATCGACATATCCCAATCATGGTCTGCTCCTATCGTCTCTGCTGTCAGGCGAACAATCATTCCATGCCCTAACTCAGAGATATCCGATGTTTGCATCTTCATAAAACCACCCCCTAATAAAGGGAAGCGATTAACAAAATTATGAAACGTAATTTGAGTATTGAACAAATTATAACGACCATTTCCCGTAGGAGCAGCACTTATATTCTCAAACTTGCTAGTCGCTGCATTCCAATCTGCATTCCAAAAAGCCACTGGGGGAGTGCCATCATCCTCATTTGGCATATAAACCAAACCACCATCATGCTCTTCCAAAACCCCTGTCGCAATATCAACTGTTCCATCCCCTGCTGCCGGAATAATCAAATAAGGAGCAGACGCAGGACCATTCGCATAGTTCGTATTACTTCCAACCGTTGTAATAGCCAACTTAGGAACAACACTCAATGATATTCTGTCAAACTCTGCATTACGCCATTGGACATACCCCTCATGAAGCCATGTCCGATTAGCAACTGCATTGAACCAAATATCTAAAACTTGAGGAGTCTCATCAGACACCTTATGCTGAATAATCATCTCCTGTCCGCCCTTCTTGCTACCTACCGAAGTGGCATCATCCCCTTCTCCGGTAAAATAAATCACAGAGCCGATAGGCTTAGAAGATTGATGAACCCTCTGCCGTCCAGAAATATCATGAACCTCAACATTAATCTCATCTGCAATTGCAGTCTTAGAAGAATCTACAGTATGAGCAGTATTTGTAGGGCAACTTGTTGGAACATCTTCCCCTTCGGCTTTCCATACATATTCATATTTTAAATCAGTTTCACACCAAATCTGATATTTATTTAATACACTCATCTTAAAAGTCCTCCATTAATATTTCAGCAACAGAGAATCCAAATACGCCCACCCAGAAGAACCAGAGCGTCTTATTTGAATTTCCAATACCGTTTTTCTATTGCCAAGAGATTCCAAATTTGTCAAAACAACAATATCTGGCTCTGTATTATTAAACCCTGTGGCTTCTGCAATGACCTCACCGCCATTTTTACGGTCAACCACTCTTAAATCATAAGTAACATTAGAGTTTCCCGCATAACAAACAGCCTCAATCTCTCTTATCACACCTGTCTTTTTACCATTATAAACAATCCTTGAAACTTTCGTATATGAATTTTTATTCACTTCCTTATTAACATCAACTTGCTGAATCTTGGAAGCACCTTCTAAAATCTTTGCATTTCCTTTTGAAAAGACCGAACCATTCCAACTCCATTCAAACTCGGCAACACGAGAATCAAAACGATGTCCATTCTCAACTATTGTTTCAGTGGCAGCATCAAATATTCCATCATTCGCCATATCACAATACCCATACCGCAACACCTCATTAGTAGCCGTATCAATCACTATCTGCTTTACGCCATTATAAGCCATAATAAATCCTCCAAGTATTAAAGGTCATCATACCACCCTCTAACTGAAATCCCTGCTTTGTTATTTGCCCCATCAATAACCTTGTAATCAATAGATTGATTCGCATCAGTAGGTAGCTCTAAATAAAAATTTGCTTTTTTACCAGAAACAGAACCTGTTGCAAGTTCTGCAATAGCAAAAGAAGAACCAGTGATTCGGAACTTTACATCATCAGAACCATCACCACTTATACCCGTTTTAAAATCAACACTTAAGATAGCACAACAAGAAGTCTGAGGCATAAAAGCCGAAAGGTCTACGGCTGTAAAAGTTGATGCAGAACCATTATCAAGAACGCTCGTGGTTGACAACTGCTCATCCCAATAAAATCTTCGGGTATTGCCAGTCCATCTTTCTTGGAACGACATGATATTACTAGAGACATCTGTCTTCACCCAGCCAACCCTGCGATAACAACAATACCCCGATGGCATATCCGGCTCCAGACTTAAAGAAAATATTCCGGCTGAAGTAATCGTCTCATCACCATTAGAAATAACAAAAACAGCATACCAAGTATCTGCCTGAACAGAGCCCGTATCCAGACCATTCAAACCACTTGCAGTTATATCAATAGTGATGGAGGCATCAAGAGAAAAAGGAACACCCCTCCTTCTTACTCTTCCTTTACTAATATCAATCTCACTATCTGGAGTCATCGCATTATTAGAGATTGATAATCCAACCACTAACCCACTCATTTCTTCTGGTAATGGCTCATCAACTTGACTTGCAACAATTCCATCCAAAGTAGTCTCATCGCCACCTGACAACGCAGTCTCAAAAAAGATATCTACGCTAGTCCCATGAGTGTTTATGTAAGCTAAAACAGAAACAATAGAACTATCATCAATGTCTTGACTTAAACAAGAAGGGTTAACCTCTTTTACATAACTATATTTAAATGCCATTAGTTAGCCCCCTCACCGCTTATTTCACTAATTCTAATACGAGCACGCCTTATCCGCACTGTGGCATTACCACCACCACCGGGAAACCTACGGAAATCCATATCAATTATTCTTCCTGTCGCACCAGTTGGTCCAGTAATAGCAACAGGGCCAGTAATGAGCCATCCCGAACGCATTGAATAAGCATTAGCACTAGATGCCTCAAATATATCCGAACCTAAAACCCAAGTATCATCCAATCGAACACGAGTCTCCACTAAACGAGAAGCAGTGTCAACAGTATGTTCAAAATACCACTCAAGATAATAATGAGACGTACCATTCGGAACCCAGCCTAAACGCATTTTCTCTACAAATTCAGTAGTAGAAGTTGTGGAGGCTTCTTCCTCTGCTGTTGCAACAGCAATAGCAACAGGTATTCCAGTTACCCCGCTAATAATTTCACTAGCTGTCAAAGAGGGTCCAGTTATACCTTGAATGCCTTGAGCACCCTGAACGCCATCCTGTCCAGCATTACCCTGCACGCCTGTAAATCCCTGTAAGCCGAGCGGACCTTGACTTCCTTCAAATCCTTGCAATCCTAGAGGTCCTTGAGACCCAGTCGCACCATCAGCAACAACTAAATTAACTCGTCCACCCGTTGCACCAGTTGCAACACTAATAGCTCCTGAAAAATTAAGAACTGCACCCCAGTCAATCAGGGGCGTCCCATCATTCTCCACACCCATAGACGACACCAACTGCAAGCGAATATCATCAATCAGATTACCAAATTGGTCTCTTAAAATAATATATCCATCATCAACAGCACTTTGTAAATCATTAGACGAGTACAGCTCGCTCAACCCAAACTGTCCTGTCAAATCCTCACTTACTGTGGGATGCACAAAACCCGGCTCTTTTCCTAAATCTCTTATAGGAACTGGACTTAGTGTTCCAGTCGTTGTTAATAAAATTGGATTTGTATCTGCCATATTTTTATCTTCCTGTAAACCAAACCATTAATTGAGGCTTGCTGATAGAGCCCCCTAAACAATAAGTTGCCAACGTATCACCAGCACTTACATCAAAGTCCTTCAGCTCAAATGCGGTATCCGCTGCCGTTATCACAATAGAAACACTTGGAGTTGTAGCACCATTAAGCCTCACTTCTCCTGTCCAAGACTCAACCCCATCAGTGGATGCCGATAAAGCCCCAATTCTTGCATCTGATGGAATAACCAATGGAGCTAAATTTGTTGGAACTGTATTTTGTTCCAAATAAGAATCAGAGACATTCGAACTCCGACCAGTAGTCCAAAGAAGAAGAGCACTTCCAGTCGGTCCCGTAACTCCGATAAATCCTTGATTCCCCTGAAGCCCTTCAACTCCCTGAGGTCCTTGCACACCGATTCCAGTTATACCAATCAATCCCTGAGGACCTTGAAGACCATCGGAACCAGTATCGCCCTGAGGTCCTTGTAGTCCTACAAATCCTTGAAATCCTCTCAATCCTTGCGGACCCTGTAAGCCATCTGAGCCTGTATTTCCTTGTGGCCCCTGAAGCCCATCAGAACCATCAGAACCTTGAGCACCAGTTGTTCCAATTAATCCCTGATTGCCTTGAAATCCGATTTCACCCTGAAGCCCTGCGACCCCCTGCACTCCAGTTGAACCAACTAATCCCTGACTACCTTGAAAACCATCGTTACCATCAGAACCCTGTATCCCCGTACTTCCAATATCCCCCTGAGCACCTTGAACCCCATTAGACCCATCATTACCCTGAACCCCTGTTGAGCCAATTAATCCTTGACTCCCCTGATTTCCCTGAGGGCCTTGAGCCCCATTGTTTCCATCTGAGCCCTGCAATCCAGTACTTCCAATATCGCCCTGATTCCCTTGAGAACCTTGGACTCCAATTAATCCCTGATTCCCTTGAAGACCATTAGAACCATCAGAACCTTGAACGCCCGTTACGCCAGTTATTCCTTGAAATCCCTGAACGCCCTGAACACCATCAGAGCCATCATTGCCTTGAAGCCCTTGCAATCCAGTAACGCCCTGAGAGCCTTGGAAACCCTGACTTCCCTGTGCCCCTTGAGGTCCTGCGGGACCGGGACCTTGAGGACCTTCAAAACCTTGACTACCAGTTGCTCCCGTAATTCCCTGCGGACCTTGGTCTCCTTCTAAACCTTGAAATCCTTGAGGCCCGACATCGCCTTCTGGACCGGTTGCCCCGCCAGGTCCTTGTAAGCCTAATCCCTGCAAGCCAGTTATTCCCTGAAATCCCTGAAATCCTTGCAATCCATCATTTCCCTGAAGTCCAGTTACGCCTTGTAAGCCAGTTACTCCCTGAAAGCCCTGATTTCCATCTGCTCCGGTAATACCAGTTGGCCCTTGAGTACCCTGCAATCCCCCTTCTCCCTGCGCTCCCTGAACGCCAGTTGAGCCAATTAATCCCTGAACTCCTTGCAAACCAATCAATCCCTGAAATCCTTGAAATCCAGTTATTCCAACTAAACCTTGACTCCCCTGAAATCCTTGACTACCATCACTTCCTTGCAAGCCTGTACTTCCAGTTGAGCCATTTGTTCCTTGAGAACCATTGCTACCTTGCAAGCCGGTCAGCCCCTGATTACCCTGTGGCCCTTGAACACCATCATTACCTGCAACACCCTGAGTTCCCGTTGCTCCCGTAATTCCCTGTGGTCCTTGGTCACCTTCTAAACCTTGGAACCCTTGAGGACCCACATCACCCATTGGTCCTGTAACTCCACCAGGACCTTGTAGACCTAAACCTTGTGGCCCAGTAAATCCTTGAAAGCCTTGCAAGCCTTGCAAGCCATCGTTACCATTATCACCCTGTAATCCAGTTACACCCGTAATTCCTTGAACTCCCTGCGAGCCTTGGCTTCCCTGTGTTCCATCAGAGCCTTGAAATCCTTGACTACCCTGGACGCCATCCGAACCATCATTCCCCTGAACACCAGTGTTTCCAGTTACTCCCTGAACACCAGTTGAACCCTGCATCCCTGTTTCACCTTGCGAACCTTGATTTCCCTTTAATCCATCATCACCCTGAAAACCCTGAGTCCCAGTTGAGCCCTCTAAACCTTGATTCCCATCTGAACCATCATTGCCCTGAGCACCAGTTGAGCCCTCTAAACCTTGAGGTCCCTGAGCACCTTGTAGACCATCGTTACCCTGAACACCAGTAATTCCCGTAACGCCTTGAAATCCCTGAGAGCCTTGTATTCCATCGTCACCTTGTCCACCAGTTGAACCGACCAATCCTTGACTACCCTGACTCCCAGTACTTCCAAATCCTTGACTACCCTGAACGCCTGAACTTCCCGTTACTCCTTGAAATCCTTGGAATCCCTGATTCCCTTGTGGACCTGCAGGACCCGGACCTTGTGGACCTTCAAATCCCTGGTTACCTGTTGCTCCCGTAATCCCTTGAGGTCCTTGGTCACCTTCCAAACCTTGAAATCCTTGAGGACCCACATCACCCATTGGCCCAGTTGCACCACCAGGTCCTTGAAGTCCCAATCCTTGAGGTCCAGTAAATCCTTGAAAGCCTTGCAAGCCATCGACACCCTGAACACCTGTTGAACCATCGTTACCCTGAAGTCCTGTTATGCCGTCTGCCCCTGTTGGCCCAACTAAGCCTTGGAATCCATCATTGCCTTGGCTTCCTTGAGCACCATCTGCTCCATTACCTTGGGCACCTGTCGAGCCAACTAATCCTTGAGAACCTTGAGAACCTTGAGAGCCAGTTGAGCCTTGCAGGCCATCAGAGCCTTGTAATCCTGTTACGCCAACCCCCTGGACACCAGTTGAACCAACTAAACCTTGGAATCCCTGAGCACCCGTAGCACCCGTAGCACCCGTAGCACCCGTTATCCCTTGATATCCCTGAGAACCTTCTACTCCCTGAGAACCTTCTACTCCCTGAGAACCCTCTACTCCCTGAGAACCCTGAGAACCCTGAGAACCCTGGATTCCCGTTCCGCTTACACTTCCTTGAACGCCTTGAAAACCAACCTCACCCTGAGCACCTTGCAATCCAGTTACGCCAGTTGCACCAACATTTCCTTGGAATCCCTGGTTGCCCTGAGGACCTGCAGGACCCGGACCTTGAGGTCCTTCAAATCCTTGGTTACCTGTTGCCCCTGTTATGCCTTGCGGACCTTGGTCACCCTCTAATCCTTGAAATCCTTGAGGTCCCACATCACCCATTGGTCCAGTTGCACCACCAGGTCCTTGTAAACCTAAACCTTGAGAACCAGTTGAACCTTGGAATCCTTGAACGCCATCGTTACCCTCTGAACCTTGAAGCCCAGTTACGCCTGTCGC